CAAAAACCTTCAGAGTGTCAGTACTGGTCTTTGTAAAAGAAGCAGCAAACAGCCAGTGGCAGTGAGCCGCAGTAGGAGTTGTGATATTATCAACAACCGCACCCTCGTTAATACCAGCAGAGTTTGCTTCCGTGGTAGCGTAGGACACTCTCCAAGTAACGATATCAAGACCGGCACCAGTATTGTCAGTATCAGCGTCCCCAGTTTTCGGGTAAGTAGCATCTACAGCTTTACCTGATCCTGCAACGAATGTAGTTACATCAGCGTCAGCTTTTGCAGGAGCTGTAGAGCCTGTACCCAGTCGCATTCCACCAGCAGCAAAATCCTTATTGGGGGTTTGGCCACAAGCTTTTTCTGCATAGTACCTATCACCAGCATCGGTAACGATATTGGCACCAAGAATAGCAGTTTCTGTGCCATCTGCGTGTGTCAGAATGGCAACTACGTTGCACTCTCTCTCAATACCATCGGAGAAGAGCACAGATTTTCCGAAATACTCGTTTACATTGACCTTCATCTTGGATGACCTCCTTGCGTTTGTCGCTTTTTGTTATGACTGCTACAACTTTCTCTTTGGCTCGTAATTTGTCAATCATTCGTACCTCTCTTCTAATATCACTCTGGAGGCTGATTATCGTTTTTCACTTTAAACTTCGGTCGAGTCAGCCTGAAACACAGTATGAGCTTAACAAGTGGTACTACTCTTGTTATAACAAATTTCTTTCCACTTGTGATATTAATATTCACTACATCAAGTATAACCCGAAACATAGCTTTACGATACTTGATTGTTTCTTCTATATCTTGTATTGCGTTGAGAATCCTGATGTAAATAGCTGACTGTATGGTAATATCTATTAGTCTTACCTGTTCAGCTATAAGTCTTACGTAGTGCCATGCTGTTGATTTACTCTCAGAAACTCTCAATAAGTCTCCAGAGTACCGATTTATAGCCAACTGCTTCTGACTGCTATGTACTAGGTTAAGGTTGTTATTCACCACATACAACCAGTTTTTACGTACTACTTCCACCAAATTCTCTGCTTCATCTATTATACGTTTTAGCATCAGTCTTATTTCCCTTGTTTCAGAGAGTGAGATAAAGTCACTGATAGACAGTCTAATAGATTTAAGATGACTGATGATATCCAAATGAGTCACTATATCCCTCACCACCCTGGTCATGGAAAGCTGTTTGTAGGTGTTACCTACTATCTGTAGCACATGATTAATAGCTCTTCTCAAAGCTCTTGAGGTCATCCTATCTTCCACCAGAGACTCAGAATTATTTACTATCCTATTCCATGTACCTAACTTTAAGCTTTCCTCTATAAGTGACTGAACATTATCTATTACACGAAGAATAGTGTGTTTAAAATAATTACTCTCGTAAGCTTCAACCTGATCGTTTTTAATCCGCTTAAGTGCTCCTCTTCGGTGTGCTGTCTCAATATGATTCATCCAGTAGTTTACAATCTTTAGGATAGTGTGAACAAAATAATTTGTTTCTATTAGACTTACAGACCTATTGATAACTTGCTTAATAACCTTTCTGCTAAGCCGTGTTTCAATAAGCTGCAACACTTCGTTAACGTACTGAAGGATAGTTTTCTTTCTCACTATGCTTTCAAAAGATTCTACTGTTTTATTTATTACACGATTTAGGAATCCACGTTTATATCTGGTTTCGCTTAACAGAGTAATTTCATTACTGACCCTCTTAAGAGAAAGATGATGCAATGTGTTATCTACGAAATTTAGTGTATTGTCTATTATTCGTGAAATTTTAATGTTTCTTTGAATAACCTCAACAACTTGCTGTGTACCGTCCTGAAGAATTCTATTCAATCTCATCACTCTATGCCTAGCTTCCAGTATCGACAAAGTATCGTCGCTAAACCTACGTAAGAAGAGCTTATGAGGATAAGTTTCCCAAAGCTGCAATACTTCAGTTTTCAATCGACGTAGTACTCTAGGTCTTAACGTAGATTCGACAAGCTGTTGAGTCTCTGTTTTAAGTCTTGTCAGGTATCTGAATCGTCTACTAACCTCAGCTACACTTTCTATATCAGCTACATTTCTCTTTAAAGCTAAGCTTTTAAGGATCGATTCTACTAAAGAAGCTACTTCAGATTTGATCCTTACCATAGTTCGGCTACGCAAAGACGACTCTACTAAGCGTAAGCTTTCATCTTTCTGCCTAATTCTACAGATCAATTTATACTTTGTTTCAATCAGGTTTATTGTATCAGAAACAAGCTTACGCAATTGTCTTACAAAACTATGAGTCTCGACTACGGATACAACATCAGCTATTGGTTTAAGAAATCCTAATACTCTTCGTCTTGCCTCAACAAATTGCTCAACTTCTGTTTCTATAAGAGTTATCATTTTCTGTTTGACTACAGTACTTACAAGCTGAACAGTATCTGATGCAAGTCTAACATATTTTATATTCTGGAACGTTAAATCACTTATAAAGAATGCATCTAATACCGCTCTTATTCTTCCAGTTATGTAGTTTGTTTCAGCTACTGCTTCTTCATAAGTAATAGGAGTACCGTCATCCTCATTTGTTATACTGTTACCTGTTACTTCCTCAGTTATATTATGCTGAGGAGCTAACCTGTGAAATATAGCCTGTAAATCTTTAACTACCTTAAGCAAAAATCTCCATCCTACTATAGCTTCAACAAATTGAACTGTATTAGACACAATCCTAACAAGCTCAGTTTCTAAAGTAGTAGCAGTAGCTGACTGAGCTTGTGTGCCAGCATTAGAAACTATAACATGATTTTGTCTTAAGGTAGGAGATACAGAAGAAGTAGCGTGTGTGCAGCTTTCAAGCTGCATTAAATGTACCTGTGAGAACGAGCCACTGTCTGTAATGTGAGCATGAGATGCATTAGCAGCAAGAATAGATATTATAATAACGTATCCACTAACTGTATTATTTATATCACTTGTATTGGGCGAACCTACTGATCTAGCATCTACTAAAATGTCATAAGTACCAGTTTCTGTTGGAGTCCAATCCCAGTAAGCAGTAGTACCGTATGCCCTTTGAACAGAATAGCCACCACTATCCTTTTGAATAGAAAATTGATACTCATAAGGCGCAGTACCACCTGAAGCTGTAGCATCTATTCTTACAGTTGCTCCTACATTGCTTGGAGAAGAAACATTTGGAGTAGTAATAAGACTAGTAGGTGCTAGCAGTAAAGACAGCACGGAGACTTGCTGAGCATGAAAGCTATGATTTGTGGATAGCACATGCTCTTGTGTAAAAGTACTGTTATCAGCAAGCTGAGCATGTGCAGCACTTCCAGCTATAATAGAATATGAATCTACGAGATTCCCACCAGACCAATCATCCCATGCACCTGAGAGTCCTCCTAGATACAACCCAGGTGCTCCTCCACTGGCTATACTAGAATCAGTAATCGTGTTTGGGTCAGCAACTCCATTGTAATAAACAGTAAGAGTATTGTCGTTTACTTCAAACTTTATTACATCCCCAGGAGCAGAAGCTTTTGTGATAGCACCTGTTCCAAGGTATGAAAAAGAACCAGTTAACCACCTACAGAAACGAAAGGTGGTAGCTGATACCATTACACCATAAGCATTCTTGTTGCCCTGGCATCTTACCAACAAAGCCATATAGGTAGTACTAGCAGCTATAGTAGCCTGACAGTACTGATTGGACGCAAAAGTATCAGCATTCCAGTAACAAGCATTGTCATCACCTGTTACTGTGCCTTGTACTCTGTTGCTAGTAAGCTGGCAAGCATTAAACCAGCCAGCTGTAGACCAGTTACCAGCTATCGGATTTTCATTTACTCTATTAAAACTGTCAGAAGCAGGAAGAGCCATTGTACGTTACCTCTCCTTAGAAAGCAGTACCACCATCAATTCTGAAACGCTCTCCCCCTGCGTATAGGATGATATTCCTGTTACCACTTCCCGCATCCTCTATTAGAACTGTGCCGTTCATATCAGCAGAAGCTGCTGGAAGACTTGCTGTGGCTACTACTGGAGTTTTTGTACGCATAATTTCTTTCCAGTAAGTAGTTCCTTTACGAAACAGAATTCCGTCACCTTTTTCTAGCAGAGTGCTGATACCATTCTTAAGTGCAAAATTGTTAGTACTAGTGCCATGACTTATAGTGAGGGTGCCTGTACCCCCGGTTTTCTCTATATACAAAAGTTGTCCCAACATACCATCAGCTGCTGTAGAAAGAGTATCGTTTGTATTAGAGGCATGCTCTATTACATTTTGATGCTTTGGCCATAAAGTATCTCCACTTGCAGGACAAGCTGGTACCCAGCCAGCAGGAGAAGTGAATATTACATGATAGTAACCATTAGCATCTGGTTCTATATTATACGTGCCTCCATAATTTTCGCCAATCTCAATACCATCACTTGATCCACCTACAGCAATATGGCATTCTCCATTAAACCTATTGCCTTTAATACAACCAGAAGCAAAAACTGCTGTGTTCTCTATGTTGTAAGAACTTCCCCATATCAAGTTATTTTTTATATTGAAAGCATGACCATAAGAACCTTTTATTCTAATACCACATCCTTTGCCATCAGTAGCTCCTATGCCGTTGTTTTCAACGTAACAGCTTGTAATGTCAACTATGCCACAACTCTCAAATAGCATACCAGATATCTCAGGTGTGGTAGTTGTTAAGCCGTTACCTTCAAAGTTACAAGTTTCAAAAGTCCAAACTAATCCAGATTCTACACCTGAAGTATTTTTGACATGTATACCGTGTTTCTGAGACTGTCCTACTCTTACTTTCTTGAAATGATTAATAGACATAGTGTAAGCACTCTCAATGTAAATGCCTGTGTCCTGGGAGTACATAACATCTATCTCTTCAAAGGTAAGCCAATTGAACCTATCTGAGCCGTGAATACCATGTTTAAACTCAGATATCTTGAGATGATGGTAGGTGTGCCAATCATTAAAAGTATTGTCATCAGTTCCTTTAATTCTAATAGCAGAAGATGACGTAAAGCCATCGACATTCTTCATAAAACCGCCACCAAACTCAAAGTACATAACATGGTTATTAGTACCAGCAGAATCTACTGTTAGTACATCAGCATCAGCATAAGGTCGTAGTGTTGCGCCGTTCAGGTTGATAATAACTTTAGCCAGAAATGCTGATCTGACAGTAAAGTTACCACGGTATACTTTAGCTTCAAAGTCAACCACTCCACCATTCGTGGTAACACAAGCTATAGCTGCGTTTATAGCAGCACTATCGTCAGTGCTGTCATCAGCAACCGCTCCCCACCAAACAGGCTCAGTTCTCCTAAGCCCTATTACAGTACCAGCTCCAGCGAATACCTGATAACTACCTGCTATTAGATGAGACGAAGGAGCAAACTCACATGTATTGGTACTTGTAACATTGATCCTACCTGTAGGAGTCACCCAAATGTTTTTATTTACTATATAAGCATCGTCAATCTCTTGAGCATCAGACACTATCAAGAGCTTGCCATCCAGTGTGGCATCATCAAGTGCTACAGAAAGATCAGTCACCTGTACATAGTCGAACACAAGGTCTTTAGGAGCTATTCGTCTGGTAGCAGCACCTTGTATAATAGTCATCATGTTCTCTGTTCTATTAATAGGCAGAGTTGCAGCTTCCCTGGTTAAGACATAATCTTTGTGACTAGACATAGTTCTCCCCTTGATAGATAAAATACCCTACACTACAGGTATTATGTTGGGGCATTTATTTCTACTTTCCAACTGTTGAATGTAGCCGTATTACCTGAAGTGACAGCTTGTGAAGTACAGGTAGTTACATACAGAAGGTTCGTAGCATCTACCAGAGCAACATGAGTGGCTGTACCGTTAGCTGTAACAGACACACCTGTTTTCTGAGCTATTGTTACTTTCCTGCCAGAAGTGTCACCAGCAGCTTTAGTGAAGTCACCAGAAGTAAGAGTAGCTACTGCGGAAAGCCCGTAAGTAGTAACAGCTTCTGTTCTGTTGGTAGGCTGAGCACTACAGATAACCTCTCCAGTAGCCAGCGCAATTTTGTCCAGAGCACCATCTATTACAGTAGTAGAGCACCATTTAGCCATTGTTTTGTTCCTCCTGCTCTTTTTGCTTTTCGTTCATGCATTCTTCTATTAGATCGACGAAATTGTCAATGTAGCTGTCATCTGGTTGAATTACTATATCAGTCATTTTTTACCCCAATTCAGTAAGATTAGCCTGTCCACCAGGAGTACTGATGACAGAAATTACGTCACCTACGTTTACAACCAGTCTTCGTGTTCCACCAGCAGGTACATACCCGCATACATCGCCATCCACAGTTGCAGCAGTTCCAGCAGCAGTGATCCTGTAGTATGTAGCTGCCGATACGTACAGATCAGCTATCTCGTACTGAGTAGCTGTAAATTCAATATGGGTAGCTGCTGCCATCGTCTTCTGCTGATATATCCTTTCCCTGTACAGATGAGTAGAAAAGTAACCTGTTCGATCCTTCATTTCTGCCGACTTAGTAAGCTTGTGTTCCATTGTGGTTGTTCTCCTTCATAAATACAGTGGTTGTAGAGATTCTTTCTATGAATTACATAGAAGTTTGTAGCAATAAAAAAGCAAGAGGACTTGTATATCACCCTCTTGCTTTTTGTCCTCATGCACTATTCCTTTTGTGTTATTAAATTAGTCCACAAGAGTAATGGTTTCAGAAGCAGTGATGCCACCAGCTTCAACGTCAGCTACAGTACCTACAACAGTAGCTGCGATAGGAGCAGCACTAGTAAGAGCAGGTGCAGCAGCATAGTTAGTATCAGTAACTCCCTCGTCTGCATTGAGTTTTGTAACAAGAGTGTTGAATGCAGTACGAAGAGCTGCTAGGTCATCATAGACTTTATCTGTCTCCGTTTTTATTGTTCCAATATCTGTAGCTGCTTTGTTGTGATCGGCTACAAGCAAGTTCACACCAGTTACTGAACCTATACTTGCATTGCAGTTAGTCACCAGTGTGTTAAAAGCGTTTATCAGAGCGGCAAGCACTCCACCTTTCTCCAATGTGTTTTTTACTCTAAGTGCCATTGTGAAATATCCTCCGTACAATCAAGAGCCTTACAAGGATTAACTTATAAGGCTCTCGTTGTCAGTTGTTACGGCTTAGCCGATCTACGTGTAGGTGGCTTATCTTTTTCTTTCTCTTTTTCTTCTTTTTCCTTGTCGTTACCTTCAGGCTCTTTTATCGGTTCCTTATCGTTTTCCGGTTCTTTTACCTTTATAGGTTTCGTTACCTTCGCAGGTTCCTTTACCAGTGTGTATTCATGTGGAAGGTTATGACAGAGAGTTTCGGCGTACTCATTGTCTTCTAGCACACCGAAACCCTCTTCATCAAATTCCACAATAAACGATCCGATAATCAGTGTTTGCCCTTTTGATTTCTCACGAAAAATTTTTGCCATTGTCAATCGCTCCTATTAAAAGTCTTTGACGTTGATAACACGCATCAGTTTTTTTGGTGCGAACAGCTGAGGAACACCGTACATCAGAACCATGAATCGATAGGATGGCTCAATTACTGCAAGGTCCATCTTCATGATCGGAGCAAGCTGTTTGAATACCAGGATTTCACTGTCAAACTGACCAGCAAAACAGATTGCTGTATTTGGCATAATATAGCCAGTGTAGCTGTATGTAGCACCTGTTCCACTATTTGTCTTAAGAGTACAGACAACAGTAGCAACCAGATAGTACACTGCCCCGCCAGCTTCAGTAGCATACACATTGAAGTAGTCAGGAATAACAGTCTCAGAAGAAGCACTGTTGGTGATTGTCAGTGGGATATGCTTAGCAATGTCACCAGCACCGATAGTAAGATCAGCAGTAGCGGCAGTAGGAGCAGACTCACCGTAGCGGTTACAAGCGGTTGCTTTGAATTTGATAACTCCGACCTGGGAGGCGCGAAACAGACCATCAGTACCTGTCATTGCAGACGTAGCGATGGAAGCAGGAGCCGCAGGAGCCTTAGTGGAAGTAGCAGCTGCCGGTGGTTGTTTTTTTGGAGAACGACCAGAGGCAAGCTGTGGTCCCATGAACAGCGAAGGGCGAACAGCTACACGACCAAAAGAAGTTTTTACAGCACCTACTGTAGTACCAACTTCTACGCCGTTAGGACCAGGAAGAGAGATACGCTCTTTAGGAAGCATGCCAACGTCAAGAGTGGAAGCTACACTGTTAGGAACGTAGCAACGATTGATGTAACCAAAACTAGCAGCAATGGTTTCACCCATATGAGTAAAGTCAGATTCTTCCAGGTTCCGATTGGAGAGGTCAAGGTCATTGGCTGCATCAATCAGAGTATTCAGACCGTCGAACTCAACACCTTCCGGAGTGGTACCAGCAGCAGTGTAAACAAGATCGCTGTTACCCCAAAGCAGACCAAATTCAGCATCACGCATAACTTTGAGAATACCGTTCGTGCTCTCTCTGGCAACTACGTCACCATTGATAGTATGAACAAGCTGTGCAGGGTGAGTGATCTTACGAGTCGTACCAAGGAATTTGACCAGCGATGCTTTACGAGCATAGTTGGAATCATCTTCTTCCGGTGCAACACCTTCACCAGTGAATCCAGGATTGTCAGAACCAATAGAAGTCTGCTGGCTGTACTCTTCAACCGTACTGTAGGCCGGGAGTTTTGCAATGTCTTTCCACACAACCATGTGGTCTTCGCGGAAGGTCAGGAGCTTCAGCGTACTTTCAAGCGACTGAACACGCAGAGCCGCACCACCAGTCATGCTAGTTGTTTGTTCGTACCCTGTAGTAAGAGCTTTGTTAAGCTCAGCTACGTCTTCCTGAGTACCAATTCCAAATCCTTCAATATCCTTCTCAAACATGGTTTACGTGCCTCCTTTAGTTAGGCTGTTTGTCTATTATCCTTTGAGCAAATGTTCTTTAAGTTCGGGCCGGAGCTGTCCAGTGGTTTCAAACTTTGTAACTTCAGTCTGTGTCACAGGAATGCCACCGACATATTCGCTTTTGAGTACCATATCAACGAGTTTGTCAGTTACCTGAGCTTTAGACAGGCGTTTTTCACCCTCTTCTTCACCAGATTTGGCAAACTGACGTTCAACAGGTTGAGCTGTGATTGATTTTTTCACGCCGACAGGTTCTTTTTCCAGCTCCTCCTGACGTTTTGTAATAGTCAAAAGAGCCGCACCCATTTCCTGTAGAGACTTCACAAGAGCTTCATTGAATGTACCTTGAGCAGTTTTTTGTGCTTCCTGTGATTTCTGGAGTTTCTCGTTCAAAGAGGCAGTCAGACCATCAAGATGCGTCCCGATAGCATTGACAACTTCAGCAAGGAAAGGAGCCACGTCCATACTTTTCTCAATCTCGTCCGATTCTTTAGCAACTTCGGCAAAAGACTTCTCTACTACTGGCTTTTCTTCTTTCGGTGTCTCAACAACTGGTTTCAGAAGCTCATCCAAACTACCGAGAGCTTTTTCAAGCTGGTCCTGAGCAATTACTTTCTCTTCAACTTCCATTTTGTGAATCCTCCTATCTGTCTTTTATTCTGCTTTCTGTTGTAGATAACCAAGTGTATCGAGCTTTGATAATATTTCTTTTGCTTGATTCTTATCATACCCTCGTTTAGTGATTACGTCTATTGCTTCTTGATAATTAAGCATAGACTTCTCAGAATGTTTATTACACTTCTTGCATTTACTGCCTTCTTTTTGGCATTTACATTCACCGTCAATGCTCTGTTTTCTCAATGCAGCACCACCTTCCATATCAGTAGATTGCTCATACCCTGTCTCCAAAGCTTTGATGCATTCCTTGTTACAGTGTAAACAAGTTTGAGAGCTTATATTGGAACACATACTCTTCATCAGTACTTCCATTGTACATTCAGAGTTAACTGGGCAATGTGTGATAGCTACGTTTGTCACATTGCATTTGACTACTCTATTAGAACTTTTCAAATCACGTTTGACTTGATTCCCTTCTACAGAGAATCCAAGCTTGCGGTTGGACTTCTGGAGCGCGTTGGCAAGTTCCCATATCTCGTCGGACTTCCGATAGCCTTTCAGCAAATACCCTTCGACATACCAGCCTTTACCTTCGTGATACTCTACTTTTGTGGGATAGCCAAGAACACCGGCAGTAGTACGATCATGATTATCATTGAACCAACCTGACTTTAGGAAGTCAGTAAAATCCAGACCCTTCTGAACAAGAATTTCACCCTGCTTGTCAAGAGCCTCAGTAGAAGCATAGCCACATATTCTACGTGACTGTTCACCCTCTTCTGCCTTTTCAATACAGTCAAATTCAAAGAATAACTGGAAGTCTGATTTGTGTCTCATCACTTACCCTCTTGATTAAGCCCGAAATGAGTACCTATATTATGTAATAGCTTTCTTAAGCGTTCTTTTATAGTGCTTTCAGAAGCTATTGAGCTTATAGCCATCATATTTAGAGTATGAATGTGTCTTATTACATCTTTTTCTAGCTCATTCATATCATCTTCATAGCTACGTTTTCTACTGTCATGTACCTGTTCCAGCTTACCATTTCTTACTCTTTGGTAGTCTGATTTATCCAATTCAATATCAGAGAACCCTTTACTTATCACGTTATCTGAATAATCATCCAAAGAAACTGACATACTATTTTACCCCTCTCTTTACTTTATAATGTATACTCACTGTTTGTCATTTTCTTTTTTCATTGTCTGTGTTTCGATAGTCTCAAGCAACTTATCTCCAACAGCATTTAGCTGCTTATAATATAACAGAATACTGTTTAATACCTGTTCAGCCTGTTCTTTCATCATAGCTTAACTCTCCTTAGCAATCAGCATTAGTGCCATCTGTTTAATATGCTCAGGAACATTCTCCCACGTACCATAAGCTTCAATCAGTTCTTTATACTTCTTCTCAGCAAGCTTCCTCTGATAAGGATTCAACTTGCCAGTATCTTTTTTTGGTTTAGCTACATTTATCTTGCTCACATCTACATCTTTTGTATCTTTCATTGTGGCTTTAGGATTGACAGTCATCTTTTTCTCAGATCGTTTAGGAGCAGGAGCTGGTGTACCTTCTAAAGCAACTTTCTGAGGCTCTGTAAGAGTGAGCTTAGGAGGGCGCAAGACAGGAGCATCGGGGGCATGCTGTTGATACGAGTCGTACAACTCGTCCAGACCACCCCTATTCTCTTTGATCCTATAATCTTTTTCCTCTGGCTGAGGAGCTATCCTACCTTTGCCAAGCTTTTGCCAGAGTACTCTGAGCGTAATCAGCCCACTTTTAATAGAATATCGCAAAGAAGCTCCTACTTCCTTAACTGTATTTGTCCAGTTCATAGGCACTAGGTCTTGTATTACACCTAGTTTTTTAATAGCAGTTTCCTTGCCTGTTTCATCGACCTCTTTAAGCTCCAGGCCCAATTTGTGATACTGATAAGACACATCCTGATAGGTTTTTGAGATATCACCCATGTCAAGCTTGCCTTTCTCATTTAACATCTGCTTGATACCAGCCATAAACGTAGTCATATTGGTTTCTCTGGCAGTAACCCAATCAGAAACCTTTGCTAGTTTATTAGCAACCTTCACAGAAGTTTCACCGTTCTTTATCATCTCATTGTATATCTCAGCAGCAAGAGTTTGATTGTACTCCTCAAGCTGAGACACCATATCCATCATAGTCTTCTGAGTACTAACAGTCTGCATAAGGAATTCAACCGCAGGAGTAGTAGCCTTGAAGCTTTGAATATCTCTAGGCTTGCACCAATAAGTGCGCTGAAAAGTCTTACCTCCTTGAGTGACAGTCTTCTGCACTGGAATAAGACCTACTCTTCCTGCTTTCTCTATAGTGAACTCCATCATTTTCCCCTTTTCACTATCAATTCTCGTGGCTTTACACTTATATCATGTACCAATGATGTATGAATATCTTTAGTAGAGTAATCAAAAAAGTTACGTTTACTTAACTTTATATGAGCTTCAAGTGTAGATATCATTTCAGTATATATTTCAGATTTCCTACGTGATATATCAATCAGACCTTGCACTGTAATAGGAGATAATGTTTTTTCTTTGTGAGACAACTCAGCTAGCTCCAAATCCCATATCTGTAGTCTAGTATCGATATCAAGCTCAGGAGGAGATTGTTTTTCTTTTCTAACTCTTGAATCATGTACATACTCGTACCTATTATTTCGGTACCTCATGTAGTCAGATTTCTCAAACACTGATATGGTATAAGACTTTTTGAGAGGAGATGTATGATCGAAATCCAAGTCAAGTGCAAACTTGTAAGGAGAAGCTCCTACAGCCTCTACTTCTGTATACCCACTGACAGCATCTATCGGTACTTCATCAAATCCACTTCCTGTATGTTCCATGCCTTTGTTTGGCCCAGTGGTATAAATATACTCATTCTTACCTCTATCAACGAAAATGATACTATCTTGATTGAACTTAATACCAAGCTTGATTAGATAACTCCTATCAGCTTTTGGAAGAGCCACTATGTAAGATCGCTCTTCACTACCTTCCCATACACCTTTAGCTGAAATGTACTCTCTACCATCTTTCTTCAATTGATATTCAAGAGCTTTATCACGTTCAGCTATCTGTGCATCAGTAAGCTGCATGTCTTCTTCACTGTTAGTATTCCTACCAGCAGAGATAATTCCGACTGTACCTCTCGTAAAGGCAGTGCGAACGTCTTCTTTAGTAATACGCACCTCTCTACCTGGATTATCTATAGAATGCTTTATACGTTTATCATGTACATGCTCAAGCTTTCCGTTCTTCATTCTGGTGTAGTAGGACTTATCTATTGTCAGTACAATTTTCTCAGTCATCTGAGTTTGTCTCCTTAACTCCACGTTTCACACTACCACCAGTCTCATTCCCACTGCTATCACTACCGAAGCCACCACCTAAACCACTATTCATCAGCTCTTTCTGCATTTCTTGAGCTGCTACTTGATTGCGATGTGCTACATACTGAGGGTTAAGAACCATATCACCGCCTTTATCCGGCCCCAACGGTTCCAACCCTGCTTCAGCTCTTACCTCATCAAGCTGTTTGTAGGCTTCTACCTCTAGCTTACGAATTTCAGCCATCTCTTTTTCTTCTTTTTCATCAAGACCAGTAAAGATGAGCATGTAATCCAATGTATAAGGTTCTATTAGATATTCAGTCAACTGACTCGCCAAATAAGTAAGCAGAGGACGCAAGCCTTTGTCTTTACTGTATTTAAGCCTGCTCTCAGGATTAGCTTCTTGAAGGGAACTACCTGAGCCTGATGATTTAGTCTCAAAATTGATTTCTTCAGGAGAGATTTGGTATACAGCACAAGCGAGTTTTATTAGATATTCAACCCACTTAACAAACTCCATATCTCTGTTAGTGGGTTTCAGATTTAACCACTCAGCTTTATCAGCATTGAGTATTGGAGTCTTCCAGGCATTAGCTACCCCAGCAGCTTGTGCTTGAAATTGTACCCTAAAAGCTTCCATCATATCAGGTGGAATCGCACCATCTTTGGTTACAAGGTTCAGAATGCCTTGCACTCCAAGTCCTTGAGAAAAGAACTTTGTATTATAAGTATCAGAATAGAACAAAGCAGTAACAACTGAAATAAGCTGTTCAAGTTCTGAAAACCCATAACCATACTGATTAATATCACTCACAGGGTTATTGACACAGAAAGCCAGTTCAGCCCATGTGTACTCATTTACTACCTGTCCTTGCACTACCTGACAGTAACCTATGCCCTCGTTCATACTCTCTTCAGAAGCAAGCCGAATAGTAGCAGCATCAACAGCAAATACTTCTGCTGGCTCTTTGGCTCTATTCAGTACTCGCTCAAAACACATCTGATCGAAAACTAAGCGGTCCCTGGCAATTTTCCTCAGAAAATCAGTGAACTTATCGCGTTTCCTACCAGTACGAAATCTATCTGTGTACCCACAATAGGAAATAAAATCTTCAAGCTCACTAGCATATTTCTTTTCTGCTTCGGTCATCTCCTTATTATGCTTGCGTTTATGCACTACTTTAAATCCAATGGGTTTATTAGAAGCAAACTCCATAATATCAGACTGTTCAGCGAAAGAACAAATCTGGCTTAAACGAGTGTTTATAATAGCAGCAATGATTGGATTTTTTCGGGATACTTTTCTCAGAGTGTTGTAAGTAATAGCAGAAGGATTCTCTTTAAACCCCATAGCAGCTTGAGCATTCAGTATATCCAGCAACCATGACTTCTGATCTGTACGTACATTATCACCAAGTGCTTTTTTAATATAATCATCAGCTTTATTCTCAGCTACTACCTCAATCCTCTTACCGAAAACTTTACTGACAGTGTAATCCCAAAAATTCATTGTGATCCCTCACATAGTTGTTGTACTTATCTAATGGTACATGTAGTATAGACTTTTGTAAATCAGGACCATATTATATCCCAGTTATCGGCAAGTATCTTGTACAACATATGAGCTTGCTTTGCTGACAGAGTAAGCTTCTCAGACAAAGAATTAACGTTTATATCCTTTTTACCTACATAATGAATAAGACTCTGAATATCTTCTATATCGTAGTCTTCTATGTCTATATCAACCATTTTTGTATTATCATGAATAAGTGTTTCAGCAAGTTCCACATGTTTTGCTACTTCATTGATATCATATGCATTCTCTACTAACATTGACTCTATAGCAGATTTACCCCAGTACCCTATAAGAGCGTCTACTAACACTTCTGCACCCTCAAAACTAATAGAGTGTTCAAGTCCAGAATCTTCTGTATATCTTAATACTTTCTTTAGTCTATAAGCATCTACACCGCCAGCTCTTTGCACTAAATCAAGCATTACTTTAGAATCCTCCTCGTAAGATGATCCCTCGTGAAAAAACATGCTCTTGGCGTTTATAACTTGTAAAGCTATATCAAATGCTGCTTTAATAGAGAATTTTGTTTCTTTTTTATTTTCATCTGGCGGAATCCTATCAGCTATTACAACAAATTCTTTTTCTGTATCGTAAAGACTACCTACTTCTTTGTGCCTCCAGTTTTTACTCCCCCACCAACAGTAAATAGCTGATTTAGGTATATTTTTCTGGATAACAGCTCCTCCATCAAACTCTTCAGCTACATGTCGCTCTGTAGTCCAACTCTCTAGTGTAGAAGAAGCTGTATAAGCATCACTAACCCCACGATATAGAGTAATAGAGTCATCAGAGCCGTCTACGCCTTGAGGCATGTCTGCATATTTTGCTGTTAATTTACCCCACACCGCCCAAGTATCTTTTATATCTTCAATTTGCCCTGCTAAAACAGACATTGCAACATCAGTTACCTTGTTAACTTTTAGTTCTATAATAGAATCAAAAACAATATCTGCACTAGAGTAGCTATCAATCTTAGAAACATCAGTAACATGCCTAAACAAATAAGAATTTTCATCCAAGCCTGACTCTGCAATTGATTCAAGCAAAGATGACTTCAAAAAACCTATTTTACTTCTAAACTTAACCATAGCTATATCATAATCAGCTTTAGCTTGTTTAATTTGAGCTTCAGCCTTTGCTTTTGTATCACTTAAACCTGTAATTTCCTCCTGTGTAGTGTCATACACACTCTTTATATAATCTTTAATAACACTTTCAAGTTTTGTACCTTGCAGCCACTCAACAGTATCATCGAATTGAACTCTATTACATTGCTGAGTAAAGTATGATGGCCTTTTTGTATTAGTAAACTCAGAAACATACTGCTGTAGAAGCTGAGCACCTACAGAACGTGAGCTGCTCTTCCAACTTTCTGTAAGTTGTGATATTACAGTACTAGACTTAACTACATCATCAGTCACCATAAGGCTACCACTTTTCTGAGACACAGACAACTCAGATATTGACTTGATAACATTGGAAGTTTTTGAGTCATTTAACTCAAGAAAGTAATCAATTAAATATCTTCGTATACCAGAATAGTTACTGGCATCCCAATAACTCATCGAATACAGAGCATATAAAGCATCTTTGTTATTGTCATATAAATTTGAAATTGAAACATCTAGCTGATTCTTGAGTAAGTCTAGCCTAGAGCTTTGTTCTTCAGTGAACTTAACGTTTGTATTTAATATACTTTTAAGCTTACTGACTTCTTGAGCTTTGCTTTCCAATTGGGAATAAAGTGTTTGTATGTCTCTATAGTTAGTGTAAGATTCGTATGTGTCATTTTTAGCGAAAGGTTCAGTCTCTATCACAAAGCTATCACTTACCTTTTTGGCTTTAAACTCCTGAGTAATAAAATTATTAAACTTTGTATAATGCTGAAACACTGATACATCATCCAAAGTCTGTAAAGATGGAGTTTCTAATACAACCCTCTTGATGCCTTGTCTGTAAAGCCAAGATAAAGCTTCCGCAAACATAGCTTTATTTAATATAATTTCATCTGAGTCTAATATTCGCATAGGGTTACGTATTTTAGCTTCGTTCTCACCATTTTTAGGCAAAGTTACAGCAAGCAATTTAGAATATTTTTTGTCATAACCAAATGTAAAGTTTATAACGTTACCATTATCAACTGCTCCCCAAGGTTCAGCAGATACTTCCATCTTTGCTTCTCCAAATGAAGAAACAGTAAAAGTCTCAACTAACTGTTGTATTTTGTTCCACAGGTTAATGGTAGGAGCATCTACTTCTTTAGCCTGTTCATGTTTAATAGATTCTTTCTTCACAGACTGAAGTACTGACTTGGAATCCTTGTTTGGATCGACCCAGTACTTCTGAGGAAAAGTTTTACCCTTTTTATGAACTATCTTCACCATAGGAATCAACGATGGCTTAGGATCGGGAGTGGATGCAACCGTTCCCATGCTCTTCACCACTCGCAAATTACTTGTAGGCTTATTTGCAGACAAAATCACAAGTCTTCTGGAATCTCCGCAAGCTGTTCTGGCCCCAAGTCCTCCAGGGTGACATTTGGCCCATAGCACACTTTTACGTAATTTTCCTTTGTCAGAGGGATTTTTAGGCCCACCATCAAGCTTGTGATCGGATCGCCAGAGTTTTGCAACTTCTGATCTTGCTTCATCAATTGTTTTTCGTCCTTTGGTGTATTCGTTCCAGACATTGAATATCTCCTTAGATTCATTGCGCTTTTTGAATTCTTTCGGGAACACTTCTCTAATATATTCCCATACAACTGACTGAAGCTCCCTTGGCAGTAGACCTAAGCGCCCAGCTGCTTTACGGTAAGCATCAGCTACTACATAGTAAGTGCCTTGTACGCCCTTACCTGTTCCTGGCTTATTGATCCCTCTAGTAACATCAGCTGAACCAAAGTTATGAAGCACTTCAGGAGCATAACTTCCCATAGGTGACAAATAGGCAGCAGCTACAGCGTGAGTATCGATGGTTACACTATCAGGATCACTTGGGTCAATAATGTTATTATAAAAGTTCCGTACTTTATGAGCTTTACTGAGGTTAGGTGATATTGAAGCTCCATCTAGGATGTTCAGAGCTTTGGCAATCGTAGCAGCAGAGGTGAACCAGGAAGTCTCACCTTTAGTGTCTGTGGTTCTTTCCCCCTCAGGAGTATATACGCTTACTGGAGACTTGCCTTGCGCCTTGTTGTAAGCCAACAGCCAGATAGCTTTATATTCATTCCCTTCTACTTCTGCAAAGGTTTTACCTTCTATTTCAGACAGTACGCGAGAATCTACATACTGTGCCATTGCCTTATTCCAAGGCTCATTCTGTTTGTTATTGTATGTTTCTATTACATGTTGTGCCAGATGCAAGTTCTGGAACCAGTCAAGCTGGGGAGACATTGTAGCAATCACTCCTGCTGCTTGTTCCTTTGTTATATTATACTTATCTCCCCATTCACCGGCTATCTTGTTAGCTCCTTCGTACCACTTTTTGGTGCTATTGATCTTATCAGGAGGAATTTGCTTAACCAACCACTCAAGGTTGTCGGTAAGCTGACCAATAAGTCTGGAGATGGTCTTTGCTGGCTGTTCCCCTTTAACTGTCTTAAATCCAGTGTACCCAGTTACAGATTCAGCATTCTTGGCAACCAGTTTAGGATTTTCTGCCAGGACTGCAACAAAAGTAAGATCACCTTCAAAATCTGCTCTAGGACTAACAGCTCCACCCTGCTTATGTGATACAGTAACAACTGGCTTTTTTGTCCTTTTATCGTGTACACGCTCAAGCTTGCCTAATCTAATTCTTGTGTAATCAGATTTCCGTATAGTAAACTTGCCGGTGTTAGGCTCAACCTGTCGTGCTCTGTCATCCCATATTTCTACTATGTCAGGAGTTTTCTTGTTAGTTACTTCAAGCCCATCAAGCCCGTTTTCTTTAAGCCATAACTCAACAAGAGGAATCTGTTCGTAAGAAGCAGCCCTAGCTGTAAATATCTTGAACTTTTTACCTTCGGCTATTCCTGCTTTGATTCTATCCAGCATAGGCTTTATAGGCTTACCTATTTGTCTAATATCATCACCATCACTGTATTTAGCCAAAGTCTTATCCAGATCTACTGCGATGTAACCTGATTTAGTCAATCTCTCGACTTCTTGAGGATAAAAGGCAGCAATAACACTACCTAGTTGAGGATGATGTACTATGAAACCTTTATATCCTGCATCTTTGATCTGTTTCTCATACTTTGTAACAGAGAATACACCATAATCTGTAGACAATGCTTTCAGATTATCAGGATCTTTTGCAAAGTCGTATATCTCAGTAGGATCAAATTCAGAGCCATACTTATGTGGTCCTAAATCTGCTTCTTTATTATGAAGTTCTCCTACATAAAAGTAAGTACGATCCACCCAGTTCTCTGGATCAGCTTTCTTACGCTTTACTTCAGCCCCAGCAAAGCCTGAACCATGAGCTGAAGGATCAAGCCTTACAAGATCATTTTTATGACTATAGTGAAATACTTCATGCTTCACTCTATTATCATGTACCAGTTCAAGCTTTCCATTCCTTACTCGGTAGTAATTGGCTTTGCGCAAAGAAAATCTGTCAGCTATATACTCTCTTCTGTCTATTAGAGTACTTATCAGCTTCTCTCTAGTATTGATATCCCACATTGACCCATAAGTGTTCACAATGTGAGCTATATCACCATCGGTAATTTGAGTCACCTTGGCAGCACTTACTAATAGATCACTAGGTTTTATGCTAGAAAATACACTGGCAGCAGGAGCATTCACAGAAGGATCACGCAACGTATCTATTTCGGTCACAGACGAGCCAAACTTGTTACCTTTAGCCTCTCCTCTTGCCCGATATAGCAAAGCTCCACCTACGTCAACTCTAATCGCTTTTCTATCAGATGTTGACAGAAGGTTGTCATAACCATCCCCTACTGTGTCCCAATTAGCTAGCCAAGCATCAGTAACAAAACCCTCGTAGGTGCCTTTATGCTCTGGAGTTGCCAGTGTTCTTTCGATGCCATTCACCCACTTGCTAATTACGCCCAGTTGCCCGTTAGCATTGATGAAGTCGATCTTCGGAACAGCTACTCCTGCAAGCTCATACAGCTTTGCAGCTATCACTTCGTTGACCGCTCTATTCTTGTCAGAAGGTACTTTAATATAATACCTCTGACCGGCTTTATCTTCATAAATGCCGCCGGGATTACTCCCTAATGGGCCACTGACCTTTGTCAGGCTTTGATAGAAGCTCTCTTTCTTGATTCTGGAATCATGAACATACTCAAGCTTTCCATTCCTCACTCTATAGTAGTTAGCTTTATTTATCATTTGATGTTCCAAAATATACTTTACAGGATTAGCTTGAACAGTAATCTCTGCTTTTAAATTTTTACCTAACTTATTGGCAGCAAACCACCTATGATGACCATCTTCTAAGTATAATTTACCGTCTTGCTTAATAGATACTTCCACAGGCTCATCGAAACTAACTGAGTTTACCCAGGACATGCCCTCTTTCTTGTACTTATACTCAGGATTTTCTATGTCAGACAAATAAATATTTATATCTGAAGGTTTAAGAGATACTATTTGGCCTGAAGTTACTCCGAAAGCTAAAGTGTCTAGCTCTTCGATATCCATAGCTATTAATTCATCTTCAGTATAGTGCTTTACTACTTTATTATGTACATGCTCTATTTTACCGTTTCGCACTCTTACATAGTCAGACTTACTAATAGTAAACTTCGTAGCCATTTATAAATCCTCTTAAGGTCTAAGATTCCACCAGTAGTCATCATCATCGTAACCAGATTTTACTGCTTGTCTTACTATCTTAGGTTTACCTTTCTCTATTATATGCTTGATATCACAGTGAACACACGAAAAAAGTATGTTTGTTTCAATGTGTTCTGCTACATACTCAGGAAAAGGCGTAAACTCACCACAATTGCCACATCTAATTCCTATGATAGTATCAGAAGCTTTCTCAAGTATGCTTTCTTTGTTAGACATAACATTTCCTTTGATAATAAAAAACCGGCGCATAGAGAGAAAGGACTGAAAAACTCCATGCGCCGTAACTCATACTCGCTGTGACTGCGAGTTATTTAGACTTCCTCTTAACTCTACACTCTTCAAAGGCTTTCCAGCCTCCAATAGCTACGCCCTGATACATTACCCCGGCTAAAGTTGCATCGACTCCTAGAGACAACATAGCTTCCAGAAATATCAGATCGCAACTTTCTTTGGTTTTCTTTGAGTAGCGGTAGAGATAATCGTGAAGAAATGCAGCTTTGAAATACTTGCCGAACGGAGGGAGATGATCCCACATGAATTGGGGAGTGCTGGCACCATCTGACTCACTTCCAGCTGGAACTTCTATACGTTCTCCTTCATTTGTAATATAAATAAAAGGTTCTATGAGAACACAATGCCTACCATCACCTGTTCGTACTAGAATATCAAGCTCTTGAAACGGCACTGTACAATCCTCATAAGAAAAGACTGAGGGAAACTTATAATAGGCTTATTGCCTTTTGAATTTAGTGAGACACCATGCTCTCTTCGACGTATAAGCTCCCTCAGTACTGTTAATATGAGTATAACCCATAGAATGTAGTTTAACAATATTCACGATACAGACGACTAATGCTTATCTCCTCTATGTCAAATCGTCCAGGTTCATAGATATTTACCAGCATTACACCCCTCCAGAAAGGATTAGCGCACCCTTCAGTGAACGGTTCATCTTTCTCGAAATAACAACCGCAAGTCAGAACTTGTATAATATTCTCTTCACCCTGTCTTCTTCCACACAGTCCTTCTTTCCTATGTGTATGAGCAAAGATGATCGACTTGGATGTATTCTCAAATACTCTGAATATGGCCATTTTCCCATCAATAGCCTTGCCGGCTTGATTCATAACAGCATGAGTGAAAAGCACATTCTCTATCTCCAAATAGTGCTTGTACTCTATAATATTAAATCCACGTTCAACTAAACATAGGTCTTCTCTAGGATCAACAAAGCCCTCCATAGCTGGATTATCTTCGATGAACTTAACATACCATGCTTCATGGTTTCCCATCAGGTAGTACTTTTGTGGATTGTATACAGGTCTATGGTTTTTACGTTGATTTTCTTGAAGTTCTATAAGAGGATGGAGCAACATGTTCATAGCACAGTTGCCAAAAGCGAGGTCTTTTCGGTAGCGTCTACCTTCAATGGTTACTTTCTTGTTCTTATCCCAGTGAGAAAGAGACTGCATTCCTAAAAAATCACCCATAGTTACAATCCAATCTGGCTTTCTTTTTACTATTAGATTGCCTACAGGCATAAATCGGAACAAATCCTGATCCTGATTTATATGACCATCAGGAATGATAAGCCCTGTACTCATTGGGTTCTATCTCCTATTTGACCCTAATCTTCACCAAAGCCTTGTTATTATATTCTCCTAGAGTGTATTCATTCTTGTCATAGTCAGTAATCCCATAGCCTGATAATAGGCTCCTGAGTTTCTTCTGTCCCATATCAAGGAACTGTGACAGAAATGTATCATACTCATTGTGTTTGACTGTTATCTCAATAACAGCGTCATGGGAACTACGCACACTTTGAAGCTCTCCTGCAAGAATACCCATAGTGAACTTAGGTGTCATCTGGTTGATAGATGCTACAGCAGCTTTCAAGTCCCTTTTTAGGTTCTTGTTATACTCACTAGCATCTATGCGTTTGTATAACTCTTTACGTGCAGACTCAAACCATTCCATATCTTGCTGTTTAGCTGCAAGCCCCATATCTGTAAGCAAATCAGTTGACCCATCGATATACTGAAACAGAGGTGGAATCTTTTCCTTACTGAACATGCTTGTGTTATCTGCAATTTGAGTGGTGAACAGAACAGGATCGCCCAGGCTTAAGTCGGTCTTCTGGTGAAGTCTAGTGATGTTGAGTATTCTATTATACTCTTCCTCACTAAATATCTTACCTTCGTTCCACTGTGATTTCTGCTCTTTGAGTATCTTCTCAGAAAACTCAGGGTGCTTACTGGAAGCTACCGCACTATTGGGACCAGTTGCTCTCACAATAGGCACTGTGTAACCTACGTCATGGTTTATTTGCACAAACATCCCCATAAGTTTTTCTTTTGGGGTTACGGTAACACCTTGAGAGTTGAGCACATCAATCATCTTATTTTGATAGAGTATATTACCGACGATATGCCTGATCCCATGATCGGAATAAACCTGTCTAGTTGATTCCACATCCTGGTAAATAAGCTTCCGTATAGAATCGATTCCCATTGCCTGTATGTCGGAAGCATTGGCATGTGATAGATCGGCTACTTTCAAGACCTTCTCTAACTGATTAACATACTGGTGCATGAGGTCTGCTGTATCCCCAGCAAGCCAGCCTGTGTACAGAGATAGTTCGGAACGCATGTCATCAGCTATAATAGAAACATGTTCTGTATTGAACTTACCTTTTAGCTCTGACAGAGTAGAAGGTTTCCGACTAATGCCCTGGAGGTTCTTTTGCATTTGTCGGTATATATCTTTTCTATTAGCCTGATTCATCAGCTCAGCCTGACTGATTTGGTCAAGCTTACGTGTATCTTTGCTGTAGTCAATGTTAGGCTCTACACTGATCTGAAGTCTCCTGGTCTGTTGATTAGCCTCTTTGTTCATTCCAGTAGCTACCCAGCGTTTTACTCTATGACCTTTTTTATCTATTACATCACGTAAAACAAGTCGCTCTTTATGTAAAGCAGACTTCTGTAACGTAACTTTAGGAGGATCACTTTTCGCTATTCTCCAATCACCGAAAGATTGATTATGTGAACAAGCCCCAGCAAGTTCAAGGAACTCTAGCTCTTTTCTGTCCTGATCGTTCTCAGGCTCCAAGAATTTGACTTCCCCTCCGTCTATTGTACTTACAACACGAGTTTTCATGTGAAAGCTCCTTTCAATGAACTGTTATTATTGTAGCGTTGTTCTGCATTTAAGTCAAAAAAAGCTCTTGACTATCAGGTCAAGAGCCTCTTACGCTTTTCTATTATATCGTGACAGATATCACATAATGTTACTCCATTGTCTGGATCGTTATACAGTGTCTTACATAAACGAAAGGAGAAGATATGATGCACAGTCTTCCCCGGCTGTCCACAACGTTGACAGGTGTAGTTGTCCCTTTCTCTGACTATTCTCCTGAACTTCTTTTGCGCATAGGTTTCTGCTTGTCTCCTTCTTATGGCACATGGTTTTGTATACTTGTTAGATTTTGATCGGCTCATCAGGCTACTACCTTTTCATCAGGTAGATTTATTCCTCTAAGTCGCATGATTTCACTCAATAGCATTACTGTGAGCCTATCGCATGTCTTATGATATAGCTCAATAACCAGATCATTATCAGTGCTCAGTGTCTGCTTGATGAGTTGATAATTTTCTTCTGTCAGTATTGAATCCTCCAGCTTCGGCATTCTGTTTACCCTCTCTATTAGATGTATACTGTTCTTGTGAAGGAAGCATAGGAAACTGCATCTCCTGTACAGGTGGAAACTCCATCATCTTGACTGGAGTTTCCTCTGGCAATCTCCGTACCGGCAACGTTGCTAATAGAATAACTATGAAGTAGATCATAATTCTTCCGTCCATTTCCTTACAGGACATGCTTCTTTGGGAAAATACGTTTTGACCGCTACGAAACAACCGCATAAGGAACAGCGCATACGACATAGTTCATGGCAGCTTAGGCAGGTCGCATGCCGCTCATCCCTTTTGTACTTCGGAAGCTTCTGGCAACCTGACGTGAAAAAATACCACCATGCTTTAGCTGCGGATTTAACCATAGTCCATATTGAAGGAAATGCCCTTTCCATAATGACCTCCATTAGATGTTGATCTATCTAATATAAGTGTATCACCGTTCGATTCGATTGCAAGCCTCCTGGTACAAAAAAAGATACCGATCATTATAGATGTAAGGTCTTGCATCCATCATTTCGTATACCCTCTCCTGAGCATACTTGTAGTCAAAATCCACCATAAACTTTGAACCTGTACAGTCAACCTCTTTCATCTTATGCTCCTTGCTATAGCCATCGTTAATTCCCGGCGCAACTCGCACCATGCCCTGAACAACCAGCGTTCCCGCTCTTCAGCATTCAACAGCTCTGGATGCTCTATTAAAAACATCTCATACTGCTGTTTGATTTCATCGTCATTCATCAGCATCTCCGAAAATGTTATATATTATAAACCAAATGTTCTGCTGTTGTATAATCTCAAAGTGTTCCAGCCCAAGAACATGCAGAATACCTGAAATTTTCCTTGTCATCATATAGTCCAGATATCCTGTACCTATACCAAAACTGTCATGATCCTGAATCCTTATCTTGCTCCCTGGTGTAACCATTGCATCAGCAATAGCTTTCAGACAACAGGCAGTAGTCCTGCCTGAATTCCGAAATTCAGGATAAGGTCGGCCTGATCGTTGTTGATAGCCGTCTCGCTCTACATCTGATACCCTTTTGTTTTTTATCATCTCAGTACCTTTAATAGATTAGTGTTATAGTGTTCTGTATCGAATTCTGCGGCAGAACCACATAATGGACAGGTCCATACATGATAAAGCTGTTCAAATGCTTCAGTGTAAGTCAAAGGAATAGACTCGCCTTTGTTACAACCCTTTGAACAGCGCACTGCGTATATTGATTGTCCTCTGATTCTGAGCATCATTTATCCCCTAGCAACCCCTTATCGGAGGCTTTACTTAAAACAGGTTACGATCCAATTTTAGTTTTCATTCTCTGACCTCTCTCTATGTTGGTAAATTTCATCTAGCGTTTGCATGATTACCTTATGCTTTCTTGCAGCTGTACGTTGTAGCTCATCTTCCGACATGTCAGGGTAATCGATTCTCAGTGTCTGTTGTAATCCGTCTAAAGCAAACGCACTAACTTTGTCCCGATAATGCTCCATGCCACAAAAAAAGCAAATCAACGAATCTTCCACTCCATAAGGAAGTAGCATAGTATCTTTTTGACAACGAGGACATTTGCCTTTCAGTGATTCCAGCTCCTGAATATTCACTAGAATTACACCCCCTTTGCTATTAGACCAGTTTCCCTAGCCAGATAATCCATTCTTTGCAAAAATGTTCGATTCCACTTTTGCACCCAGGTGTCCCGATCTACTCCTGCCGCATCGGGGCGAGGACCATGCTGAGCATAAGCATATTGCTCAGCTTCCGGTATAAGCTTGTTACGTGCTGCTTCGTATTGATTCTCTCGCATGTTGTTTGTAACCTCCCTGTTCTAGTTACTCCTTTTTCTTATTTAAAGCTCAAGAGTTTCCATGTTTTTTATTGTTTGATTGCAACAGAAGTGAAAGCAGATTTTGGGTTACAGCTTCCTTTTGCATCTCTTCATATCGGGCAGAAAAAGACTGATCTACTTTCAACTCTTCATCAGACGGTTGTAGGGTAAACGAAATGCTATCAAGAAGCCATTCCATGGCCTGAAGACTTCCAATCATAACAGCATGTTTGTATAATTTAGCTGTACTATCAATAGCCACAGCCCGATTATTCCTTGCACAATTGATGCAAATACGCTGAAAGCCTACACCAAAAGGTGCAATAGCTGTCTCTGCTCCGCACATTTCACAAGTTCCTTCGGTACGATCAATTTCAGCCTCGGTAAAATTAAGCTTTTCCATAGATGATCCTTTCCTGGATTCTCATTAATTTTCTACTAGAATGGGAGTTTATGCTTGGCTTTGATCTTCTTTGATCCTCCGAATAAGGCTTGTAATGTGGTCTGACAGGTATTCTCCATCTCTTCCCCTAATATCCCCAGTGACCACCATCAGCTCTTCTAACTCTTTTAATATATCTTCTCGGCTCATTTACACTACTCCTTTCAAAAGAGTCTCCTGATCGATCACCTGGAACTCCCGACGAGTAGAATACTCTACCATCGTGGACATGTATGGGGAATACTTCACCAAATTAAGCCATGCATCATCTATTATACGTTGTGTCAGATGCTCCTGCGGCAGATGATCGTACTCTGACCTCATCTTAGCTTGACGTGCCATCTCTCGCTCCTCCGCTATTGCTTGGCAGATTGGACAATCTGTAGAGCACACCATGAAGGTGTACTCACCTTTCTCTCTTAGCTTCTCAGCTTTGTCTTTGGATAGGAATCGTACATCTTTGTAAATCATAGACCCCCCTCACTTTCCGTGGCTATAATCTCAGCCCACACCACTTTACCATCCAGAAGGTCTTCCCGGCAGATATGAGTGGTTGTAGACCCACAGTAAAAGGGAGTGTCCTGATCCCGCTCCCCTTTGATTACCAAATAGTACAAGGAAATCTCATGCTCATTCTTGACTTCTTGACCTATGAGCATTTCCTTGTACACCCCATCGGTACCAAAAGCTGCTGACAGTATCGCCAACAGCTTTTCTATTATATCTCTTCTGTTCATAGGCTCATTTCCCCCTGGCAGATCGTGCTACGGCTAACCGTTTGGATGCTTTCTCTCGTTGCTCATCAGACATTACCTTGGCTTTACGAAACGGATTCTTGCCCAGCCTGAAAGCCCAAAGAGGACACTGTTTAGCCGTACATAAAGTTACTTCAGAATACATGCCTCCGCAACAGTCCAGACACTTCGCCCTGATCGCTGGCAAAGGGGATGTGAGGTCAGATTCTACATTCCTAAGCTCTTCCATTGCTTCCTTGCCGCTTATGCGCTGGCGAGGAGCTGGTTTTTCTTTCTTCTGCTTAGCCACAACAACAGGCTTGCCAGTCTCTTTTGCTTTCTTGGCTGCTCGTTGAATGGCTTTCTCTGTTACTTCCAAGGATTTTTTCATTATTTAGCTCCTTATCTTTTGAATATTATACAGTCGAAACAGTGACAGCATCGTGTACATTTTTTGCAGCAGAAGCACTCGGATTTCCGTCCACACTCGCACATTAGTTAGCCCACCGCCTCTCCATATTCATTTATTTGGCTTACCTGCACCAATGCAACAAAGCACGAACAGCCTCACGTTGTTTCTTTGCTTCTGTACAGACTATACAGTCTGTATTGTTACAAGTAAACTCTATATTGTATATATTGTTAAGGCTGTATGATTTATTTCTAGCTTTTTGATAGAATCCTATCATTTTATTTTCTCCTTTTTACTAATCGGTCAATACTGATCTTACGTTCAGGTTGGATCAACAAACATCAGGTCGTCAACATATAGAAATGCTCGTTCTTCCAGCTTCTCTTCTCGACCACAATTGAAGCATTTATACCCGTCCAGAACTTCGTTCATATTGTGGTTGCATGCACATACCCGTTTTTTCGCTTTCATGCTCGGCCCCTTTCTGTTGAATAATACTTCCGGCTCCTTAAGCCATCTTCATAAGTACGGACCACAAAAAACCCATGCTCCGTAAGCTCTATTGACTCCTCGTACCGTTCCTCTTTCTCGTATTCGTAGCTTGCCATGATGACCTCCCCTTATCTATTATAAGTATATCACCACTGGTACCCATGTCAAGGAGTTATATAATATATGTTTTAGATCAATTCACTGTAGCCACACCAGCAAACCCTTCGCCGTCGGCCATCTACAACCTGCCAACCCTCACGCATAAGACAAAAGCATTTGGGACACTTGTGGTGGCACTTACAGCTTGCTTTCACGGTAGTACCCCGCAAGTACAGCATCTCTTGCACAAGCCACACCACCAGCATTTCCGGTCAGTTGCACACCCACAGTTTGGTTTTCCTCTCATTGATCGGTCCTCCCTTCCCATACCCCATCGATCACGCCAGGGAAGAACTCACCTTTTGATCCATTAGGCTCCTCTACGTACACTCTCCCGGTGCTGCTCGGCTTGTGTGGCTCAACGATCCGCAGGAGCTTTACACGCTCTCCTCTGAAGGTTTCGTAGACTTGCCCGATCATCGCAGGTTCACCTTTTATTAGAAGTCTCATTGTTAAGCTCCTTTCTGGTGACAGTGACCAGCTTCAATCAATTCTGTAGCTATCCTACCATAAGCACCCTGTAGGCCCCAAACTATACCAGTGTCAATCATCTCCTGAAAGAACTCGACAGTCTCTTCTTCTTCCATCTCACCAGCTTCAAATTCTATTATCTTTCCCACTAGATCGGTCATGACTGTTCCTCCACCGTCTCAAATACCCCGGTGCTACGTTCCGACAGCTTCAAGTGAGGACAAGGTACATCAGGAATAATGAAGCGTTCATACCCTTTATCATCCCGTACCCCATATAGTGCATTACGAATATGACGAGCCTCATATACCTTGCCGTCCGTGAAAATAGCTGAGCTGCTTTCGTTCTTACGGCAGATTACCTTGATGTACGGTTTTTCATTCATTTATCATACCCCGCGATAACTCGGTTAATGTACTCTTCCACGGTTTCAGCTGGCCTTCCCAGGTTTCTAATCTCAGCGACCATGCCCCTGATCTTCCGTAGCTCCTGCTTGACTATCCATTTATCAGTCCTGGTCATTAGCAGCTCCTATTGGTGGAATATGGGAAGGTGTCACTGGTTTTACGGCACCTGGAGCATACATGCAACAGGTCAGCTTCAGGATCGGCTACAACCTCAAATGACCCAACTGTAAACCACTCGTTGCAGCCTATGCACTTGATCCGATACCAAACCATAACTACCTCCGTACTTATATAATATCAAATCTGCAAACCATGTCAAGTTATCTAATAGAATTATTTTCTCTTTCTTTTTTGAGCACTTATCAGCTTTTGCAGATGTGGACAGAAGGGACAGTTTAACCTGCCCCCTGCTGCCTTGTGGCATGGCTCTTTACGGCATGCCTCTTGTGCTCTCTGTACTGCCTCTTCCAGGGTATATTTCTGAGTACTAGAAGCCATAGTTCACCTTTAGGTAGATCATCAATATATCCATAGCTGCAAGAGCCAAAATCAGCTTCAGAGCTTTTTTGTCATTGGGAAGCATACTATCCTCCTCACCTATGTATACTACCATTTATTACGAAAAAAGCCCCTATTTTTTATAATAGAAGCTTTTTTTCTTGCTTACCTCTTTAATTACAGCTAGTTACTCTTTTGCTTTAAACCCATCAGAAGTGAACAAAATCAGCTGAAACTCCTCGGACAGAAGGAAATCCACTCGTTGCACAAGACAAGACGGCTCTCTTCTATTGTTGTCATCCACATACATCAGCCTACCATTCTCAACAGCATACCTGACTCCTTTATGCATAAACATCCTTGCTCGTCCTTCTTGCACAGCTCTAATCGCTTCTGATAAGATCATATAATATCCTTTCGGTTGTTGTAAAAAAAGCCTCCCCGCTCCATTACGGAGGCTGCAAGGGACTTTATACCCAAGTCAGCGCCACACACCAGGGAGGCAAACTGTATTAATCTCCTATCGGCCAAACCCAGTAACCTAGATCATCTACATTAAAACCTAGCTTTCTGAGTATTCTTCCTGAGTAACTGCTTTGCTCTATCTCAAACTCTGATACTTCCAGCACTAAAGCGCCATCTCGTACACCTGAAACAAATACTCTTGTAGCAAGACCATCTCTCAAATGCTTTGCCAGTACCTGCAAACCTGTAATAAAAGCATTCATGTTGTTTACTGAGTCTATTTTACGACTCAAGTATTCAAACTGTTGCTCATTATCTAATGCATGTATTCTCACAGGTCATCCTCCTTATGCTGAAATATTTTCAAATGACGCATACATTCACAAATATGATCGCTTATGTCATGATTCCGCAAAGCTTCAATCAGTTTAGCTTTGTATATAGCCGAACAGGTGTAATCCACAACTACATTATCTTCCTCAAGTCCTTTTTGTAATACATAAGCTATCTGAAGTGCATCTCTCACCGGAAGTACCATCACGACAGCGGTACCTAGTTCGATCTTCTCAGCGTCTTCTTCGCTTAGCTTAACGTATTTCATGATCTTACTCCCTAAATACTTTGAATTTACTTCTCTCCTCTCTGGTTACTCCCAAATAACCTATAATATAACCCCCTACACATATTTTTTATTGCCATCTTTATCATGCCCCAGTTGGTCAGGTATATCGGCTTTGGATGTGGTTGTTCGAACGCTTCTCCATAAGCCTGATAATCAGCAAAGGCTGCAAACTCTTCACACTCATTATGATTCTCTATACACCAGAGCCATACCTCGTTGGGACAGAAGAGGCATGGCTGAAGCTCCCCAGGTACGGATAAGTGAATCCTCCTCATCGAATCCAGCGATTCATGCATCTCCTTGGTCAAAGGCTCCTGCATTGTGCATGCAGCTATCCAGCATGAACTCTTCAGCATTCCCTGTTCTTCTTCCATCAATGCCTCCAATGATGTATTAGATACCTAAAACCACTTCCCAGGTGATTCGGCAAGTGGTCCTTAGTCTTCTCATCAAAATAAGCTTGTAACAGTGTGTCAGCCCAAAGCAGGATCATCACCACCAAAAACAGTACTAGCACTCTCATCTTTTCTTCTCCCTATGCTACGTTCACTCCTCATTATTATATTTCTGATCTATGTAACGCTTAGCATCTTCAACACTTGCATGCCAAATTACTTCCTTTTCAGACTCCAACAGATTATGTGCATCTCCTCCTTTGGTGCTTATCAACAGTCGATAGCATTCAGGTGTATAATATTCATGCACCAAACAACCCGAACCGTTGAATACTCTGATACTATCAGCCACTATGTATAGAAACGTACCTGTTTTCTTGGTTACGATACTGCCTACAGGTACATTCTTCAAAAGCATCAATATTTTTACTGTCATTTTCGCCTCTTCTTTCCCTTGTTCCGCTTATCATACTGCTCTTGCATGAACTCACGGTACTTGTGTTTGCTCTCTTCTTTTGTTTGTCTAATATCATCATAAGTAGCGCCAATGCTGCACTGAGTAAGTGTCAGGCCGGACTGTATAATATATAACTGAGCATATTGCATATCATCTACTACAACACATTCATCATATAGTATAGCATTAGTAACTGTCCCTAACTCAGTCCTGTTACCTTCAGCATCGATCATGTATACCTTAACTGACCCAGGAAGTGCAGATACCATTATCTTGTCACCTTCTGATACAGATGACCGTCACCGTCTGGAGCATTGCATGACTTACTCATGCCCTCTTCTGGAGTGCGTTGACAAAAGACACATCTCCACTCAATCTGTTTTACCTCTCTTTGAGGCTTTACTGTCATAATCTTCAATCCTTTTGGTGCTCCTATCTGCTTTTTAGCGGCTGAGTCAAACACAAAGGTAGGCACAATCATCAGACAGACTAGTATGATAATATATTTCATGGCTGTTCTCCTTTATCTTGATGATGCAGCCACTGGTGAATATCTTCCAGCTTTGCTTTGCCATACTCAAGTAATGCATACTGATAAATGTCTTTGTTCATACACATCAGATTGACAGCAACATCGACATGAGCAAGCTCTTTCATCAGTAGTTCTCTATTAGTAATCTCAGGATTCTTTGGATGATAACTCTCGTATCCATGCCTAATGATCTTTTGAATGATTTGTCCTGCTTCACAAAGCTCTTCAGCCAGTAAAGCAAGCCGTTCAAGCTCAGCATCTGTTAAGTTATTAGAAAACTCGCTCATTCACCTTTCTCCCGTTTACTAGTTACAGACTTTAGTCGAAATACCCACTTTGGGGTGTTGTTTACGCCGTACTCTTCCCCTTCGTGATGAATACACCCTTGATTTGAACAATACCACCACCAATCACTTTCAGGGTGAAGCTTTCCCATCTGATCGTTGCAGCAAGCATCAACTACAGGCCAGCCACACGCACTACAATAAATGTCACTAATACTCGCTGAATTTAGTTGTTTAGCGATCATTCTCCTTTCTCTCTTTCTCCTACGCAATAAGGGCATTGGCTCCTATGCCGCCCAATGCTCTTCCCTTTTGGTGCTCCTACCTTGACCTCACCGTAGTTTTGGCCTTTAGGTTTATCTCCATGTCGATCACAGCGCACAACATACCAGCGTTTACGTGCGCCCCCGCCTTTTCCAGATGCTGTAGTTCCCATGATTTTTACTCCTTTCCCTTCTGTATACTCCTAAAATTATCCTTTCTTGTGCTTCTCTCTCAAAGAGAGTAACCACACTGTTACTTCATGTGATTTTTCACTATTAGAATGTTTATCAGGATGACAGAGCATTATTAAATCCTTGAACTTTGCCATAAACTCATCCTCAAAAGAAGATGTTCTATTAGATGTTCTGGAGGAATTGTTAAATGACTGCCTGAAGAATTCCTCAAAAGGCCCAAAACCCTCAAACCCTCCAAAACCCCCAAAATCTCTGCTCCTACCCCCATAAGCTTCTCTAAACTTCTCTCGCTTCTCTTGCTTAGCTTTATCTTTTTCTGGCTTGATATAGCCAAAGTAGCAAGGAGCACAGTATTCAGAGTAATCATTTTTAGGTGCAAATGGCTCTTTACATCTCTTACAATTTTTCAGCATGACTTCGCCCTTTGCATTACTTCAGCAATACGATTCATCAAATGCTCAATTGATGATCCTAGCTCCTCAAAAGGTACCCAAAAAGCAATCCCGTTACGACTTACCCAATGGTAAGTACGCCTTATATAATGTACATCTTCGGGTGACACTTCAACCCCTACTTCAGGTAATGGCTTAACAAGCTCGTTATACTCATAAAAGCAGTTAGAGCACTCAAGAAAATGACCTTCCATTGCACCCCATACGCATAAGCCTCTATAGGTTCTATTAAACATGTCAATTATCCTTCCGTAGTGGCAATATGATCCTCTGGATGTAGTTTTGTTCCATTACATACAGGACAGAATTCTCCTGTGTCCTCATCGAATATATACTGCATCAACTCTTTTGCTTCCTCTTCGGTACAACCCTCCGTGTAATCGGCAATTCTGACATTACGGTATGTCTCAAACGTTCCATCACCGTTACAATATCTACACGGCTCTCTCAGCATATTTTTACTCCATACTCGGCTAAACTCTCTTCTGGCAAAGTATTGGCAGCTTTCCAGGTTTCTCTAACAGTATTATCAAAGGTGTAATAGACAATCTCATGCTTGAAACAAGCGAAAGCTGCTTCCTCTCTAGTGATTGGACAAACAGGTGAAAGCTCCCTGAATAAGCATCCACAAGGCATCAACCCTGTTGTCTCCAGTCTAGTTCTTCTCATCGTAAGAACTCCTCTACCTCTATAACCTCTATTACTACTCCCGCAGGGCGAACTGTATTCGCAACTTCGATGATTACATTCAAAGATATCCTTGGGTACCTATTGACAAACACTCGTATATGTCCTGGTTTTAGCTCAAAAACTCTACTTTTCCTGGTGTACCATGATATTGTATCTTTTAAACATTCAAGTGTTGCCATATACATGATCGCATCCTCCCCTCCCTGGTTACTCCTCCCAATCGGTTATTCTTGCAATTTTGGCCTGAAAATCCTTGATTGCCCCCTCAGCCTCGGCTATTCGCATCTTTAGCTGTTGTATAATATACGTTTTTGCTTCTGCGTAAGTTGCAGGGTAGGCCCGATATGGTTCATGCCTGTACTCCCTGGTCCCATCCTCAAAAAACACGTAATTATTTGTGAACTTAGTCACCTTTCTCTGCTCTATACTAGCCACAGGATAAACTTGTGCTCTATACACAGTCATAAGCTTACTTTCAGGTATGCTTTGAGTGTATATTACACAATATGAACCAGGACCATGCTCGTCATCCATCTTGGTGATAAGCTTGCTTAAATCAAAGCCAGCGTCCATCAACCTGTCATCTACCTGATCCGGGTTAAGCAATCGCAACTCTGCTATAGTTAGTTTTAACTCTCTGTGGCTCATGCATAATTCTCATCAAAATTACAACGTGCAACCCACTGTTTACCGCATTTAGCACACTCTAGCACATCGTTGTCACCATCACAGACTATACAACGAGCATTGTTGGTACAACTATGTTCTTCAATCTCATCCAATAGATCGAAGTAATACAGAGAGTATGCACCGTGTATACGCTTTCCGGTCCTGGCAAGCTCTACAAGTTGTGTAGGTGTCATCCATCTTTGCTCATCTATCTGCTCAGACTCTGATTTCTTTGGTTTCTTACCAAATATTTCGTTGTACCGATCTTCACTCATACTATAATAGAACCTTAGTTTATCATCCATTGTTTTTCTCCTCGTCAGGTCTGTATATCTCTAAACTAATAGTGTCAGTCATCACCATACTTCTATTATCAGGAAACAGCTCTTTAGTCTCTTTCTTTATCTCGGCACATATGCGTTCAAAAATCTCAGGACGTACTGCTTTCTCAAGCCGCCATATAAGCACATCTCCAGGTTTGACAATGAGCACCGATAATTCAGTTCTTATAATATCAAATTCCATTAGTCCTCCACCAAGTCTTCTGTGAGAATATTCAGCTCATGCGTCATTTCGTAAAGTTCGTTATCAAAATCATCTCGGTTCAACTTCTCACGGATAGCGTCTGATAGCTCTTTTACCCGATCAATGTTCATTTTCCTTACTACATCTGCTTGTTGCTTACGAAAAGCTTCTTTGGATGTGATTTTCATCATATTCTCCTTTGTTTTAATAGCTACACAAGCTATATCACCGACATAATATAGCCTCCTCTCTTTCAATTACTCCCGTTTATAAGAAAAAACCCCTTTCGGGGCTTAATCAAATTCAATAGGTAGAGTCAAACCTTGTAATAGAACATTTAGCTCTCTCGCTTGCTCCTCGGTCTTCTCTGTAGCTCGGTTGTTTATCACTACCTGAGAATACAAGCTCTCCACTAGAAGCCTGACCCTGGCTATCCTGGCTTTCTCCACCACAGAAGACAAGCTCTTGGAAAACTCATCAGCAGATGGAATGAGCAACAAAGCTTGCTCTTCTGGAGGTGGCTGTACTTGTGCTACCTTCTTCGGCCTACCACGTTTCTTTGCTGGCTTATCAACTGTTATATTATTCAAAATCTTTGCTCCTTTCTTTGATCTGACAGAGATGCATTTCGCAAAGTCATTGGCAAAGCCACAGTAGCTAGAGTCGCATATGTCATTACGTGTATGTGGTTTACTGTGATTGCACTCCTTGTTGCCACACTTGTCAGCTTTATTACATATCTGAATCTGATCCACTTTTACCATGTTATCTCTCCTTTCTTACTTGCAGTCTGAAGATAAGCTTCTGTATTGCAAGTTTGGCCTTGAATGCATCCTCCAGGTTATTAATGCTTACAGAGTGAATATCCTCATCCCAGTTACTATCTCTGTATAATACAATACCATCAGTCGCTTCTTCAATCCTAAGCAACTTACTCTGTTCCCTCTCTATAAACAGATTCCAAAGCTGTTCATAGTTCAACCCGCCATCCATAGCAGTATACTCAGTTGATGCATGTAGCACAGCTACAACATAAGCAAAATTACGCTTTCGACTTTCTTCCTTAAGTACTTCCTGTTCTATAATAGTATCTATCATACTACTCCCCTATTACTCTACAAATGCAGCTATACGTGCTCCAAGAATTTCTGAGTATTGCCACATAATGTCATTCTGCACTTTGAGCCGTTCCTGCTCAGCCAAATCAAGCTCTGCAAAGATAGGACTTAGCCCGATGAGTTCGCTCAGTGCTTGAGCTTTCCTATCAAGCTCGGCTTTTTCTTCTACTACTCTTAATTGATAATCTTGCATATCTTAATCCTCCATAACCTTATGATCGGTCAAGCTCTCCATCTCCATGTGTAGCTGTAAGTGGCTACATTCAGAGCTTTTAAAAGCAGCACAGTGTATACGATCACAAAGCCAATCCCACCTCTCTCCATACTCTTTCATAGTTTCTGTCATAATTTACTCCTTTTCTTGTCTATTATTACTCAGCCCTCTAAAACCTCCTCAATAGGTTTACAAGTAGGACATGGGTACGAGAAATCGATCCGACACATATCATGCTGGCTATGCTCCTTAGCATGACCGCAATCTTTAAACTCACACTCTTTATAGTGTGGACAAATGACTTGCATTGCTCCATCTCCTCTTCGTAACACCCTTTGCAGATGTACCCTTCGTCGTATTCGTGCGTGCAACATCCCCAACCTACCACTCTGTAGTCTGCATCGTTACCGCAGTACATTACCTCGCAAACGTAATTGTCTTTTTCATCCTGATCCAGCTCTTTTACTATTTCCATATTTCAGGTTACTCCTTTTTTTAGCTTGTGTTGTTCTAATAGAGATAATAGGTCAATAGCCATATGATTGACACTATCCACAGCAGAAACCTTACCGGATTAATGCTGAGCTGCTTACTCGGTAAAAACTTTCGTGCCATGTTGTGTTTCACAATCATACAGAAGCTTATAATAGACAGTACAGAGTACACCCAAGATACCAGTGTAAAGAAGTATGCAATCATGTTACACCTCACAGAAGATTTCTTCTGACTTTGCGATCCCGGCGAACAAGTATACATTATACAACCAGACAAGCTCGTCAATGCGCTCTCTACAAGCCTCTACATCCCCGTACCTGTCCATGCGAAAGCCACAGCCTTTTGGTAGATAAAAGTCACTGTAATAGTGCAAGAACATCTCAGCAGGACACTGCTTGCATCTCGTACCTACACTACACAAAGGACAATCCTCTACATCGATATTGTTCTCGTCATCGTACTCAGGGTATTTATTATACTCATACAACTCTATCAGCTCTCTAATAGCCTCCAAGTATTCCCTGGTACGGTAAAACCCAGGTCGAGCTGACGTGGAATCTTCCAGCAGTTCGCTAATATTAATCTTCATCAAACTTGTGTTCATGGTTCTTTCCTTTCGCTATGAAGCGTTCACAGGGGCAGTGACAGCTGTCTGTTTTACATCGTCCTTTGCCCAGCACTCCTAGAGTATAGCCATGCTCATCTCTCCTATGACCACATGCACACTCACTATCAGGATCACCCAGTACAGCTCTATTCCATCCTTGTTCGCTCATAGATTTTATTGCCTCTCTGATTGTTGTTTTACCAGCTGAGCAATGATATTAAAGATATTACCATAGCTACCCTTTATCTCCACAAAGTCGTAGTTTATCTGAGTATCTTCCCGTATGTTGTTATAGTCCCGGATAAATTCTCTCAGGTCATTCTCTGTATCCAGTGTAATCTCCAGTTTAATCGGCTGAAACTGCGGCTTAGGTGATGTTACTTTGACTTTCGGTGTCATTGTCTATTACTCCTCTTCTTTGGGATATTTGACAGCCTGTGCTATTACATTAAATGGATTAGTGTAATTAGGCCCTGATTCAAGCTCACAATGCTGCATTGCACCCCCTCCTAATTGATCGAAGCACTTCCAGAAGAAGGCCAAAGCAGCCTCACTCTCTATTGCAAACTCTACTTTGATCGACCTAAAATCATTCTTCCTTGTAGCTTTCACTCTAATCATCGCTTATTCCTCTTCTTTGGGAAATTTAACTGCATACATGATTCTATTACATACAGCAGAGAGATTACTGTCTTTCTCAGAGATACACTCATAGCTCACACCTCCAGCACTCTCCATATCTTCTATTAGGTCTTTCAGCTCTTCCTCGCTCTCTATCATGATTTCCAGCTTGATCGGTTTGAACCCTTTCACTACTGTACCTTTTACTTTCACGGTTGTTCTCCTTTCATTTTGTTGTCTATTAGCAGGTATATCAGGATGCATTCCCCAAGGTATTAGTGCCCTCAACGATATTGCATTATATGGTATTGCAAGAGAAACTTCTCCTTCTCTGTATAGCTCTCTACTCATAGTCTTTGTATTATCATATACACCATCCAGCAACCTTACGATATCAAACTCAGCATAGATGTAGTCAGAAGGAGCACACTTCAAATTCCCATCAAGCTTGACGTACCACTCACCTTTTCTCGGTAGTCTATGCTCCCCGATAAGCTCAAACTGTTTCGTATTCATACTCATAACCATCCTCCGCTCTTATTCCTTCCCAGTGTAACTCATTCTTACAATAGGGACAGATAGCTGAGCCATAGTGCAACCGGACACGCAAACAAGCTGGACACGCAAAGATAGGCACTTTACTAATATAAAGCACCACAACCTTTTCGTTTGTCTTTGCATAGGTATACTTCGACTCGTCTACATACTTAAGCTTCTTCCGTAACACGATCTTCATCCTTTCTATCCAATTTACCTGCAACCCATACTATCGGTAGCAGATAGAGGAACGCCATTCCACCTACCAGCATTCCCCAACTGAATTGTATAATAGCTTCGATCACACTATACCCCCTTTCCTATACTCCCGTTACTTGAGTATTATTGTCTATTAGTCATCTTCGTGGTCTACAGGCACATACCCAAGAGCGTCTGAAATGGCTTTCCGTATAGCATCACACTTGTTAGGAAAGTACTTAGGATGCAGATGAATATGTACTTGTCTTGCCTCTTCCTCGGTCAGTGTAAGAATCACCTTGAAATCTCTCTCTGAAGTCGCCATCTCAACCTCTCCTTATCATCCAATCTATTAGCTCCCTCCCTGAAGCAAAAAACAACAGCTCGTTGCCAACCTGCTCAGTGTATGATCGGTGCATGAAGTCATACAAGGATTCCCCTGGATTTGCTATATACAGCTCGGATTCCTGATATGGCTCCCAAAAGACGTATACACCCTTACGCACACCCAGGACACCGAAATGTCGCTCCTCATCATTGTTTACAACGACAAGATCATGCTCGTTAATCTCGTCAGCTGCTACTATTTCTTCTTCACTTGGGAATCGTATTAGTTTCATCCTCATTCTCCTTTTTTGTTAGTCAACCCACACCCTTGCTCGGTGTTCATGTAATACATCTTTGTATCTCTTGCCTTTAAACTTGTAATTTACCAAAGGTAGCTTGATATCCATCAGCTTCACTTCAGGTAGAGGCACCATTGTATTATCAAAATTTGTGCCATCAAGCTTTGAGTATGACACTCCCCATTGATACTCAGTCACCAATACCACTTCATACTCATCAGATAGATCATCTACAGCGTAGTTTGCCAAGTTATATACATCACCTGATAAGCTTATCCAGATGTATGCACCTTCTACACTGTTCACAACCTCGCCTGTCTCTTTATTTCTCAAGGCTAACCGTCTCATACTTCCTCCTCTTTTAATAAAGCTTTCCAGCGTCGAATGCGCTCCTGTGCTTTCTCTGCGAGGCCAGGGTATATGTCTGGATACTGCCGTACATGTCCACTGAACGATGGACAATCTCGCCCCTCGTACTTCATCCACAAGCAAGAGCCACACCCCGCATCCCTACTCTCTAGCCCAGCCATCCTACACAAGATGCAGTGATCCACTGCATAATGTGCTTCTTCCGCTGTACACAGTCGATCACGGTCCTTGTCATACCAACGATCTAATAGATCAAGTGCATCTTCCCAGTTGTCTATGTCATATGGCGATTTGTAATTATACTCTTTCATGTACTCTCCTTATCCGGCTAATGCTATAGCCAGCTTGTATGCTAAGGATATTAAACATACTATGCTTGCTATCAGCAGACTCACGAAGAACGCGATCCAGGCTGCATCTTTGAACTTCACTGATCCTTTCATCCTGGTATACCCCCTCTCCTTGCCTAAACTTATCTAATATAGATATTATACCAGATAAGCTAGGCAAGTCAAGTTATCTAATAGCTTTTTTCTTTCCTTCGGCTCGGACAATCAGGCTCGTCACAATCATGCACCTTACCAGTACAGTACTTATGGCCTGACTGCGTTTGACAGAGATAAGAGTAACACGACAAAGGACGCTCACACCCACCTGAATTGGAGGCACACGGAGGATCAACTTGTCTAATAGGCATTGCACTCTTAATTGCTTCCCTGATCGTAGTTCCCTGGCCTACTTTGCGCCATACACGATCATTCACATTCCCGCTCTCCTTAGTTACAACCCATACGCCGTCAGACTCCTCATCAGGGTATTCAAAGCTGAGCATGTAATGTTTCTCCTCCAACCAGTTGAGCAACAGAGTGTCCTCGTTGGCATCGGGACAAAGAAGATCACTTTTTGCACCCATTTGGACATGCTCTGTCTCTGGATTGGTCATTCCCTTATGCACTGATTCACTCAAACCTGTGAACTCTCCAGGCTCACATTCTGCATGCTTCACAGGTGACTCACTGATCCAGGCTCTTTCTACTTCCTGCATCACTTTTATTGCTTTAAAGCCTACAGGTGGTACCTCTCTTACTCCCTTGTGGAGCTTACCGAAATCCTCTTCCAACTTCTGTATCTGTTCATCTGTTGGTTCACTCCAGGCCACATTGATGCCGTTCAGAGTCTGCTGATTCGGTTCTCTGTTTTCTTCTTTTCTACCTGTTGGCGATATCTGCTCAAACAACTTCAACCTGTATATCTCTGCATCCAGGCTATCATCGTTCATCGTATCGAATGTAGCTTTCAAGGCATTAGCTGCAACCCATGATTTCTCTATCTCTTCCAATACCTCTTTTGCTTTTAGTCCCTTTTCAGGTGTACTCATTCTATCCCTAAAATCCATGATTGCATCATTCAGGTCATGCACCGGAACTGTTCTCCCTCCGATCACAACCTCTTTTTCTTTTTCCCTTGCGTTGATTACTTTCTCGGTACAATCCTCTCTTGCTGATCTGTACTGTCTAGCAGAGACTGCATCCATTCTCTCGTTTATCCTCTGCTCGAATCGAATGATGTTCATCTCCATAGTGTTGATCTGTTGTCTCGTTTTCAAGAGCTGATCTTCCAGGACATGCATTTGCCTCTCCAGTATTGCCAGTCTATGCCTTGTCCACATTATTCTGTCTCCTTCTTTTCGAGAACTACCTTTTCTTCTTTTTCTTCCTTTCTCAGCTCCATTCCCAGGTGATTCAGGACTGCATTTATGGCTTGATTGATCGGTACCCGACCACCGAATGGATTTACAAAGAAACCAAATGTTTTTACGTAAACAGGCACTGTAGTTGCCCGATGTAGCTCAGCTTCCAACCTCTCTATTTCCTTACGCAGACTTGCAATTGCCTCATTTTGATTGTCTATTTTATCGCTAAGCTCACATTGATAAAAAGACATAGAATCATATCTCCTATCGTGATTACCGTCATGATACTTCAGTTGATTTACATCCCTTTTCAATATTTTGTACGTTCTGAATGGATGCCACATTTTCTTTTCTCCTATTGCTAGTTGTATTACAGCTATTGTGATTAGTACTGATGCATATATCAGCAGTACCGCTACTAATGCTATTAACCCTTCAGACTCAAACATCATTTTCCTCTTGTTTTTCTTGTTTTTCTTCTTTTCTCATTTCCCAGCGCACTGATATATAAGCTAGACTTATCCAAAAGACAAGTACACTTACAGATACCAACATAGCTTTTAATATCTCTATTAACATCATTTACTCCTCTTCTTCGCAAGTATTACAGCGCCATGCTATTTCTTCTTTGTGATTCAGAAATGTTACGCCTTTGGTGAATAATTTGATCTTTTTGCAGTTATGACAGCATGGGAAGAGCATGTCGGCAAGTACCACCAACAGGGCCATTAGGAGCATCAGGTTTACCATCAATTCAGCATTCATTCTAATAGTCCTTTCCTGTGTATTAGTGCTTTGTGAACTAATGCGTCTTGTCTAATAGAACAACTAGCTCAGATACAGCTTTAGCCAGTGCCTTTTCTCTCTCACCAACACAGTTGACCTGATACTGCTCTATGTGCTGTTCTTGCGTATATGCACAAGGTCGATGCTGTTCCCACCATGCGATAGCACACATGACTACAGGACCGAACCCAAACACTACCGCCCACTTCTCTTCTGTCATTTTCTTGTCCTCATCTAATATGCAATTTGTGAAATTACTTATTCAGTTTCACGAGTCTTGATCCACTCTTTATCAGTATCGATTACCACCACTTTCTTATGTGGCAGTTTACGCACCGCTACGCTACTTCCTGTCAAGTAATCGTACATTGCCTCCAGAGTGTATGGTCCTTGCATGTATGCTTTGTTAGGATTACCATCCAACCCAGTCAGTATGAATCTCTTGCCAGCTTCCCTTGAGTCCCACTGAGCTTCAGATACAACAACTTCCACCTGTCCTATCAAAAACACAGCTCCTGCTTTAATATCTGTCATTTTTACTTCGTAATACTCTTCCAGGTACCGATTAGCCTCTTCTATTGCCTTTCTTGCTGCATCGATTGCCTGTTTTGCCTCTTTGTCAGATTTGAACGCCATCACTTTCCTCCTTCTGAGTATCGTACTTCGATCTTGTCAAGCACCATCCAGATAAAATATGCAGCTCCTATGACAAAGAATGCCAGCTCAAGCAGCAATCCACCTACAGCAGAGCTAAATAGTATTAGACATGTCAATCCAGCTCCGAACATCAAGGTAGCCATGCCTGTTCCTGTCAAGCACAACACCCTGACACATACTAATAGATACTTTAACCATTTGTTCATGCTTTATCTCCTTTCTAATATCTGTTTCAAAGACTTATCGATGCTCTCCAGCACACACATCTTCTCTTTATGATGTTCTTTAACCTTTCTCCAGATAAGCCACCAAAGCACAGCTCCTATGATAAGTTCAAACATGACTTTACTCGCTTTCTCCTCTCCTACTCTCCAAAATTAGCCTTTTGGAATTCTATTACATACTCCAGAGCATCCTTGCACTGTTCAGGAAAGAACTCTGCTGATCTTTTAAGATCTTTCTTCATCAAGTCCAAAGTATGACCTGTGACATTGCCTAAGATGGATTCTAACAGGCTATACTCACTTAGATGGTACTCTTTAAGCACATAACCTATTGCCTCATATGCCTCTATTGCCTCATCTTGCAACTCAGCATACCCTCGGTGCTTCAGAAGTGAATCCCAGGCACCAGCTTTGTCTATTGTAATATTGCTACAGATAGAGTTGAGCTTATCAACCACCGCGAAGACCACCCCTTGACTTATAAACACCGGCATCTTGCACTCCTTCCCGAACACTTAACCTCTATCACGCCTCCACAGATATAAGGTATTGCCTCCCACTCTGGTTTTACATCGGCTACTCCAAAAAGTGAGCAATTCTTACACTGAATAGCAGAGAATTCCACTCCATTAGTGCTGCCTCTCCCAGCATGGTAGCAATCATGACCATTTTCCCTGGCTTTCTTTTCCATCGCCCTTTCCAATGCTCTAATAGCTTTCATACCTTCTCCTTTATTAGAACCTAAAGCTAATCCTCTTTCTATCGTTCTTTGGGAATAGTACAATCTCCAGCACCTGATCGATTTCGTCAAAGGCTTTACAAAATGCTCCATTGATCTTGACTGATCCCTTGTCAAGCCACCTGCGTAGCTCAGAGTTACTGGCTTTGGTCTTGGGTTTCTCGGTTGACCAAAAACCATAACATGCTTCATTAAGTTCCTTAAGCACATCGATAGCGGTCATTTACTCTCCCCGAAAGACACATGATATTTGCAATCTGTATTAGGGCAATCAAGCCCTTCAGCACATGATACAAACCTGTCTTTCTCACCTTTAATGTAGTTTGTACATTTCATTAGTCACCATCCTCTAACAACTCTTCACTACCACGCTTGCGCTTAAGGTCAAAATTCATGTACCTCAATCGAATTAATGCTGCTGCCTCCTGTAACAGCCTCTGCCTCTTCTCGTATAGTTTTGCTGCACGTACCATGCTAAACCTCCGTTACCCTTTAAATCTTCTGATCCGGTATACAGCAAACCGCAGACGGATTATCGCTGTCGCTTCACGTAACCTTTTCTGCACCTTATTGAGTCTTCGCATGTACACCTCCAAAGTAAGAGTTTTACAGCTATCGTGGCTAAGCCTAATGTGGCTATTACGAGTGTAATTAGAGCGATTAACAGGTCCAACATCATGTGCTCCTTTCCCTTTATTCTATTATACAACTCCATGCGTAAAAGTAAAGGGAATATCTAATATAAAAATAAATATTCCCTTTGCTCTTTTCATGAAACCTATTTAGAGCCTTGTCGCTTTTGCTGCATCCTACGATTTTGTTCCCTCTCCCGGCTACAGGTATGCTTATCATACTTTGAGGTTGGATTGTCTTTGAAATGAACAGAGAAATTCTTCTTCAGCTCCCTATTTATCTCTGCTCTACTCATCCCTTTTTCTTCACATTCCCTGATATGCTCCTTGATCCTTTTATCTTTATTGCTCTGACCTTCCGATATTACCTTCATCACTTATTGCTCCTTGCTCCGATACAATTACTTTGTAGACTAGATCACCATGATAATCCCTGAAGTGTACCTCATTTGCCGGTATGCTTTCGTCTACAACCAAACGTATGCACCCGACTTTACCGATCACCTTGCCTTTTAGCATCTTGCGGTCCTCGTTGCATAATATACCGAATAATAGTTCTACTCCTTGCCACAGAAGCAGCACATCTTCCACATATCTCTGAGTCATGCATGAAGTAATCCAGACCTATTCCCTTATGTTCTCTTAAGCATAAATCAGCATCCTTCAAAACCTGTAACAGCTCCTCCCTGGTATAATTCAAATCATCGGTTCCCCTAATCATGTTTACTCCCCTTTCATCGCTAAGGTTATCACGCAAATGAGAAAGCAAACCTAGCCGTTGAAATGGCTATGTTTATTGCCATAACTACAGCGTCTACCATATCGTCATGCACTCCTTCAGGGAACATACAGAACTCTTCTATTATGTCTGTTATATCCATGTTTTCAGGCCAAAACACCTTGCCATTCTCAAACATACCTAGAACAGAATGTGCTCTGATTACCTTGTCAGAATGTACCTTGACAGGTTTAGCTGGTACCTCCGTATTCTCTTGCAGAAACTGAGTCATAGCCTCTTGATAAGCTACACTCTCCACTCCCATTGCTACGAACTTGTGCTTGTTGTATTCAGCCTTGAAAGCCTCAAACTGCTTAGGTGCTGATATCTTATCCCTCCACAAATCTATAATATATACATTCTTTTGTGTATCAATAGCCAATATGACCATTACAAAATAGTCAGCTGAATCCTTTTTGCTAATAGCTAAGTCACTACCGCCAAAAATCATACATCGCTCAGGCAAAGCGATGTACCTACCAGTGAAATACTGCTTTTTGAAGATACGCTCTCTAGCAAGCTCACTATTGTTCTGATACTGCATCTCAAAAATAATAGAGTCTTGCCGTCTGGTTTGTAACAGCTCAGATACAGAACAGCCTTTCTTTGCTGGCCACAGTGCTATTAGATTCTCAGGATGAGCGTAATCGACTGGCTTCAGCTTACCATCTTCTGTGTATTCATCACCTCCCACGTTCTTAAGTGCTCTGTCTCTAACCCAACATCCAGACAGAAAACCCTCGTTCTCAGAGTCAACTTGACCTTTAAGGGATGCCGTTATTGCTCGTTTACGAGTAGCTCTCCCATACAGATCATCATCATTGTAACGAGTACCGATAAAATGTATCTCATCATCAGCAGTAGGCATAAGAACAGTCCAAAGCCAGTTCCACATTTTATCCCTGGACTCTTTCTTAAGAGCGTTCTCAAAATCCACTAAGTCATCGACCATGATTAGATCGAAGTGACCGGATACAATTGAACCATAAACACCTACAGTGCTCACAGTTGGCTCTTTAAGACCTACTTTTGTACGTTTAGCTACAACAATACTACCTGTGTTCCACTGCTTGCCTACAAAATCCCCATATAGAGTACGCAAAAGATCATTCTTCTCGAAATGATCCTTAATAGCTCCTAGAAACTTCTCAGCAGCAGTAGCAGCGTTTGACACTATCAGAATACGTATATTTGGATTCTGGATGATCCTCCAGATGAGATAGGCAATGGTAAGTATGGTTGACTTACCATGCCCCCTTGGTGCCAACACCAACGAACGTGGCCTTGACAATTGAAACTTTGCCCACCGAACATGAAACTCATGTAATTCATATCCCAATACTACAACTACAAACAGGAAGAAATTATTGAGCAACTGCTTAGCAGTATATTTGACTTTGACCTTTTCGGCTGTCTCTGACATTTAATTCAACTGGCAAACGGAGTTTGTTCAATCTCTAATTCCATAGCATCTAACCTACACCTCTCTACTGGTCTGCTAGTAAAGGTGCCATCCTCACATACAAGAATAAAATATGGAACTTTTTCTATTACTACTGTAGCAAATATTCTTCCTTTGCGTGACTCTTTTCTATCAAAAAACACAACCGTAGGTTGTTTAAGCATCGGACTGAACCGTCCTCTCAGTATCTACCCCTGCTCAATTTAGCGGCTAATACCGCTTCAGGAGTTATTCCTCCTAATGCTGCAACACATTCCACAAACTCAGCATGCAACTGTGGAACAGTAAAAACAGGATGACCTACTTTGGTGTATCTCTGCAATACCACAAGATCACTAATAGTCATCCTACGCAATTTGTACTTCCATACTTCTATTTCTTCTTCATCCAGTGGTTCTACTTGATACTGCGAGGTGCCACCCCATCGAACATCGTATACCATTAGTTATTTCACCTTCTCCCTTGACAAAGAATTGACAGCTCTTCTTGCCAATGCTTTGTCCTGTTCTGTTGCGTCCACACTCAGCAGATACTCAAGAGCTTCCTTTAGAGAGTCACGTTCTCTCTTCAGGAGCTTAATTACCTCTACTGGATCACCTAGTCTAGTTTCAAGTCCAGCTGCATCCAACATGTTTACAACAACTCTATTAGAATTCCTGTTAATACGCTGCAATTCGTCAATCTTAAGCTGACACGCTGTACAAGTCATATTTTTGTTACCCCTTTTAAGATACTCCTGTAAGGCGTACTATTCTTACACAGGGTATTACAATAACTACTTTATTGTACCAATTCAAGATTACTGGTTATTACAGTAACCAATTGCAGATGAATTTCATTCCCTGCCTCGGAAGTTTCCATTCTGACAGCATATTCCAACTTATCCTTCTTGAATATCTGAAGCTCATCTTTGACACTTATAATATAAATGTCGTTAGCTTTCATCTGGTCATCTACAGTAGATGCGTCAGTAAAATCAATACCTAAAAAAGCAAGACACTTTGTAGCCTCTTCCTGCAACATCTCACCTACAGTAGCCTGTATACGCTTCTCAAAATCTTCTTCATCCTTCGTTATTGATCGGTACTTTGTCTCCATCTCCAGGCTCCTTTATCTCTTTGTAATCAGCATCTGTAATCTCTATAGTGCTAAGCATCACCAAGCTTCTAGCCAGAACAGGATCAAGCTCAAGCACTACAGCTAACTCCTCAGTATCCCCACCTCCTCCACTACCTTTGATATTCTCAGTGGATTGCCCCAAGATCAACCTAGTTGCTTTTATAATACTAATCTTAGCGTTAACAAGATTATTAATATCCTGAGAACGCATCGGTAATATCTTACCATCTGACCCAGGCTCTGCTGCTCTAGTCAAATTATGTCTAATAGCAATATTCAGCTTCTCTAAGTCCTCCAAATCTGACTTATGTATCCTTGCCAGAAACTGAGCTAAGTGAGAAGCTATAGCCGGTCCTACTATCTCTTGTGCCACTCCTACCAGCTCATCATCAGAAGCTTCTTCCTCGGATACATCCCCATCTGTACGTATCTTGTCTATTATGTCTTGTTTGAACTGCTCCTGAAAAGCAGATAGTTCCTCTTCCCACTTCTGTTCATGCCTCCAATTAATAACACTTCGCCTGGAAGCTCCTACAGCCTTGCCTATAGCCTCATCAGAGATATTACCGCCTTTAGACAAATACAAAGCCTTGGCTTTCATCTGCTTCTCAACAGCAAATCGCTTGCAGCTTGCTCCAGGTGCAAAAGGAGTAAGGTTTTCCTTGCCTCCCTTCTTCTTACGTGCCGTAATCTTCTCTTCAGGCTTAACCAAATTCTTTGCCTTGCGCTCTATATTAGCAGGATCGTTTTTGGCCATTTCGTTTGGCTCTCCTCTCCTCCTGCTTCAACATCTCCAACATGCAACCTTGTGCATTGAATATAATAGCACAAAGCAATTCTATTTTAGTTACATGCTCTCCAGAATCTCTATCTACTACTACAGCTCCTCTATGTGCTCTCCACAGATCTATAGTGTGCCGTATCAAAGACTTTACATACTCAGCGATAGGCATACCCTTTTGCCAGTTATCTGAGTCTCGTAACTGACCATCAGCTTGTCTGCGATGCTCATGCATGTATGCACCATACTCATGCAGCACAGCTGGTGACAGAAACCCCTCGTAATCAAACTTGTTTATGTTACTGTTGCGTGTTGCTCCTGTCTTGAACTGTCTCATACCGGGAACCCTTTCATGTTTCGATATACGTCCTTCCAGTCATATGCTGCCAGGAACTCATTGTAATCAACTATCAACACGCTTCGCTTACTATCAAAGTACAGTACTGCCTTTATCTTCTGAGGTAGTACCAGAAAAGCTAACACACTATCCAGTATCAACAGTGTGTTCTGTCTGCTTCCCTTTGCTATCAACATAGGTCTTACTTTGGCTTTGTGTGCCTCGGTATGTACCTGCTCCCACCATGCCCACAATGGATTCTTTTCGTTATGAAAAGCTTTTGTGATAGATACTTCCTGGTAGTTTTTACACTCAACACAGAAGACAGATAGAAACTCCTTTACTCTCGGTGACTCTTTAGCTATGCCTAGATCACCAAACCCACACGTTGACTTACCTGTAGATGCTCTCCCCCCTGATAAAGCTGTGCGCCACAGCAAATCCTTATCAGCCCCTGCACTGATCCACAAGGAAAGCTCTTTAGCTATTTGCCTCTCAAAAGCACTTCCTTTGGCCTTTCCAGCCCCTTTTTGCATTAAATTGTCTCCTTGAATATGTTAATTATAATATACTCTTCAATCTGCTTTTCCAAAATCATCTGTTTGACTCTCTCCTTAGCTTCAAGGTAATGTCTATTATAAGCCTCTTCAAGCACTCGCATATCAGCTGTTACTTGGCCGGAAATCATCTCATCAATGTCATCATCCCAGGCTGTATAGCAAAATACCCCCGGTTTATCTATTTTCCATGTCACTATACCATGTTTACGCCTCCGTTCCTTTGGGATAAAAGCATTTATGGGAATAACAGTAGACTCCTTTCCAAGAAACAAAAGTATTTCTCTGAATCTTGCAATCAAGCCTGTATTAGACTTATTCTTAGCGTAATTATAACTCATTCGGTACTACCTCCGTAAAAGGTTCATACTCAACCCACCAGCGAGGATGAAACTCTTTCATAAACTTAACAAATTTTTTATACTCTTCCGCTGGTAACGGTCTACATTGTGGATCTTTATACGGCATCCAGGTACAAGGAAGATATAGTACATATAGAAACTCCTCCTTAGGAGGAACTTCTATTATCTTCGCTTTACGTATAGGTGTCATTTAGTTTTAGGTTCCCACTTGTGAGCTTCCCCTTTATGTATTGTACGAAGCTCACCATCTACAATAACTAGGATAAAACTACCTGTTTTGTAATACTCTGCTTCCTCACAATTATGATTAAGCAAAGTCACAACAATATACTTCTTCTTAAGAACCACAGGCTCTGCACTAGCATAAAGCTCAGTAAGTTTCTCTATTACTTTATCAACACCATACTTGGCTCCTGTTCTTTCCTTAAACCTGAGTATCGCATGTGCGCTGATACCTTTAAGCTCAGGATTCATAACTACCCCATAATATTGCCACAATACATACACTCAGTAACTGTGGTATCCACCCAGGCACCGCAAAGTCTGCACCGCTTAGGATTAGCTTTTTTCTTCTCAAAAACTCCAGCCTCTGGTTTCGGAGGCTCCTCTTCCAGCTCTACAGTCCTAATTACTTTTTTATGCCTTTTGGTTCCCATTGAGATTCCTCGGATATATATCCATATTAAGTACAGGGTAAGTTCTAGCTCCACATCTATAACAGATGGCTAGGCTCAAATCATCCATTATACGAAGGTATCCCCTTTTACATCGTGGGCATAAGGTACCCCTTTTAACTTCAAAGTAATAAGCCATTCAGTTTACTCCTACCAGATCGTTTCTCTATCCAGTACACTGTATTGAACAAAGCAGAAGACTTCAATTCATCGTTGTGTGACACAACAAAAACAGTCATCTCTTTGGCTTGATCTTGCAATACCCCAAATACCGCTTCTATATTCTCAGGCTCCAATGCATCACAAGCTTCATCCAAAATAGAGAGGTTAATAGCAGATCTAAGTCTTTCTCTTGCCAGCTGCTGAATAGCAAACATAAATGACAAGTTAATTATTCTTCGCTCTCCATTGGAACTATCTTTATATGAGTTACCTCCTTCTGAATTATACACTCTAATAGAGAACTTATCTCTCACATCACCAGATTTGAGAGTTTTATTAGGTAACAATTTAACCGATATTACACCTTCTGATATTTTATTACAGTAATACTCAAGATGTTTATTCAGTGAAGGTATAATAGCATCGAACAGAGAAGCTTTAATACCTTTAGGCCCAAATCCATCAGCAAAGAATTCAGCTACTTCAGCTTTGTCCTGATACTCCGCAAGCAATGATCTAGTTTCTACCAAAAGAATCTCAGCTTCCACCTTCTTCTGTCTTGCTCGTTCAATCATCTTATCATAGGAATTAGTACTTTCCGACAGCTCAACAATTCTCTCCCCTATTTCCTGCTGCTCCCTTTGGTTATAGTCCAAAGTACGTGCTCTAACTGCTATCGCTTTACGCAGATCTTGAAGTTCCTCTAGTAAATCATCCGTCTCTTCTTGGTAAACGAAAGGTAAACTGCTGCCACAGTATTCACACACGTCCTCGGCTTTTTCTGACTGTAATTTATCTAGTCTACTACGCAATTCGTCTATTTGATTCCTGTCCCTCTCCTGCTCCTTGTTTGCTTGCTTCTCCTTTATTAGACATTCCTTGAAACTTGCTTTCTCCTGATCGATACTCTGCTGTCGCTTACACTCAAAATCTTTGCAGTCTTCCATGTAAACCTGCATGTCATCGTTAAGCTCAGCTATCCGTGACTCAGTAAGCTCAATCTCCCTATTATACTGCATAATCTTTTGGGAGAACTCACTTATATCCTTCTTAACTACTTTGAGAGCTTCAGCGTACACTGTAGAATCAATAAAAGCTTCTATTAGATTCTTCTGTTCAGTGTCATCAAGAGTAACAAACGTTTTGCTTATCCCTTGTGCAAACACTACAGAATGAGAGAACAACTTAGCATCCATACCCAACAAGCTATTAATATGCTCTTGGGTACTGTCAGTATCCCAACCACCCAAGTCAACACCATCAGGCATCTGCTTGAAGTACAGATTATTTTTATGCTCTCCATGCTTTCTGTAGCGTTCTACTACTATCTCACCATATGTTTCCTCTATTACAAGCTTAACGCTACAATCCTTACCGGCAAAGGTACTAACTACATCATCACCCTTCTGACCCTTCAAAGTCACACCAAACAGACACCAAGTAAGAGCATCCCATATAGATGACTTACCGGCACCTACTTTGCCTAACAACAAAACAAGACCACCGGAATTTAAATTAAACTCCAAGTGGTCCCATCTTTGAAAGTTATTCAATTCAAGAGTTTTGAGTATCATATTAGATGTGATATGTCATAGAGACACCAACAAATGTCTTGGCTTGCTCTTTCAAGAAAGCATTGATCTTTGTCAAACGCAACCCACAGTCGTTAATAAAGGCAATCTTGCTTGAAAAGAACTCCTCTTCATACATGCTGCCTACTCGCATCACTTCAAAATTGGTAGGAGTTATAAGCTCCTGACCATCATCTGACAGAAAAACAGCTCTACCTTTCTTGTCTGCTGTGTACATCGTAGGAAGTTGCTGTGCTCTCAAGGCTTTTATACTATCAACCCTGACATAGTTCTCCCCATTCTTAACTACATTGGTTGTTTTAATGTGAATCATGACTTATTATCCTTTCTGTCCACCTCGCGGTTTACGCTCCCGGCTATTTTTGTGAGTTTGTCGTTTGTTCATCGGAACTGTACTCAGTGTGGCATTACAACAGTTTGAGCGCACCCCTGATTTATAGTAGTGCTTCACTTCCATCTCTTTGGCTCTGCCACACTCATTGCAGATCACTTTGATGCTGCCATGCTGATTCAACAACTGCTTGCTATTAGTCCCTTCAGCCATCTGTATTCACCTCCTCTCCTTTCTGTATACCCCTTTTAATCGACTATATTTGCCTTGAGCCTATCAAATACTGAGGTAGCATACTTTAAGTATCGCTCAGGCTCTGCAATATTCTTATACCCCAAATAAGCATCCACCACCTCAATAGGCTTCTGAGCCTGTTCTACAGCTCTTAGCCGTGGTGCAAACTCCACATCTTTCACAACACGTTCTATTAGAACGTTGTCTAAATCCTCTGGAAAATCCAGCTCAGAGTTAAGCTTAAGCTTATAAAAATACTCAGGCACATAATCCTTCAAAAACCTAACTAAGCCCTTCTTATTTGGTATTACATACTCTACAAACCAAGGAAACTCCGTAGGCACAAAAGTAGCCTTATATTTATCAGAATTGAATGTAATATCCCAAAAGCCCTTATCCTGTCCAACATCTGCAAAAGAATGATGTAGCAGACTACCGACATAAAATACATTATTAGCCAGCAACTGAGGCTTGTGATAATGACCCATAGCTACAAACTGGAAAGCCTCTGGCTGTATCTCTTCCAGGGTTATCTCATAACCAGAAGACGAGGTGTAACCTTTGACAAGCTCAGCCCCAGCCACAGGAATATGAGCAAAAACTTGCTTTACCTTTCTGACTCTACACTCTTGAAACCACTCGACAACCTCTGCTCTGTAGTCACTATAAGGCATATACGCGATAGAATCCATAATAGTAAAATCTTCTATTGCATCTGCATACTCTTCAACACCTCTAACAGATGTAATAGAACCTGACTTGTTAGCTTGATCATGATTACCAGCAACAATAATAACATCAAGACCTACATTCTTCATGGTCTTTATAGAGTCACGCACTATATTATTTACTTCTACTGACAGTATTCCCCTAGAGTGAAATAGATCACCTACTATAATTACATACTTAATCTGATTAGTAACAGCATAGTCTCTTGCTTGTCCTAGACAAGAGACTATGTGCCTCACTCTATTGGTACCGAACTCTGTATCTGGATGGGAAAACTGAGAGTGCTTATGTGCATGTACATCAGCCAGAACTACTACTCTCACGCTTTAGCCTTTCTAATCGGAAGTTTAGGTGCTACCGGGAGTTTCTTCTTTGGATTGTGTTTGGCTCTATCTTTGAACCATTCACCGTTAGGTTCTATTGCGTAGTCAGGATTATGTTCTTTTATTAAAGGCTTAACTACAGTAAACTCAACTTTCTTACCTTCATACTTCAGTACTACCACGGCACCCTTACGTTTTGAGCTATTACGAAACATCTGTGCCCTGTTCTCCACCTCTTCTACAGTGCCATCCATTATGCCTACCATTTCTCCATCCTCATAAATACGCGCATTGCTTACTTTGCGTGTACGATCTTCGGACTTCACAGAAGATTTAGCCATGATAGATTCCCCTTTCAGTTGTCCTCTTCATAGAGGATTTCGTATGAATTATCCTCGGTGTTTACTGCTCTCTGATATATCGGAACTTTCCTCAGTGCCAACTGGAAGCACTCCAGGGTTTTACAGCCCTTCACACATTTTGGTATCTCATTAGTTTTACAAATTAAGCAAGGACTCTTAAGCGTTCTATTAAATAATCTCCTATGCTTAGCTACATCCTGCTGAATCTTCTCCTCAGAATCGATAACAGGTGCTTTGGCTTTTCTTCGCATGACTACCTCAAATTCCTGAACGGCAGCATAAAAGCATGTAAGTTCTTCATATAACTAAAGAACTCGTATTTCATGAATGTGGCTTTCAATTCCTTCTCATCGAACCTTCCCTCATATTTTATATTATATAACTCTTCGTTGATAAATTCAACTGAATAACGCAAATCCATCAACAAAAAATTACGAGCTACGATCTTAGTGCTACTGGCAAGTGCTTGCATTAACTTGCCTTTTTGTCCCTTAGCAACATTAATAATCTCTCTAGCTGAACCATGTTCTAATATAAGAGGTAGAACCCTACCTTCTTTAAAACCTGGAACCCCAGGTATTTCATCAGACTCATCGCCCATTAGCACCCTGGCTTGCAAATACATATCAGGCGTAGGTACTCCAGTTAGCTCCTTAAAATTATCCAGGGTGTAGTACTTCAGAGCCATAGGACGATAAACATGCACCTTCTTAGACACCAGTTGCAGGAAATCCTTGTCCTCAGACAGTATGACTACATCATCATCGATCTGCTTTGCTAATAGAGCAATTATATCATCAGCCTCTATATTAGACCCTTTGTATTGATGGACTCCTGTAGCCATGATAATAGAGAACAAAGCTTTAACTTGATGATTGAACTGAGCATACTCCTCTTGCTCGGCAGGAGTATGCTCTTTCACCTTCTCTGCACGTTTCTTTTTGTAATCAGGGAAAATTATACGACGAGCCATAGGACGATCATCCCACGTCAAATGAACTTCTGAGGCTTTGAACTTTTCTATATTACTTCGTAAAGATCGAAGCATCCCAAAGATAGTAGAGACATGCTCCCCTTTTGAAGTTGTCAACAGAGGAGTGCCTTTCCATATTCGTTTGGCAAGGTTATTGCCATCAACTATTAGAGTTGCCACGGATCAATCCCTAGCACTCTCAAAGCCGCTATGCTATAGTCTCCAGGCAGCTGAACTGGCACCTTAGAATTAGAATGATCCTTTTGTGTCATTCTATTATATAATCTACGTTGCTGCAAAGAACCATACCACCTCAAAAACTTTGTCTTAAGAGTAGCGTCCCAGTTCTTTGCAATATACTGCATTACATAATGATCTTGAGTCATATTTTCAAACGGATCAAATAACCCTTGCCCCTCAAGATACTTACCTTGTGACAGTTCTGTTCTCAGAACCTCTCTGGCTATTGCATCTATCACAGCTCGTCTATTCATACATCACCTCAGATTAGTATATTGCCCTAGCTTCTCAGGGTTTTCCCTAAAATACTGCTCCAACTCCTTGCGACGAAAGTTTGCCCCCTCATACAGATACCAACCACTGGTTGTCTCGCCCTCTTTGTTGCACCCAGGCTTGATAATCCCTTCCCCTCGCAGCAGATCAAAACAACCGCTAGTGTAGTCTAACCCACGATCAAAGTACAGATCAAAGGTAGTCTCTTGGAAAGGCTTGACTATCTTGTTCTTTTTGGCTTGAGCTTTGCCTCGTACTCCTATAATCGGATCATCTTTCTTAGGCTTAGGAGCACCACCTTTTTTGCCTTTGGCTTTAGCTTCTTCCTCTGGCTTCGTTTCTTCTTCCTCATCACCAGTACTGGCTGCTCTAAGCATCTCTATTATAGAAAGCCTAAGCCTGATAGAAGCCCAAAAGCCTAGAGCATCCCCTCCAGTTGTATACTCATCTGAGCCGAACATCACCCCTATCTTATGCTTAAGCTGATTGACAACTACAAAAGCCACATTGTATTTACCTATTAGACTTGTCATCTTCCTGGCACCTACAGTAATGGCTGTAGCTTTCTCTGTTCTGTATCCACCGATATCGTCAACATCAGTGTTCTTCTCTTCCTTAGATGGAACCTGAGCAATACTATCACCAACATAGACAACATAGGCAGTAGGATCAGCCTTGAAAATATTAGACAAAGTAAACTCAGCTTTGTCCCAATAATCTTCTACAGTTTCTGAACGTGTATACAGAAGACGGTCATTATCGACCCCAGCAATCTCGCCAAAGAACCTGTCATAAGCATTCTCCATATCATCCAAAGCTGCTATGCCACCATGCATCTGGCAATTAGCCAACAGAGCATCCACTAGAAAGCTTTTACCTACTGAATTAGCTCCATAAATCTCTATCAACCTGCCAGATGGAGCACCTCCTCCCGTTATCTTGTCCAGCCCCCAATGTCCAAAACTTGTATGACTCTTTATAATAGCAAGATCATTACTGTTATTAAGTCTTGCCATAGAGTCTTTACCAAACTTACCTTGTACGGCCTTAACTGTACTGTCCAGCACTGCATCCAACGGATTTACGGCTTTACTCTGTCTCTTCATTCTTGCTCCTTATAATGATCTGGCTCGTCACACTTGAAATCGAACTCACTGCCAGAAAGACAGTTGCCATCTGAATCTACCAGGATAGGACCACACCCCTCGCACAGCACAGCCCACCCCATTCCAGGTTTAAGCTTCTCAGCTGTCTTAAAATCCCCTTCAGGAAAATCGTACAGCTTAGCACACTGATTACAGAACTCAGCCATCTATCTTCTCCTTTCTAGTATAATATATAGCTAAAGCTGTCCATGTAGCATTACCGGCCAACAAGAACACTCCACCTACGAATGACCAGTACTGCCCCAGCGTAGGATAGTAGTAAAGGTTCCATACCCCCCACATAGAGAAAAAAGCCTGTACACTCCAGTGTACACCTCTTACTTGCTTGTCTTTTAATAGTTTCCTTACATTGAACCAGTACACAGCTCCGCCTACCAATTCAAACAATCCATTTATAGTATCGACGTTCACTTTACCCCCAAACAAAAGGCACTAAGATGTTTAGTCCTAGTGCCTTTTATGGCATCTATTATACCTTGCTATTACTCTTCAGCGTGACGTGTTGCAGCTACTTTCTCTCTGACTACTTGTGCAAGTCGTTTGACTTCCTGCATGTTTTTACGGAGACGAGTACCCGCTACATTGTTACCTCTGGTAAAAAACTTCTCGGCATCCTTTTTCGTTTCAACCAACAGCTTCTCAAGTGCGACAAATTCATCCATGCTAAACTCTCTCCTTTTTTATTATTTCTTTTTCTTTCCTGCATCTTTGCTTTTGAAGCGTTCCAAAGCAGCTTGCATCTCTTTTTCCAACTCCTCCTCAGAATCTCCACCTTCGGCATTTTTTGCCTCAGTTTCCGTTTCGGTTTCCTCCTCCAGGTCATCGCCATATTTCTCAACAAGAGCCAGAATACCCTCTTCAGTACCGTCTTCCTCAAGCCATGATGCATACAGCTTCTTGACCTTAGGAACATCCAAGGGCAACCTTTCAATGTACAGTGCATACTTCTCTTCTGGATCTATTTTTGGCTTACGAACTAGTTTCTTCTGCTCTGGCTCTTCTTCTTTCTCTTTTTTCGCATCTTTCTTTAGAGTAGATTTTTTGGCTGTCTTTTCTTCCTCTCCCTTCCGTTCTTTGAGGATATCTTCTTTGCTCTCACCATCCAACAACCGCTCTTGCTCCTTTGCTGTAAACACCTCAGAATAAGCTAAAGCATTCAAATCTGACAGCTTAACATCTTCCAGTTTGATTCCAAGCTTTGACGGGTTTTTACGAGCTTCAACAGAGTACTCTGTATCCAACTTCTCACCAGTCTTTGTCACTATGAAGTCGTAGTTAAAACCTTTCTCTGCGTCAAACAAATCATCCTGATAATCAATGTGACTGAAGTACTTCAGGATTCCTTCCAGTACCTGAGGACCGTACTGCGCTACTTTGACTTTGTTGTCATTGTCCCTGTCTATTACATTGGAATAGAAACGAGTCTTTGCTCTAAGTTTACCTGCAAGATCTTTGTCTGCTTTATTCTTGGTGCCATACAGACCTTCCACCATGTCACAGAAGAAACACTCACTGCCATCGTAAGCCTTGTTACAGACAACAGCAATAGTATCTTTACCTACCTTAAAGTAGTGAAGATCAACCTCCACATACCAGTCAAGCTCCTCGTCACACAGTATACGAATGTTGTTAGGCCCATCCTGCCACTGTAGAAAATCACCGCCTCCATTTTTCTTCTTAAGTTCTGCTAGTTTTTTCTTTGCGTCTTCTACTGAGAATGCCATGTGTTAATCTCCTTTAAGCTTTTTGATTTTGTCTGCGACTTTCTGCTTGTTTATCTTCAGATCAGCATCAAACTCAGCCCTCATATTGGAAGCGATGCTTATCAGCATATCCTTACGCTGTTCAAAGGCTTGCTTTGCTATTAGCATAAGTCCTTCGTTCTTTTTAGCATTCAAATAAGCTTCCATCTTGGCTTTATGACTAGTGAGCATCTTCATGACTGATTCAACTCCTGCTTCAGTCATCCTGCCATATTTGTCAGTATCCCAATCTTTGCGGATCAAAGGATCAAGCCTTGCTACTTCCAGCTCAAGCTCATTCTTTGCTATTAGAGTTGCGTTCTTTGCCATCTCGCTAAGCACTGCATACCATGCGAACTGAGAAGGTTGATTGGCCAATTCCTCGTTTATTTCAGCTTTGTTTATTTCCAGGTCTTCATTTAAATCGCATTGGTAGCTCCGATCTAGTTTAATAGTAAACTTGAGAATTGCATCAATTTTTGACATGTTGTTTCCTTTTCTCCTTAAGGATGAACTTCATACCGTTCATATTGGTATACTCCTTTATATGGAAAAATCTTTCAGATCAGCCCAACTTTTGTCACTAAGCTTCAAATCAGCTGCCAGAGGTACTCCCAAGTCCCAGTATATCAATGGGTTTTGAGGATTAGACATAACAGAAGTAGCCATCTCTGCTATTATATTAACTTCAGACTTATGAACACAGAACATAATGGAGTCATGAACTGTAGCAATAATTTTTGACTTAAGCTTGTACTTATTTATTAAATCAATGAGGTTTATAATAGCACAAATTGTATACTGTCCTGCTGTACCTTGAATGGGCATATTCAAAGCTTGTCGTAATGCCTCATACTTTGTAAACTTCTGTGAAGAAGTTACGCCCAACAACCTTCGATAATTACCGAACATAGTACTCACATACTTGTGTTCTGTAACAAAATCCTCTACATAATCCAAGAATACCTTAACCCCTGGCATGCTATTAAAATAGTTCTTCTTAAAGTTCTTAGCCTCCTTCTCAGTCACGCCTAAAGCCTCAGCCAAAGCCTTATCACCTTCACCGTAGATGATTCCAAAGTTAATTGTCTTTGCTGCTTTTCTCCACTTGCTGTCCTTGTCTACAATGATCCCCGGCTCAGCTATGTCAGCCATCTTCTGACCAGTAGCTAAGTGAATATCCTGACCATTCCTAAAAATTTCTAACATTACTTCGTCTTGACAATAAGCCGCCAAGATGCGAAGCTCCATTTGAGAATAGTCTGCCTCCATTAACAGATAGTCACTGTCAAATGGTACATACATATTCTTAATGTTAAGCATAGGATCAAAATCAAACCCTATGTCAGCAGCTTTTATGTTCTTTGGAATTTGCTGTAGATTAGGATCAAAGCAAACAAGACGACCTGTAACTGTTATCGGAAGATAAGTACTATGTATTCTCCCATCTAAACAGATATGCCCATGCACAGGTTTAATAAACATCTTGTACAGTGTGGCATACTTCTTATGCTGATTGATAAGAGATACTATCTCATGTACATCCTTAAGCTTTGCAATAGTTTTCTTGCCAGTGCTATATCTCTTACCACTATCTGTCAGCTCCAACCCTTCTGTTGACAACCCCATCTCAGTAAAGAACAGTTCATGTATCTGATCCCCTGAATTAAGATTAAACTTCTTCTCAAGCTTTTTCTCTACTGACAGTACTTCAGGATAACCACGAACTGCATCTTCCAACTGCGCTAGTTTCTTCTCGTAACCCTTCTCCATCATAGACAGAGTAGCTATATCAATCTGAAACCCTGACTTTTCTATACCTTGTATGGCATAGATAGCCGGAATAAACAGATGGTCATGCACCTCCTGAAAGCTATTCCTTGAAGGGAAAACATCACTCATAACTGTACCTGAATCAACACCTCAAACCAGGAATGTACACGAACAAGACTAGGCTCCTGTACCTGTCTATTCCAAGGACGATCCATAAGAATTCTCTTCCCTGGAAAATTAATAAGATTCTTGGGATAGTCATCTATCAGCACATCACCACGTACCATATGTTTTTGACCTGTACAGATGACTCTATCTCGTCCTACAAACGGAACATGTTTATCTATCCATTCAAGCTTCTCAAAATAAGCAAAGCGTGAATCTGTAGGAGATTTTGTAACAAAATAAATATCATGCTTATCCAGATATAGTTGCATGAGTGCATCAACAGACTCTAAGTAAGGCTCACAATTAAGAAACAAACCTTCTACCTTGAGATAGTCGAATATCTTATTACCACACTCTGGCTTGACACACTTTGACCAATTGAAATCATTTATATCTTCTACAGTAAGACAGTCATTATAGTCTCTGTTATACATCTCAAGCCACGGCTTTTCCAACTGAGCCACTACACCATCCATGTCACATAGAATAACCATCAGTTACATCCTTTCCTACAATGATTTTTACGAAAGGTTTCTGTACAATAACAGCGAGACTTCTCTCTGAGCCTCTGCAACTCTGCTAGCACCTCCTCCCTTGTATTAAACAACTGTACATCTTTATGCCATAGCAGTATATTCTCTCTCCGTCCCAGCACCAAGATCGGTATGCCTAAGCCTAAAGCTACTCCAGCCTCAACAAACTTGCCGCCAGCATAATACTCATCATCACTTATAAGCACCATAGCATCTGCTTTCTTAACCTCTTCCGTGTCTCTTACAGCTATAGCCTCTCGCTCCTCTTCAGTGTAGTCAGCTGTACGCTTGAATACCTTGTACACCCAGGTAGAAACAATGTCAAAACCATTGTTGTCAAGAGTACTTGCCATCATCTGAGCTTTGTCTTGCTTGCATGCTGCAACATATATCTTCATACTGTTTCCTCTCTATTAGATAATAGTGGACTAATTTTATGATCGATCCTGATAGATGCATCTGTATCTGCCGCAGCATACGGTATAAGCACCTTCCACGGTATATTCCGATACGAACCGCCACGCTCAGGATCACAGTCCTTGTGCTGTGCTTTGTACCTTTCCAACCCTTCCCAGTAACTACCCATTTCTGGACAAAACTGCCACACTAAATAGTCAAGAGCATGAGTACCTGACAATTCATTTAATAAATAAGACTTCATCATGATATCAGAAACTATGTTATTCAACCTGATTCCTTCGGCTATCTCAAACCACATCAAATCGAACTTTGCATTCTGTAGTATCTTTCTAATATCAGACTCACATATAAGCTTCATCACTGTTTTAGCGTACTCCAGCATCTTCCCTGTAAATACCATCTCTTTGTTATAAATAGGGATGACGTATGACTCATACTCCTTGAAAGAAAACTGACAACAAACAATCTGAGCACCTTCCTTGAACGGATTAAGGCAAGAATCCTCTGTATCGACTGCTACCTCTTCCTGATCGGAGGCATAGTCTAATAGATCATCCAACTTCTTTTTAGTGTCACAGAAGACGTAGTTGACTGGCTGTTCTTCAGTAGGCATGGTACCTGTAAACTCTTTATAGAGCGTCTCCAGGTCTTTCAGAAAGGGATTCAGATAAGTGTCATCCTTTACGACCACTTCAGGGTTCAATGTAGGAACTACTGGAATACCCTCATAATCAAAGATTCGACCTCGCTTAGAGGTTATGCCTGTCTCCCCTAATACAGCCTTGAGAGCCACACCACCTAATAAAAGAATGATCTTTGGTTTGTATACTTCTATCTCTGCTAATAGATAAGGTTTGCAGGTTTTGACTTCTTTATCGGTAGGCTCTCGGTTGAGAGTTTTGTTCCACTTCCTTTGTGTTGGCCTACATTTCACGACATAAGTATAAGCTATTTTATTAGCACTAAATCCATTACCCACCAAAGCCAGCCGCAACAGTTCTCCAGCCTCTCCAACCAGGACACCCCCACACTTATCATCAGATTCATGTGGGCAATCCCCAATCACCAACACATCTGGATTTGGCCTACCTTCTATTCTGATTCTTGGGGTTTCGCACTGAGTATGAAGAGAACAACTTTCTTCAAATTCACATTGCATATTTCACAGTCCTTAGAGACGAGACGAGGGTAAACATGCCTTAGCATGCCTACCCCCTTATCGTTACTTATTTGCTACTACAATTTGCTGATCTTTTTCTAAATTTGACCTCTTTGTTTCACAGCAGCGATCCATCATAGATATCTCTCTTCATCTGGACTCTCCCTTTTATTAGAAGTTTTTTGGGTTAATGGCCATTCCGGTTAAACCTACGGCTAGGTGTTACTGCCGATCTGTGTGGCAGATAGCTTTCCGGCACTAACCCAAACTAATTACTTAGCTTTCGGCATCTCCAAGCTTATGATTCCAGCATTGCTGGTCACAACCTTAATCCCCCGGCTTGCAGAGTATTTTTTAACCCCTGTTGCATCTGGTGTGCTCTGAAGATGTGACAGAAAGACCTTAAAGGTACCGTAGTTATTCAGCTCATGGCACTTGAATTCTTTGGATGTGAGCTTGATAATCTGATCCACGGTATGCGTTCCTTCTTTCAACAGCTCAAAGTACCTTGCAGTCTTGCTACCGGCACGAAATCCAAATTCATCGGTAGTGGTTTTACGTGTCGATTTTTTCGGTGTTTCTGCTGCTGTATTCGCTTTCTGAGCCGGTTTCGCTTTCTTGCCCTTATCTTTCCCTTTACCCTTCTCCTTCGGAGCTTCCTGAACCTTTTTTGAAGCTTCTTTTTTAGGCACAGGTTTTTTCCCCTCTGCTTTTTTAGACTCCTCTTTCTTCACTATTTTACCCGCCTCTTTTTTGGCCGGTTTAGCTGGAGCTTTTTTAGCAGGTTTTGCAGGAGCTTTGGCTGATTTGCCTTTGCCTTTGGCCGGAACTTTGGCCGACACTTCTGGCTCAGGATCTTCCCGCTCGGTAACAACTTCAGGTTCTACCCCTGTCTCAGGTGCCAATTCTTCCCGCTCGGTAATAACCACAGGATCACCTTCCACTGGCTCATTCTTCATGATCCCTTCCAGGTAAGCATCACCTACAGGCTCTTCTGGCTTAGGCTCATCTTTTTTCTTGCCATCTTTCTTCGTAGCTTTTTCTTTCTTAGGAACTACTTTCTTCTCATCCTTCGGTGTAGGTTCACCTTTTGCTTCTTTCCATTCGTTGCAAGCTACAGAATTAGGACAAATAATACATTCTTGTTCTGCCGGATCAAACATTAGGCCAAAACAATCTTCCTTGTCATCATACATCGCTTTAAAATCAGCCATTGTACTTCTCCTTTTCTAATATTGTACTTCACCTTTTTAAATCACATTCCCTATTTATTATAACTCCTATTTTTCAGAAGTCTTGTCAAACTTTTTTATTATGCTGGAATACGATACCCCATTGTCCTCATGGACTGACCACTGAAGTACTCGTTAACTACATCCTGTACTATGGCTTGCAGTCTCTTCTGCTTCTTGTGGAATTTATTATAAGTCCACCCTAAAAATTTAGCGATATGGCTATCTGTAGGAGCTACAGTACTTATCCCCCGCACATCAAAACCTTGCCGATGCAAATGCATCTTTCGAGTATAAGACTCCATCGCAATGTCTTCAACCTCTTTAGGCGTATCTATTAGAACATCAAATAAAACAACCAACTCAGGATCATGGCTTATCAATGACCGTATCTCTCTAATATACTCAGCCATCATAGCCTCCTCAAAACCCTCCCCCCCAATAAGATCAAAAATATCAGTCATATCTACCACATGGTAAGCTTCAGCTACTACAGTCTCAGCTTTAGGCCCATCTTTACGCCTCTGTCTGTTATGATCCCTGTACAACTTACGAAAATGAAACTCTAATTTGCTGTGAAACATCTTGATGAACTCTTCAGGATCATCTTTTCCTTTTTTTCCAAACTCATCCAGTAACAGGGAAAAAGCTAGCCAGCCTTCACCTACAAGGTCTTGAAAATTCAGAGCATAATGGTCATCATCCCCTCGACGTGAGGCTTTTAATTTTATCAACTTACCCGCTGAATTATAAACCTCATCCCAGGTCATTGTATAAGCCCCCTTTTGTTAAAATCGTCTAAAGCCTTTTCCAACTCACTCTCTTGAAAATAATGCCCCCAAAAGAAACCCTGATCCTGCATATTATACCCCCAGGTTACAAACTTGTTATGCCATCTGGCTAAAACCATAGTCAGATGAGAATCACCAGGATGATTACTATAAGGTTTCTCTAGCAGAATGTACTTATCGCCTCTTTCTTGTTTGTTCACAATAGCCCCCTAAAAGGGGAGCTTGCTCTAGTCAAGCCCCCCTGCTCGGCATCAGTTCCCTGTTTTGATTTTCTTCATCTCTTCAGCCAAAGTCCAGAGAGCTTTGTTCAGCCGCACGTCTTCGGTAATGGAATTGACCTGACGAGTGCTCTGCCGACGAACCCTGTGAGTTTCTTCATTGAGCTTGTTATAATGCAAGCCGCCTTTGACCAAGTTTTCCTGAATGATATTATAAGTACCCCAAAGCGTGTTCTGCTGCTCATAATCGGCTCTGCGTCGAACCTGGAGCACCTGTCCCGGCTTTACAGGAATTTCATCAAGCTGTTGCTTCCACTCTTCCAAACCCTCAGCCGGATGTTTAACGAATTTGACCATACGAGAGGCATCAGCCATCACAAGCCGTTCTTCTTCGGTCAAGTCGATATTACGCATCTCCTGAACACTGTTGGCAAGCAGAGGAACATCCTGAATGATTGAAAAGGCACCTTCCAGTACTTCCTGTACCACGTTTTTGCTATGCATTACGGATACCGGAGGTACGAGGTTATCGCCAACAACCAAGCCATTCTCACATACGAAACTGAACAGACCGGCCATCATTTTGTACCGGGACAAACCATCATGAGAGTTTACTATTATAATTTCAGGAGCTACAAGGTTGGAACCTGCCTGGATCATTGACAGGTTAGGGTGACGGAAACGGAGCATGTGCTTCGTGTAATCCCTGCGTCCCTCGTCCCTGGTTCTCGTCTGAGAAGCCTTGAATGGCTGAAACCCTTCGGCCAGAAGAGCGTCAAGCACTTGCACTGTAGGTATGAAGCCATAGCGGTCACTGCGGCTTTCGTGAGGCTCAAGAGCGAAAACTGAAGGAGCTACCCTGCGGATTTCTTCCATGCTCAGTATGCGTTCCATGACTTCTCCTTTCGGTTAGGTGCGTTGTGTTCCGTTGATATTTATATTATACACAACCCTCAAACCATTGCAAGCATATTTCTATTATATTTTTCGGTGGGAGCATAAGAGTATCGAACTCTTATTTTTCGGTAACTTAATGGCACTCCGATGTTTAGGGTAGTAGCCTTACCTCTGTCTCTCCTGTGCCTTAATTAAGTTATGCTACCCGAAAAGTCTTAACCTGTTAAACGAATGCTCCTCAATTGATCTTTATTCTATTATAAAACCTTTGATGGATATTGCAAGCCAAATTATGCTAATTTTACCTCGAAACCTTCATTTTTCATCAGACCTATTCTAATACGAGAGTGCTCAAGTAAATACCAGTTACCAACATCCATAAAGTCATATACGACTAGCCTCATAGACTCACTAGCTCTTAGCCCCCTACCGATCCGCTGGAGCAGCCTAATACCAGACCTACCTCCTGCTGCCAAAATCAAAACTCCTATGTTAGCTATATCCACACCCTCGTCAAGAATAGTAGAGGCTATCAAAGTCTTTAAATTTCCCTGTCTGAACGCTTCAAGCCTGTCCCGGCGCTGCCTACTATCCAGAGAACCATGTACATAATCAGCTCCTGGTATCAATTGCCGTAAATTGTGAATGTGCTGAATTTCTTTAGTAATAATTAAAACGGATTCACCTAGGCTTGCATGTCTGCTTGCTATCTCTCTAATAGCTTCGTTACGCTCTTTACTGTTTACGATACCTCTTGAATAAGCAATATCATACTTAGATGAAAGTATATTAGGAGTATCAACTCTGATAATACGACAGGTGGGTACAGAAGAAACCCCTCGCTGAATTAACTCATCATTGGATATGGTAAACAGCACATCCCCAAAGTATCCTATAAGCTGCATGTTTGTAACTTCATCATTCATCAGAGGAGTACCTGAAAACGCCCCTCTATATATAGCATTACTCTTTTTCAGTATAGTTTTAGCTCTATCATCAGACACATTATGACATTCATCGAAACAAAGAACAGGAGCATTAAGCAAAGACTTGAACTCATCCTTAACCCTCCAAGTCTTCTTCTTTTTGATCCTACCTTTTGTATCTTTACTTACAGCTGGCTCTACAACTGACTGATACATCACCACAGTAATAGACTCAGGTTTAACAATACCATCTCCTACTACTCCTACTGGTACCTGAAGTCTATTGCTTAATCTCTCAGCTGTTTGATGCATAAGAACTTGTCTATGCAACATAATGATTGCATCCATGTTAAGCTTACGCAAAAAATCAGCCATTGCTTCAGTTTTTCCTGCGTTCGTAGCAGCCGCTATAATACCTCGTCTATACTTCAAAAGAGCAGCTACAGCATCAACTTGATAATCCCTTGGTATGACCCCATGCAATGATTCACATATAGGCTCACCTAAGACAGGAATAGCATACATATACTCTACTACAGGCATCTTACCAGTAAACTCTATTATCTTATCGATAACCCTGGTCAATAGGCCAGAAGGAAACTTACCTGTAAGACGACTGAACATATGAGACTTGCCATCCCAAAAATGACGTTTGTATGAATCTACAAACTCACGACCTATCACATCATAAGCAAAAGCTTCATCTAATGCTAACAGTAAGTCTGGAACATCAGTAGTAACTTTTGAGTTAGCTATATCTACTAAAATTCGTACCATCTATTCCTCTTACTGTAGCCTTATGGCATCGGTGATTATACTCGACATTGTGTTATACGTCTTTGCTCTCTTTATAATTTCTTGCATGTCCTTAAAAGAGTGATCGTTTGGATCGCCATGAGATAACAAGACTGCTCCCACTAATGCTCTTGGATTCCTATACAGAATCTCTTTGGCCAACTTGAATGTCTTGTCTTCCACCCCATTATCCAATACAACAATAAACTCCTGCCAATTTTCTATCAACTTGTCTAACTGAGATTCTGACGCTTTATTTCCATTAATAGCTACACCGTTTAAGCCACAAGTCATTGCTGAGGCCCATCCCTCGGCTATAACTACCCGTTTAAACATACTTGCCCTGTCAAAGTTGAACAGGTACTCTGATTTTCCGTATCTGAAAGCCCCATCAGGAGGATTGAGAATTTTTAGGTCTGAGTGTATTAGATAACTCCTAGCTTGAAAGTACACTAGCTCCTTATGCTCGTAAAATGGAATAATCGCTCTACCGGCGTAGTCTCCTGAATTAGCATAACGGATATCGTACAAAGCTATTAACGAGTCGCTGAATTGTCTATTATTTAAATACCTTCTCGCTTTCTTTGCAAAAAAATCATCTGAGTCCAACGGGCTTGGGAATTGTGTTATATCAAAAGGCTCACCTTTATACGATGTTTCAATGCTTTCAACGGGTTTATCAAAGCTTAAATTAGCCAATTTATTTAATATGGCTTCTGTTGTGGCAACTGTACCCTTATAGCTTTCGTAACTGTGTAATAGATGATAGTAAGCTGCTAACTGTTGAATAGTAGCAACGCACCCTCTTCGATGACAATAACACCAACCCCGTACTCCCTCCCTAACCACACTCTCGTTCACATACATGTGCATACCAGTGTCATTGCACTTAAAGCAATTAATAGCAAACTCAGTATGCTTAGGAAGTGGTCTGGTTTTTACACCAATCTCATTCAATGCAAGTTTCAAAGAACTCACTTCTTCTTACCATCCTTTTTCTCATCTTTATCGAAATCAGCCCCAGTAACTTCTTCCAGAAACTTGACTCGCATAATATCATAGATGGTGCTATACAGAAGTGTTTGATACTTCTTATCGTCCCTGTTCTTTGCCAGGAAGAGCCTTGTAAGGTCTTCCTCAGCCTCTGACTTTGTTTGACAAAGAGCAGCGATAACATCTGCTATTTTGGCCTGGGCATAAGCTTCCCCAAGGTCTTCAATTGATACGTGCTTCTTGTTAACTGCACTCTGCTTTGTTTGAGCTGCTGTCCAGATAGGAATCCCCAGCTCATCCCCTAACCCTCGTAAATCCTCAACAATCTCCTCAATCTGTATGTGTTTATCTTGTCTGGAGGACGGTTTCATAATAGAAGCATAATCAACCAGAAGCAACTCAGGTACAAAGTTTTCGAGCTTCAAAAAAGCAAGATAAGCTCTCAACTCTGCTACAGAAAGTCCCTTTGTTGGGAATTTTTCTATTACTAGATCACAATGGTAAGCATTCTGTAAGGTAACAAGAGATTTTGCAAGCTCCTCTGAGCCTGTTTGCAGAATCGCTTTTGTTTTTCCGGTAAGATTTCGGTCATATCTAAGAGCCACCTTCTTCTTAGACATTTCCAGTGTGATATGCAGAACTTTCTTCCGCAAACGTAAGGCATTTGCACCAAAGAGCGTGAGCCAGATAGATTTGCCCACGTTGGTTGGAGCAAGAATGACACCAAGTTCCCCCGGTCCCAAGCCTCCACCGATCTTGTTATCAAAGTCAGGAAAGCCTGTTGGAATCCGTATATCCGTATCTGGTGCATACCTTTCTCGGACATTCTTCTCATCAAAATACCTGTAAACCTCCCGCTTGAATTCGGTAACGCTAAATGCTTTCTGCAAAATTGCCTGCATTTTGTCGTATTTTCGATCTTGCCATAAATCGGCACATTCCGCAAGAGCGTTTCTTACTTCATGTGCTTTTACGAACTCACGCACCTGTTTTGCTATGAAATCCTTCTCTGGCAAAGAATCAGCAAACACATCTTCAATCATATCGAAGTATTTGACTGGATTCTTTCTCTTAACAGTCTTCAAATAGTCCTTTGTTAGCTGAGCAAGAGCCAAGGGTGTTGGAGCATCGTTAAACTCCCTGAAGTATTCCTCTGTCAGTCGCACTAAGTCTACTAGCACTTCTGAATCAAAATATGCAGGTTTAACAAGCTCTACTGACTGTGCCAAGAACAATCTGTCCTGTACCATAACAGACAGAATCTTCTGCTGCATGTCTATGTCAAAAGTTTCTACATCCATAATGTCACAGCCCTTTCACTTCTTTAGCTACTGACAGCACTGTTTGATAGAAATCCTTATCTTTTCTCATTCTTATCAAAGGAGCTATCATATCCTCACTGAAAGCTGTGTTAGTACTGTTTATATAATTCAGAAATGTTGTATTGGTAAGCAGATAGATTGGTGACAGCATATTTTCTAACATAATCAGGAGTTGTAGTTCTGTTAGATCAGGATTAGCTTTTCGGAAGGATTCTACAGTTTCTACAGAACTTTTGAGCTGTTGAGCTATCTTGCTGCTTTCTGACTTCATGGCAGATGCAAGCATTCCAGTTTCGAGCTTCTCTTGGATGTATCTATTATAATTCTCTTCAGCCCACATGCCAGCTAGCATGTTTGGGTAAGGGTAAGTTTTTCCTCCAAAATTTCTACCTCTGAATGCCTTGAATTGAACTTCGATGTACAACTCTTCAGGATAACAGAAAGCTGACAGTAGAGCATACAAACGCTGGAAAGATTTCCAATTCTTGCTTTTTCTAGCTACGACAGGTTTAGGTGACAGAGCATGCCGGATTACTCCAGTGTATTTCAAAAACATCTTATCGTATATTATAGACAACTTGTAGATTTCTTTTTCAGTCCCTATGAAATTTTTTTCAGACAGAGCTAAAAGCTTTTGATTTGCTTTCTCTCTAATATCAAATATTGTTTTTACAGGTCTGACAGCTGATATGGTTTCCTTTGATTCAACTTCTAATAGCATTTGTTATTACCTCAGATTCTCAAGAAGTGGACTAAGAGAAAATTTTAATTTTCTCCCATTTTTACGAAGTAAAAATGATTGAGTACAAAGAGTATTTTAGTATAGTTATATACTATATTTTTGAGCGGATTCATAAACTGATGAATTCCTTAAGTAATAAATAACTAATATAAACATTTTTGTCGTCATGTTATATATTAGACTTTAGTGCGTTTAGAGCATCGGAAAGTACTATGTAATATGTTCTAATAGGAAAACCAATTCGCATGGTTCTGAGTACCTTCTTCTCTTTTAATATAATCTTTGCACGTTGTAGTTGATTGTATGAAATGTTGAGTTCATCGGTGAGATTTTTATCGGTGAATCGTGCAGGATTGCTTTTGCTTGCTCCCTCATTCAACAACTTCTGTAACAAAATTAAAGCTGAGATGTTGGATGTTACAGGGAGAATGCTTACGTCAATATGGCTAATAGATGGTTGCTTCTGCAATTTTTGACTCCTTCATAGTTATTTGGTGCAGACACGAAAGCCCTACAAGGTTTCTTCCCGGTAGGACTTCACATGTTATATCCTCTACAAAGGATTTACAACCTATTTTTGGATAATTTTACAGTTTAGGTTGCATCGGCTGGAGTTTATCCAGCAGATCGTTGATTTTCTTGATCTTTTCTTCTGGCGATTCATCGGACTTTTCCATCGTATTCATCAAGTTATTAGCAAGTTGAATAGCTGGAGGAGTTAAAACTGTGGCCAGCTGAAGGATTGCAAGTACAAGTTGAGGGTTCATTATTTACCTCCCACTGGCGCTGGAGCAGTAGTACCTAGAAGAGCCAAAGTCAAGCTCTCAAGCATCTGTTTATCTAATAGAAAGCGATTGACAGCTTCAAGGTATGCAGTATGCTTATTCGGATCATTGTTTGAAACAATCGATTCTCTCAAAGCAACAAGCAATAGTTTGTAAGAGCCTAAAGCTTGATTGTATACCGGAGTAATCTTATTATATGTCTCTTTAGATATTTGACCGGCTGCATACAAAGATTCACAGAGAGGTGGTACTGCTTGCAAGGCCACACCCAAACTGTCAACAGTCTGTTCTGCTGCCTGTTGAGCCTGCTGTACAGGTGTAAGGCTGGAGTTACTTCCTACAGTAGCACATCCAGTAAAGACAAACAGCATCAATACTGTACACAACATAGTTAACTTTCTCATTCTGGTTTGTTCTCCTTTTTGTCAGATAGTTTCTGGTACCCTAAGGCAGATATTGCGCCGATGAAAGCTGAAGCAATCATCTTCAATAGCTCCATGTTCTTGTCAGGTACTGGTACCCAAAAACTGAGTAGAGCTATTATGCATAATGTCAGTGCAAATAGCGTGTTCGTAAGCATACCTTTCTCACCCCTTTCACGTTGTTAGAGAATACTCAAAGTGCATACCATCTAATCTTTTATTATAGTCTCCTCCCCAAAAAAAGCCATGCTTGTTAGCTATCTCTATTAGAGGTCTGACTGTGCCCTTGCCGGTGGCTGGTTTAGAACCTAGAGGATTCCATTCAACATTGATATCAAAAGCTGTACCGAATGAATGGTTACTGAGTGTTTTTTCACTACCTCGGATCATACGAGGGTAGAAAGATCCTCCCCAGGTCAATACGTACTTCAGCAATCCTGCTGCTTCCCACTCAGCGAACATAGCTTTCATGGCTTCAGCAGCTTTTTTGTGCATGTAAATATCACAGCTTTTAGGAGCACCTTTAACCCCTTTAAGTTGCGGTATATCTATTAAAACAATGTTGTTCTTTATCCAATTGCCAAGAATCTGTATTTCGCCGTTTGGTTTCTTGTTGTATTTAAAATAACCAAAAATTTTCATCCTCTCAGCGTTGGAGGTAACAGGCTTCAGTGCCATTATCTTCTATCCTCTATATGGTTCATATGAAAGTTTTGCTCAGCCCTCACTTCTGGAGCACCTGACTTCTCTCCTATTTTCCAATCTTTGAAATCACTGAGATGAGTTACTACCATAAAGAACATAAATATAATAGCAATCCAAGCAAATAGGTTTGCTGTGTTTTTCCTGATCCCAGGCCAGAGATTGTTCTGATCTTTAAGCTGAGCTATCTTCTCGTTTACCAGCAGAGTAGTGCTGATGTTGGCTACTGACTCTTTAATATCTTTCACATCAGATTTAATTTCGCTAATGTGCTCCTGAGTAGTTTCGCTCCAAAGCTTTAAGGTGAGCACACCCTCTTCAAGAGTCTTTATTCTTTTTTCTTCTCTGTCATCAAGCACCCCATACTCCCTTCAAGTGAATTATCTGTAACGAATACAAGGCAGCAGTGCGATATTGTGTGGTCTAGTTTCAGTTCCTCCTCCAGCTTCATCTGTCCAAGGAAGAGCATTATCCCAGTCAGTACTGTCAGTACCAGGATTAGCTAAACCATAAGCCATATTATAACCAAAGATATGCTCAGTGTTATTACCACCACCCCAAGGCACAGTATGTTTATGTGCTTTGAAGTTATCTGTTTGTGTACCTCCAAAAGCTCTATTAGCATCTAGTCCAGTAGAGGTACCATTCCAACCACGAACAAACTGACCTTTCATATCTGGCAGATTGAATGTGGTTGTTCCATCTCCAACCCCGAACGCGGTACCAATGGCCGCGTATAGTGTTGAATATGTGGTTCTACTGATAGCTGAACCGTCACATACAAGCCAACCAGCAGGTACAGTAGAACGAGCAAAAAAAGCAACTTGAGCAATGTACTCAGCACTACTACCTCCCCACAGCCTACGTTTGTCTATCATCATGCTGGATACTATGTCACCACTCGCTGTTCTATTTATAATAGCTATTTGGCATACCCAGTGATATCTTTGGCTGCTGTCGGTGTAGTTTACCATGCTACCGTTATTCTCAGCTACTTTAACCGCCCAATTTAACTTGAGCCTGCAAGAAGTTCTAATGTTAAGAGTCGGATCTTTGATTTCAGGATCAGCTATGTCGTTAATTTCATCGTACCATACATCAAGATATACATTATCGATACGAGGACCACTTGGAGAAGTTAAACTAGGCTGAGAATTAGGCTGAGTAAGGTAAGTACAATCTATTGAGTTAGAAAGATACCAACCATCTAATAGATACTTACCTGCTTTGACAGTAAAATTGTTTGCTGCTCCTGTACCTACGCAGAGAAAACCATTATCATTGGTACCATCACCAACTATCATGTAAGCTATCCTACGAAGATAGGTAAGCTGCATTTCTTGCAAAGCATTGAACTCATCATCTGGTACAGGTACTCCCATCTCCTTAAGTACCATAAGATAGTTATCAGTCTCATCATAGCTGAAGCGAGAATAGTTGCCTGTCCAGTTAGTGCCTTTTTGCATTGTTCAATCCTTTATGAATGTTGTAATACAATCGGTATGTAGATCAAACTCCCTGGTGCTGTTCTCCATTGAGGGTCGTTTGTTGTCTCTCCAACAGTATTTGTGTGCAAATAACCGCTCTGTATGTAGTATACCGGAAAACACCCAGCAGCTCTATACCTGTTAACTACATCTATTATAGCATCAATCTCTGCTTGTGAGAGTGTAGTAAGATCAATGCCATTAAACTTGATTCCAAAGGTATTTCTCAGAACAGGGTACTCATCAGTAACGTTTACTGAGTATCCTAATTGAGAGAGCATTAACTTTATAAGAGCCTTTTCATTTATTTTGATAGCTGCAATACCAGCCATTGCTCGTCTGAACAGCACAGCATCTTCTTCAGCTGTAAACCTTTGAAATCCAAAGTATTTACACCAAAGAGTAAGCCAATCGTTGTCCGATCTTCCGAAATAGATTTCCTCCTTGCCAGCGATATAATCACTAATGTTACCCATAAGAAACTGCTCTATCGCTGAGACTATCCTACGATTAAGAGAAGTTTCATAATATACAGTACTGCTTACAATAGGACCATTGGTAAGAGTATGACTTCTCAAGTTGTTCCACTCTGTATTTATAGTCTCCACAGTGAAACCAGCATCAGAAACAAGCTGACTAACTTCTGCTATAGTTTTATTAGCAATATCTATCTCTTTCTCTTCCTCAGGTACACGTATTATCAGAGTTTTCATGTCTGGAGATACTCTGACATGGTTTACCCTATCGTCTATTACTCTGAATATAGGAGTAGGGTAGCTATCTTTGTCAAAATAAGGAGGAAGATGCTCTACTAGATTCAGAGGACTTACAGGATAGGTTATTGCCTGTGAGGGAGTGAGAGGTGGAGGAAGAGGTGGTTTTACTATGTCAACAGGAGCTGTGGTAGCATGCACCTGTCTTGAAGCTGGACCCTCTCCTATGTCATTCACAGCTGTCACTACATAGAAATATGTAGAGTTAGACATAAGACCTATGTGTACGTATGGGGAAGAAGCGGCTACAAGTTTGTAACCGCTCAGTGTTGTGACTCCATATATTGTTGACCAATACACATGGTAGAACATTGCCTGTGGAACAGGACTCCAAGACAGGCGTACTTGATTATTCTGACCGATAGCACTTACGCCTAATGGAGCTACAGGAGTTCCTGTCTCAGTAGTCCAAGAGTTAAGGGTTATAGCAAAACCTGTAATAGAGTATGCAGATAGGTTCTCAGGACTTAACCTAGATCGTCCTGTTACAGTAAGTTTTCCCATATTACACCTCTGTTATAACAAGAGTGAAGAAATGATATCCATCAGCTGGATTGTTCTGTTTCAAAATATCTGCATACAACCTGATAGTTTGAGAGTATCCGTTAGAGGGAACTGGTATAGCTACGTTAGCTTCGCTTCTTGCAGTAACTGATGTAGCTTTGGTTACTCCATTATCCAGTGATAGTTTGAAGTAGTTTGTTATTACAGCATCACCATTATATTTAACAGCTCCTACTGTAACAGTATAGCTGTGAGCAGAGCCATCTTTGTTATAAATCTTGAAATCAACATAGTTGGAGAAATTTGCACTGTCTGGAATGTTAGGGAAAGCCAACGGATACTCAGACGTATACTCAGCAGCTTTATCTGCTCTCCACACTTCTATTTTCGGTGATGTATATGTACCAAAAACATGAGCACAGTAAATTGATCCACCATTAGTATTTGATAGTCTAATCCAAGTAGCCAAAGCATCATTCATACTGAATGTTGTGTAGTTAGGCGTAAGGTAAGTACCGTTATTTATTACAGTAGACCATGTTCCATCTAACCCATCCGTTGAATCAGTGGAAACTTCTATCTTAATAGATGTGCTACTCTGATTGAACTTTAATTTCATTGTATTGATAGCCACAGTACCAGGCAAATGAATCATCAATCCTTTCCCTGTGAAATCTACAGTGTTACCTGAATATTGATCCCCATCCAAAATCTCTTCGTTACCCGCAGTCATCAAGGATTTAACCCCCGATGAGGTTGTCCACATGTAAGCAGTGCAATCATCTACACTCCACCGAAGTCTATTCTGGCCTACTCCCACAGGATCAGGGCTAGCAGCACCGAACATGTAAGCACCTACATCCCAAATAGCCCTTGCTGTGGCCGTAACGTCTTTGGTAAATGACGTAGCACAACTTGTGCCTTTGGCTATATCAGGACTTGTAGTTTGCAGGCCAAGATTTAGACTACTCAGGTTAGTACTTATGAAGTTAGGGTTAGCATTGATATCTAATAGAGAATGTATACCATGAGTATCAAATGCCAAAGCTTTCCAAGCAGCAAGAGTCTGAGATGCTCCTAAATAAGTTAAAGGACTTGGATTATCCGTGTAGAAGTGGTTATAATCTGACACAAAACCAGTTCCTTGACCTGTAGCTACGTTTACCGTCTGTCTGATAGGACTTGATACACCTATCATATGAAAAAAGATGTTGTTCTTCACATCCGTTCCTGAACAATTATAAGCTCCAGCTGCTTCAAGCTTAAGTCCGTCTATCCACCCTTTCCCAGCAGACCCATAGATAGTGTTATTGTAGATACCAATGTTCTGTGGAGCTTGCAGATGAATAGCAGCTGTGCCTATGCCAGTCTGTTCCAGTCTTCCTATTAGAACGTTACTATGCACTACCCAGTTGGAAGCTGGTTTGTTGGAGTTATTCTGGAGACTGATCCCATAAGTACAATTGTCTATTATATTACCATGTACCCAACCCCACCAGCCATTATTCAGAGAACCAGCGTCTATCGGGCCTACTCCGTAAGGCACGTTAGTGTTCCATGGAGTAGTGAGGTCTTTAACATAATTGTAACGAGTGATACTGTAGCGTAGACCGTACATCCCACTACGACAACCAGGACCAGTAATTATATTATACTCGTACAAGCAACCTTCACCACCTGGAGGAAGAGCGTTAAACCCTATGTTAGTACAGGTATTTCCAATGCAGATTGTATACATAGACCTGCCTGTATACACACTACTCGACTTAATGTTCTCAAAAGTGTTACCGATCAGCTGTAAATATAAAGCATCTCCTACAGTATTTGCTATAGCAGCTGTAGTTACGTTGGTGTCTGTATTACAAAGGTTAAACCTCAAGTCTTCAAATTTAATGTGGTTCTTACCATTCAGCTCTATCAGCTTGAGCTTGTCACCAGCTTCTACTGTACCGCTACCGTTTACATCACCAGTAATAGTGGCATAACCAGTACCCCATGAAGGTATAGATTTGAATGTAATTGGTCTACATATAGTGTAAGAAATAGTAGCTACAGCATGCCCTATTCCTACGTAGTTTCTGAGAGTAAGCTGACCATTACTTGAGATTGAACTTATCTGGTGCAGACCTACTGATTCGACATAAGTATTAATCGAACTGTCAAGACTGTGCCAGATATACACATAGTCAGACGTTCTAACAGCACTTGATACAAAGGTTCCAGAGGTATCAGATAGTACTCCTGTAGAAGTTAAAGTACCTGTAGTCCCTGAACAAACAGTAGCCCCTTCGGTTGCCATTGTTATCAGATCAGGACGATAAGTTACACCTTTTTTAAAGGTTACTGAATCCCCAGGTGTTAAGGTTGTTGAGGCAGCAATTCCTGTAGCAGCAGCATCACCAGGACAATGTTGGAAAGGAGCATCAGTAGTTTTACCTACGTTAGTATCGCTTCCTGAAACAAAATCTACGTAATAGGCAATTCCTGTAGCCTCATCTCCAGGTTCTTCGGGGTCTTCAGGGGGAGGTGGAGGCTCATCCGGTGGCACATCCACAAGCCCATACTCATTTGCCCCTATGTCATAAGTAGTGCCGGTAAAAGGATAGCCTCTACCCATATCCTTGCCTACATTGATACAAGGTGAGTTTACTTGCAGTTTGAAATCCTTGATTGAAGTATCAACATACAAAGGATTTGTGCTTAGCAAGTTATTAGCGATACTTTGGCCACTGGCACTACCAAGATTCCAGTTACTGGAGTTGTTATAGAAACAGTTATTCTGAATCTCAACACCAGCTAAACCACCTGAGTTATTACATCCTCCAGTACAGTATGTGACTATGTTATTATCAAATTTCAGGTTCTGTAGACTTGATACAGAATTACTGAAAGCAGGACCACTGTTGTTGAATGTATTATTGAATATAAGAGCTGTAGCTATAGTAACAGAACCATTATTGTTAGTGAATCCAATACAAGGTGAGCCAGTGTGGCCGTCGTAGAAAGTATTATAACAGAAGATCATGTTACTGAAGTATGTAACAGGAGGATACGGACTCCACACTCTAAGACCAAAGCAGTTGTCATAGTTTGTAGTTGTGCCATAACCATATATCTTGTTTTTGTATACAGTCATCTCAGGTACAGCAAACTCATTCGCAATCATGTTTATGAGAGTGTTGTGGTGGAAGTAAAAAGCTCTCGTCCCACCCATAAGTTGACCTTTAACCAATGAGATATATCCGTTGTTGAATGTACAGCTATACATCTCTGTGTTATTTACAAGATTCCATAGCTCAATGTTAAGCTTTTCATCCCTGCCATCCCAGCCATCGACATAAACAGTACAGTTATAAAACTTACAGTTGTTGAGCCAGCCTGGATTGGAGAGCTTCATAGCATAACCGCCTGTACCACGCTCATCAAAAATACAATCCCGAACGATCATATCTTTCAAGCAGCTCCCACGGAAAGCAGCTGTATACTGAGAGGCATAGTCACAAGCTGTGAAATTGCAGTTATAAAGCTGACAGCCTGTTTGCCATGTAGTAGGAGGAGAGGTATCACTGACCTCACCACTCCAAGACAAGGCACCTAAAAATTCAAGACAGAAGCCAGTTCCTGAGCCACTGAAGTACTTAAAGTCGCAATCATGTATTATAACGTTATCACGTTTCCAGAAACTCCCTACAGCAGCACATGATCTGCTGCTGGCACTAGTGCCACCCATAAACGTGATATTAGAAATATTGTGTCCACCACTACCGTAACTGCGACAATTGAAATAGTAAGACCCTCCAACTCTACAATTTATGAAGGTAGAGGATTTTCCTGCACCTCTTACGTTGACACCGAGAGCAAGATTGCATTGGGCATAATCAGTATACGTTCCAGCAGCTACATTTATAGTGTAACCAGAGGTGGCTACAGAGCATGCTTTGGACAAAGTAGCAAACGGAGAAGCCAATGTACCTGGATTACTGTCGTTACCTGTGGTCGCTACATAATAGTTGAGAGCACTACCTCCTCCGGTAGAAGCTGTGAATGGGAACACAGTGTCATCTCCATCAGTAGGAGGAATAGGATTCATCGGTGATATTTCAGGTCCAATAGGTGGCCAATTTAGAGCCGATCCCATCCATGAAGGTTTGGCAGACAAGTACAAAGAAGCAGGAAGCTCATGTGAGTCAGTTCCATTCCAAATCACAGCGTTCTGTACACAGTTCCAATCACCGTGTCTTAAAAGTGTGTCAAAAACGTTAGCACTATTACCAGATGCTCCGTTATCACTGTCATAAACATAACCTGTTCTGTATATACTTCTTCCACCTTCAGGTATGTCCACACCATTATACAGAACAGCATTCTCAGAACCTTGTCCGATGATGTTACCTATGGTTGAGTAGTAACGTGAGTTGAACTGAAGCTCTATATCAAAAGCCCCACAGTTACCTGTCTGAAATCTCCTACTGTCAAGATAGATTCTATTTCTAAGAAGGACGTTATGGCTACCACTACCCCACACGTTGTCTCCAGAGAACCTTGCTTCCATGATATTACCTTCAAACAGGTTGTATGCACAGTGTCCACCGTGTACACTCACACCGTTTGCAGCCCACCCTGAAGCACCACCAACTAAATGATGTATCCAGTTATAACTGTAAACATTACCCATGACACAGTAAGCCATTGTAAGAGCGGGGGAGACATGATAAATGAGACTATTTTCAAGTAAACAAGAAGCCGCTGGGCCTACCCACACTCCATATCCATTAGAGGCTCCAACCTGTTCGTGAAATGAGCAACCTCTAATGGTGGTCCTGAAGTTCCGGCGCATCCGAACCACACATGCATAGGAGTGTTTGCCCTCTACATTCAGAAGCCAACAATTGGAGGTACCCAAAAAGCCTATTACAGCAGGATCACCTGTTTCATGTTTTACTTTATCGTCTACGTTACTTACGGTCATGTCTTCTATACCGGCGTAGATCGTAGGACTATTAAGTTTTATAACTTGTGGCACTCTAGCTGTAGAGAAGTTCCAATGTAAAGGAACGTCTAATGTAATAGTCGTTCCACTGATAGCAGTAATAGTATTTATCTGACCATTGTATCTATTACCATCTCTAGCGTTCCAAGTAGCTGTACCATTACTACCTGTATTAGTGACAGGAGGATCACCATTAGCATCCCCGATTTCGTCAAGTAGAAATATATCGCCTACTGACCAACCAGTAGCAGATGCTGTAACTATTTGAGTCGATCCTTTGGTATAGCCTGATACTACATTGATTCCATTAGCATCCTGCCACATACCATTATCAAATCCCACTATAAAATAAAGATCAGTAGCAGCACTACCGGCTCGTAAAATAGTTGAGCCTATACCGTTTCCTCTCAGTGTTTTATTACTTGGAACTTTGATCCTGGCGTTGACATAGAAAGTTCCAGCTGCAAGCTTTACAACTTGATAAGCTGGACAGTTGGCGAGAGCGTTGGTGATTGCTGCGTAGTCAGAAGCTCCAGTGGTGTCTGTAGAGGGAGATATGGTAGTGTACACAGTAAGTCGTGTAGGTATTCCATTTTTAACTCCAGCGTTTCCGTTCCACGTAGAGTTTCTATTAATAGGAAGAGTATAGACAGCCATTTATAATCGCTCCTTTGTTTATCCAGCTACTATTGCCAGGGTGCCTAGAATGGCTATTTCATGTGTGCCTACTGCGATATCAGCTTGTGGAGATGATATGGTTATATCACGAACTCCAGCATTGGAATAGAAAGTATCCGCAATAAGCTTCTCGTAGTTCACCGTTTGACCAATATCAAGCTTTGAAAAATAATAACTGACAGCAGACTCTACATAAGGTTTAACTCCGTAGAAGTCATCAGCAGTAAGAGTCAGAGTCATATCTATCGCAACAGGAGACACGGATGAAACTACTACTTTTACCCCTGCTGCTTTGTACCCTTCTATCAGTATACCATCGCTGTTGGTATAGCCGTCTATTATCTGTTGTGCTTTCGTTACAAGACCTCCAGAAGCAGTACCAGTTCCATTATCGATGAAACAATCTACATACCCCAAGTTTGAAGGGAAATCATAAGCTTTTACTCTGATTACTCGCTCAGTAACATTACCAGCAACGTCTGTCAAAGCAGCAAGAGATGCTCCGTACTGTATAGCAGCAATGGTTCCTCTGGACAAAGAATCTATGTACTGAGTGAACCTGTAAAACAAAGATGATTGACTCTCTGTATCTGTGCCGCCTGAAATAGCTGATGCTGTTTTTGCCCAGCTCACCCCATACATTGGATTAGTAATATTAACTGGAGTATTAGGAGAGAATATATTATAAGATGATCCGTATGTAGTAGCAATTACGGTAACATCTATTGAGTATGTGCCTAGAGCTATTGTAGCATCAGCCAGGGTCTTGTAAGTGTTGCCTGAAGCAGCCGCTACGATTGTTCCAGCAGGTACAACCGTGTCTGTAGTCGCAGGGTTATCTCTTCCGAATGTAATCAAACCAGAAGCATATGTACCTTGTACCGGGACAAAGTTAAAAGCCGACAGTATTGATTCTTGAATCGCTTTCTGAATACCTTGCCAGAGCCGGAAGTATATTTCTTCTTCCTCCTGAGCTACAGCCTCCAGCATACATCGCATTACAGCTCCTACGTTGAAGTCAGTAAGCTCGTTATCTGAATAATAGATATAGTTCAGTAGACTGGCTTTCAGCAGCTCAAAGTCTTTTACCTCAAAGTTTGCCACAATTTATCCCCTTTATAATATTACTTGTTGCCCTGGTATTCTGAGTGCAATAGATGTTGCAAAATTACCTATCAGTTGCAAAGCAGCAACTATTTCGATTGAATCATGTCCATCGTATTCAGCGGTCAAAGACGAGAGGGATTCTACTCGTAAGTCTTCTAATATAGTTCTTGCCGCTTCAGCTTTTATCATCTCCAGAGAAGATAGCTCACCTACCTTGCCTATGTAAGTTGGTAGTTTGGTTCCGTAATCAGGGTAGTAGTACAGCCCACCTTTCAATACCTTGAACTTATGCTGAATGGCTTGTTTTATATTAGCAGCTCCTTTGTAAGTCAGTAAATCATGTCCTTCGTTACTACCTACTATAGCAAGTTGACCATTAACTAGTCCTATATCTGTACCCATGAGTATATCAAGATAGTTTATATTACTGATGTTTCTCTCAGTGAAATATATGTTTTCGCTCTCTTCATCAGAGAATGACAGCATGATACTATCACCTGGATAGAGTACTTTACCTCCATAGTATTCACCTTGCCTACCGATGTAAGGATACTCTAAGTTGTTATCGATAGCTATCTTAACCCACACATTAGGATTAGAATAGAATCTCTTAGCAATATCTCTGAGTGAATCATTCTCTTGTATGATGTATTTTCTTATCATTTTATTGAGTTAAATCCTATCTTTGTGTTGTCAGAGATTAGAGTGGTTCCGCACCCGCTGGCTTTAAGGCTTGCGATAAGTTGTTTAATACTATCGATTGACGAAGAAACAAGGTCAATTGGGAGTTTTATAAGTGTAAGTAGAGCACATTTAAGCTGTTTGTACACATTAACTAGACCGAACAACGGAGAAAGAACAGTCTTGACTGTAGTTTTAATATCATTGATCGCGTTGTTAATAGTATTAACTGTAGTTTGCGCTATATATACCGCCTTTTGCATGTTCTTGAAGATAGTATTCTGGTACAACATCTGCTCGACTTTATCTTTTATATCTGCGTAAGTATTACGTATTTTTGTAGGAAAGTCTGTAATAGCAGTATTATTTATTGTAGTACCTAGATAGGAGTTTAGCCCTCCGTAGTTAGCCCCGGCAGAGGTCATTAGCTCACCCATCTCATCAAGAGCTACTTTATTTCTTTTAATAGAATCTGCTACAGCTACAATCCTAATATCAGGTCTATTTACATTGTTGGCTATAGAGTCAGAAACTTTGGTGATAGTAGAGAATGGTTTTACTCCTACGAGGTTTATGTCATAGAAATAATACATAGGTCTATCGCAGGAACGTATCTTATCAGGCAGTTTAGTAGGCTCAACAAACCACCAATCCTGAAAAGTGTCAGACCAATTGATTAGAACCATCTGATTAGGCGGCTTCATGTCCTTCAAAGCCAACACGTTTTGCTTTGCATAAGCTTCAAACAGCTCGAAAAGCAGAGCATAAGCCTGATACCCATCTAAAGCTTGCTGTCCACCCTGACCCCTGGCCATTCTAAACCCAGTATGACCTCGTATTGTCCAGGTAGGAAGACCCTCACCCCATACTTGCACAAGACCTACAGGATTAGTATCAGCATCAAAACAGATCGAAGGTGTAACTTCGCTTCTCATAGGTTGACTTCTGATAAGATCAGTAGGGTTTATCTGAAAAGTGTATGCAGGTTCACTGCTAGTCGTGATACGAGAATCCCATCCACTGATAGGAGAACCACCACCATCAGTCACCATTATTGTAATGGTCTGTTTGGCTTGTTGTACTAAACTTTCCCTGCTTAAACCGTTCATTTTTTGTTTACCCTCTTATAAGATAATATCCTAATTTACATAGAAGGAGTAGGGGGAGGTGAGTTATCATGCTGATGAAGATTGTAAGTAGCTCTCATTCCTGACATACAGAATGTTGGCATAGTTCCATTCATGTCGTACACTTGAGCCACAGCTTTTATGTCAGTATCACATAGTATATTATTAGTTGTATGCAGTGTACCGTTGATAGTTACAGCAGTCTGTCCACCTATCCCAGTCAAATAGAAAGTAGGAGCGCTGGCTGACACGTTACCTGCGTTATCAATGCTAAGTGTCATATGTGTCCCAGTAGCAGTTTCATGATCCAAACTAATATTACCAAGAGTGTCTAATACAAGTTTTGTAGTCTTGATATCTCCAGTATGATTCTGCTTACGCTTATCTATTGCATAAGTAGAAGCACTTGCTCCCCCATTCAGCCATGTGTGGTTGATTGTAAGAGCTATAGGTTCTTCCACCCTATTAGGATAATCTTTTACCTCTTTTTGATTGTATTTATTAGATACTCTCTGAAATCGTTTTCGAGGATTTAAAGTAGTACTAGCTCCAAGCTTAATAAAAGTACCAGAGGGGTGTGAGAATTCCACAGTACCATCTTTAAGTATCTGATGCCATACATCTGACTCATGATGAAACAGACTTCTACCAAACTCAAAAGCCTCTTTACCACATATATTATCACAAGGATCATGGAAACTACCTAGCCAGTAATACATGTCACCAAAGTCACCTAGTCGTATTACTATACCAGTCTCACCAACATCAGGCAGATTTCCGCTCCTACCGTACAATGGATTAGCCCGATCATGTAGAACATGAACTTTGATCTTACCCATTGACTCACGAATAAAGACCACATCTATGCAGTCTTCATCTGGATACTCATCATTACTTATAACTCTGGCAATAAAAGCTGATATCATTGTTGTGATAACCCCTTCAAATAGCCGTCCTTAACAGGAGCAGGTAGTTCTTCTAGTCTTTTTTGAATATCAACAGTACGAGCAAAGGCTAGTCTACTAGCTAAAGTAGTCTCAAGATTGTCTCTGTCAGCATCAAACATACCTCTTGTAAGAGTATACGTTGTAGTACTCATTCCTTGTGTGTTTATAACGTCTGTTATCCTGTTTATGTAGTATGTTTGGTCTTTTCTACCAGTAACTTCATGTGGAAGTAAATACAACTCACCTAGACCAGTTGATATTTCCAGCGGAACCACTAGAGTAGCTTGTTTATATAAATCCATACATGCATTATAACTTGCATTTCTAAGGTTCAGTTGTATTACATTGAGTAAGGTTTCATCTTTCTCTATTATCGATCCTGTAGTAAGACCAGATCTACAACGAGAGTACGATGTGAGGAGGCTTAAAGCGTTATACCCTATCCTAGTGTAGCCAAGTACATCTACAATAGTGGGTAAATTCCAATTCCACCATCTTGTAGGATCAACTTCCATGTCCAATGTAAAAATAGTCTTTAATAAAAAAGCACTTTTACACGTTCTAAAAGCTATGGGATTGTATTTAAGCACGTTTGTCTTCAGTGAATCCCACCTGGAGCTATCAAAAGATACACCTCCACCTGGAAGACTTACAAAATCTATATCTTTCAACCCAGCATTACTGGTTGTAAATACAGGAAACGGATTCTCTCTTGATACCAGTGTAAGATAGAAATTCTTGCTTGCTGGTCCTGGTAGTGGCACCATTGGGCCTACAGCATCACCTGACATACCAGCCATTTGATTCTCATCTATTATATCCAAGTACATCTCATGCAGCCAGCCTGTCTCTCCTTGTATCTCTGCAAGTTTAGCTAAAGCAGACCAGAAATCATACATCATAGCATCTGTAATATAAGAATGTGCCATTGTGTAAGTGAAAGGTAATATGTCCGAACAGGTATCAAAGATGTAATGCAGATAATTTCCTATAGGAGAACCCAGTAAAGTAATTGGTTTTAGCAGCTCATATAGACCATTGTTCACGATCTTACCCATAGACAGGGAAGGTTTATCCTCCAGAGGAGCAAGGCTTTTCCAGATGCGAGTCTTAACCCCTAAACTTGAAGCCATTGGATCAGACATATTATCGAAAGCGAGTAGTGGATTAATCAAGAAAGGAAAAGCGTGACACGATAAGGTGACACTACCCTCTCCCTTCGCAGCATCCCAAGTTTCATCTTCATTTATTTCCATAACGAACCCGAAGAACTTGGTTCTTTCGACCACCTCACTCCTGTCACCTTGACGTACCGTGATAACTACCACGTCCATTAGTTGTATTAAATTAGCCCAGGTGTTCCCATTAGAATCTCTTTGAGGTTTAAGCACCAAGGAAGCTGTGAAGTTAGGGGTATTTATAGCTCTGTCTATCTTTACGGAAACAAAGGCAGAGGAGGGATTAAGTGCTCCGAATTCAAACCAATCATGAGCACTGTATGGACTATTACCGTTCAGTCTAAATATATCGACCATTACACCTAGTTGCATTAGCGTTTCCCGTTGGAGTTAGGCAGAGGGACAAGGTGATGCTCAAACGTTTCTTTTAGTTTGTCTCTACCTTGCTGATTGACAGTAAAACCAGGAATACCGACATGCAAAGTGCTAATGTTGACTCCAGAGTTACCGCTGTGATTAGCATTTTGCTGCTGTTTAGCAGACTCTTCAGAAAGTCTTACTGTATTGGACTTCTCTTTCTCAATCTGCTTCTCTGTTTTTACTATCTCTTTATTGTATATTTTCTCTACTTTCTCCTGTGACTTTCTATCTACAGGAGGTGCTGAGTGCGAAGACTGTAACTGAGGCACAACAAGCTTCTCTGTTAGTTTCTCTCTGTAGACCTCTTTCTTTGCATCTTTCAGTAAGGGAAACTCTTGAGTCTTCTTATCATTTGACTTCATATTAACAGAAGAGACAGGAGTATGCGTACTCATCATGTCATAAGTGGATGTGTGTTTTTTTACAGCTTTGTTAGTCTGCTCCTCTGTCTTAGTGTTATGCTTAAAGTGTTTTTTATTATACTCATAAGCAACTTCTTGTTCTTTTTTAGTACCGTGAGTTGACATGCCACGATTCGCTGTATTAGCTTCATTAATTTCTTGTTCTCTGCGAAGCTCCTCCTCATAGTATCCCATGATTTTAGGAACGTATTCTTGAGTCTCTTTCGGACCTTTATGACCCTTGGCTACTTTAGCTTCATGCCCCCAATTATAAGCTCTTAATACTTTTTCAGGATCACCGTCAAATTTTTTCCAAAGGTATGCAAGGTGTTTCACTCCACCTTTAATATTTTGCGCCGGATCATTTACATCTTTGACCCCCAGCCCTTTGGCAGTCTCAGGCATGAGTTGCATAAGCCCACCAGCGCCAACTTTAGACTTGGCATCAGTCTTGAACTGACTCTCTTGTCTAATAACAGCATTAATAAAAGCCTTGGGTATTTCAGGATGTGCAGCCTGAGCCTCTGCTACGTGCGGTTGTACAGCCTCCCAGCCTTTCTGCATCCACTTACTCATTGTGTTCCAGGCACCACTAGCTTTAGGAGCAACGTACTCGTAAGCTTTCTTTGTCTCAGGATATGTTTCCTTGACAGCCTCTTTAGTAGCAGTAGCTCCATGTTTAAGTATGTCTTTGAAAAACTCTAACGGAGGTTTGTTAGCAGAAGTTTCAAGCTTATTCATGGCTCTACCAACAGGAGTAGCCTCAGTATAAGGTTTCTCATTTGGATTAGCATTTTCTTTAGCAGAGTTACCAAAGAGTTTGTTAAGTGCATTCAGTTCAAAGTTTAGCTTTCCGATTTGCATATCAATGGTTTTGTCTAATGCAACTAATGCTCCGGTAAGCTCAACTTGATCCTTGAGGAATTTAGCTTTCTCCGACTTTTCAGCCTGTACATTGTGAGCTACGCCTTTATCAGCTGGCATTTTCTCTTGCTCACCCATAACAGCAGCTAGAGCGTCTTTATCGAATTTACCTTGCTTGACACCCATAACAAAGTCAGCCCATTGCATCTGCTCTTTGTCGTTAAGCTCTCCACCTTTGAGCATCATCCCAAGCATGCCCTCGTTGCCCTCAAAATCTTTTATTAGCTTACTCATTGCTGGCAAAGACTGATCGCTGGTAAGTAGAGCTTGACGTTGCATCTGCATTCTTTGTGCAGGAGTCATGCCTTGATAGGTTTCCCTTGCTTTATCCATGTCACCACCATGAGTTTCAGCAAGGTTTTTAATAGCTGCTTCTTCCATATCAGGAAGCATTCCCATCATCTGCATCGACGCATAACGCTGTATGGGCATGTCGCCTAACATACCTTTTGTATTAGATAACATCTCAGCAGCACGATCACCTACAACACCGCGCATACCGGACTTCTCGAAAGCTCTTAATTCAGCCACCATATTCTTTCCGGTGTCTTTGTAAATAGCTCCAAGATCTTTATTACCAAACTGTATTACTTTCTGTAACTGACTGAGCCTTTCCGATCTATCAAAACCCAGCTTTGTTCCAGATACCATAGCATTCGTAAGCACAGCCAGAGAGTTCTCAGTACCAGCCCCTGTATGTGTTATCATGCCACCTTCTTTGGCTACTGACAGAGTTTTTGCTGTCTCATCGAAGGTCATACCCTGCTTACGAGAGTACTCAGCAAGCATAGGGAGATATTTATCTCTATTAGCTCCTTCCAGATACATAGACCCTGTAGATTGAGCTAATGCCGGATACATCTGCTCCATCATTTCTTTGTCAGAGTAGATGCCTTTTTTACCTGGAGTTGTCTTTGTAGTCCAATCAGACAAGTCTTGTCCCAATCGATAACGATAAGACATTTCTTGTGACTGTTCCACATAAGATCGGGCAGGAGTTGCTTTATCGAAAGCCCAATTCAGAGTCTTGTGCATACCAAACGCAGCAGCTCCTATTGCGGCTATAGCGGCTCCTACGGGATGCTTAGATGCAAGACCTTTAATAGAACCGGATAAGCCTGCACCAGCAGCTCCTTCAACTACTCCAGGCAAGCCTCCTCTGGCAAAGTCTTTGTAGCGTTCTAATAGAAAGCTATCCTGTTTCTTAGGCTCAAGTGGATTGTGAGGTTGCGGTCTAAGCGGATTCGGAGGAGCTGGTACAGGCGGCATGTTGATTCTACTACTGCCTGATTTAGAAGCAGACTCTAGGCGTTTCTGAGCGTCTATTACAGAATTTATATCATTCCTTGCTTTTGCGGCTTCTGCATAGTCTCGTTGCCGAAGTTGCAGTCTTTTTTCTAATAGCTGTATCTCTTTCTGTAAGGAAATGTTTGTACCAGTGGAGGCTTTAGCAGACTCAGAATAGGCATCCTTCAGATGACCTTTGATAGCATCGATCTGAAGGGTGATATCCTTCATCAAATTCTGTTGAGTACTCAGTAAAGAGTTCCAATCCTCTACATCTTTTGGGATTTCTTTATGAGCCTGAGCAATCTGTTCAATGTACCTTCTTATATTATTGACAGCAGTTTCAGACGCATCATTTGATTTGAATTTGAAAACCAGATTGTTCCGACTTTCCATCTTATGGTTCCCCTAAAGCTGCTCTCTCTTTAGCTTCGTAATCTTCATCTATAAAAGATTCAGATTCGTCTACTACTCCTTTGCTAGCCATGTCATTTTTTATGATCCATAACATTTGTACTGAGGTTAAGTTAAGTATTTCCTCAGAGAACGGGCTTATCTTCAGTATGTCAGACACTCTCCCCTGAAGTTTCGCCTGGGTCAGTTGTAGGGTTTGTGGTATCAGTGTCATCAGGTTGTGCTCCGTCTCCATTCTCAACCCGAAGATACCCCCGGTGAATTTCATATATCACTTCAGACGGCATCTTATCTATCAAATCTTTTGTTATGTTTTTTGCCAATACTCTAAGCGTAGCGATCCCTTCAACCAGAAAAGAAGTATAGTTATCCAGACTTTCAGCAGGTATTGCTAGAAGAACTGGTTTATTGTTGAAGTCTACAATTGTTCCACGTAGTTTTGCTTCTTCTAGGCCAATTAATACCTGATCCCTGACACTTGGAAAACGCATTATAATAGAACCTTTGTATTCTTTGTTTTTAATAGTGAGGTCAAACGGTACTTCAAAGGTAAGTTCGTTTCCAGCGTTGATTTCATTCAGTGCTTTTTTTGCTTCATCCATTGTGTTGCTCCTTTTTGTAATAGATAAAGAGGAGGAGCCTGTTTATGACTCCTCCTCAAAGTGATACTAACTATGCGGTTTTACGGGTTAAACACCCGGAGGAAGAATCGATTTTCCGATAACATTCCTGACAATCCTGAGAGGTACGAATGTTGCTCTCTCACCAACAAAAGCGTTGGCTGTGATCGTTACAGTCGTGGAATGCAGTGTACATCCCTGCATAATCATTACTGTGCTTCCCGAATCCTTTTCGATGATTTCGATATCGACAGGACTGATGTTGAGAACACCTTCAGAACTTGTGTCAACGTTAGCCAGAAGCTGAATGTCCCTTTTAATAAAGAACTTATCCAGTTCAAGGTTTCCTGTCCACTTCTGAGGAGTGTTCTCTACCGGAAGAATAGAGCCGATGACATAAGCACCCTCAACACCGAAGTCTTGATTGGCTACTATGCTTCTCGCAGCTCCTACTTCCTCCCCACTCACTTTGAGCAGGATATTATGACCTGTGGTAATAAATCCCTGTGGCACTGTGAAACACCTCCTTTAGTCTGTGTCTGTTATGTTAAACTGTCATTTTCGCTGGTTCAAGAGTACAAAGGATTGTGATGTATGCAATCTCACCAACAGGGTGTGCTCTGAAGGATACATTCACATGGTCATAACCATCCCATTCGACCAGAAGACTGTCCCAAGCCGGAAGTACAGTTCTCTCATCGTAATCCCATACCTGAGTCAACACACCATTAGGATTCTGTGGTGTGCGTGTCAGGAGGTCAAGTTTTGCCGAAATTGCGTTTTTGATAGACAGCATGGCAAACATATCACCAACTCTGCCAATAAACGGTTTCGCAGTGTTACGAACTTCCTGACGTAGATAGTCATGGATACCCATTCCAGACCATTTGCGATAAATCACATTGGCATCTTTCTGCCAAGTTGTGATGGACTGTACGATCTGATAGATACCATCTTCCTTCACAAAGCGAATAGGAGCTACACCCTGTTGCAGAAGCTGTTCAACTTCAGAGTCTTTCAGGTATTTCTCCATCCCATGAGCTTTAACAGTTTTGAACGTGAGAGGAGTTTCAGGAGTACTACCAGCAGCCATACCAGCAACAGCAGCAGCTGTAAGGTACGGAGGAATCGTATCCAATAGACCAGTCAGAGCATTGACCCTTTTGATACCAGGATAAACAAGCATAGCTCTCGGAGAACCCTGATTGATAGCTCTTGTGGTTGCCTGATCGACTGTCTCAGCAGCAGCACCACCAAAGACAAGTCTGCGCTCTCTACCAGTTTTCGGATCGGACTGAGTAGTACAATGAGCAATAGCAGCAGTATGAATAGCCTCACTGTCAGTAGCGCAGTAAACTATTTTAACATCTGTTTCAGCTTCCAAGAGAGCCAGAGCAGCAGTCCAGGCTGCTACATCAGGAGCAGAACCTTCAGAACCACCAGTAAAGTTTGCCCAGTTACTATTTGTAAAGTTTCCAGTAGGAGAAATACCGGCAGCAGCAGTACACAAAGAAGACCGAAGGTTTACCCAAGTGATAAGAGAACCAACTTCAGACGATGCTGTATACTGAGCTGTTTTAATATCAACTTCAGTCATTGTGTCAAGCAGGATAGATGCCATGCTACCAGACCCGTACTTGTGTATATTGCATACAAGGTCTTGATGCGAGTCGAGAATCGTAACCAGCTTAGCAATAGTATCTACTGAAGTATTGGTTACAGTATAGGTTACAAGAGGAACCCACGAACCTGTGTTAACTTCAATAAGCAATACTTTTGTACCAGTGTTAAAGCTCATTCTGGCAGCAGAAGCAGACCCTACATACTGAATCTGAAACACAGGACCGATATTGTCGTATACTTCAGAGATATCATCGGCCTGATGGTTGATAGTGACCTTTCGGCCTACTACAGAACCAGATTCAATTTTCCGACGAAGGAAGTTAGTATGCTCACCATAGTCTTTGCCAGTAAGAGTTACCAGACTTGTCATGTCAGAAGCTGCTCTAGCACAACCAGCGCCAGCAATACGAATAAAAGCTACTGTTCCAGCACCAGCCACGTCCGAACTCGGATCATACGCAAGCTCAGCAGCAGTTTTCAGATCGCCCCCACGAAGCAAGTTTACTGCATCCCGAAGGTTTACGACTCTTGTTACTACGTTTGGTGTCCCACCTTTGGCTTGACCAAGCATAGCCAGCACGTTAGCGGGAGATAGCCGGTTAGGTACCATGCTTGTCGCATCAACATCAGCATACGCACCAGGAATGATAATTCCCCGACCTCTGAAGTACACTCCTTTGTACACACTCATAGTTTTACTTTACCTCCCTCTTCCCAAATTTCTGTAGTTCGTTTTTCCATTCAGCTTCTGTTAGCCGTTTTCGACTATATTCATGTTTCATAGCCATTCCAATTAGATATTCAGAGTCTTTCAATATCGATACAAAATCAGACAGAGACATTCTTATAACTTCATCTCTTTGTATGCTCTGTGTTACTTCCACAGTCTTAACTTCTACCTCTTCCAATTTGACTTCCTCTTTCTTTTTTTCCATCATTGTTTAGCTCCTTTATTTTTAGCTATTATATAAACTTAAATCGATGTTATTGATGTTTATCTCTTTTATCAAATGATCCTTACTTACTATCATAGTATCTATAACAGTAAAAGTAACGACAAATGTTCTATAAAAGAACTCCTGTGGATATAATCGAGAGATAAGATCAAGCTCTTGCACGTTACAGTGTAAATCACTCATACCATACTGTTTAAAAGCTTCTTCATTCTGCTGGAGCAAATATCTGCATATACCAGCCAATGTATCACTGACAGTAGCGTTATCTGAAGCTGATACTATCCTACAGGTTTTATTATACAGCTTAGCCTCAAGTGTGCCTATTAAATCAGGTGCAATTTCATATCGCTCAGCCCAACCTATTGTTTCTTCATCAAAACGTTCGTCTCCAGGTGCCACGTAGACAGAAGGAGATTGTACTGTTTCTACTGGGTATCCAGCTTTCACTTTAACAGGTTGTTTACTGTAGTATTCTATTAGTTGAGTTACATCTGAAGGCTTATACACATCTACCGGATAAATTTCAGGTATCAGTAGAGCTGCATCAGTATGTACTGTTACCAGTGTTTGCTGCAAAAAAGCTTGTACCAGCTTATTTACTAATATAATACCCATTATCCTTTACTCCATTCTATCTTAGCTTTTTCCCAAAAGTTATAAGGCAGTAAGCCGGGGTGAATCCAGCTCCCTGGTTTTGATTTAGAGCTTACAGTTCTTATGACTACAGTTTGCTGTGCTTCTCTAATAGGAACATTCAGATATCTGTTACCTGTTTTCGATACTTTTGCTTTAGGGCTTGCAAGCATTCCTGGTTTCATGTCAAATGGATCAACGCCTGACTCTATAGCTGTAGCTAGCCAACCTTCAAGCCGAAAAGAAGCTTCCGTACCATGTATTACAACTGAGGTTAGAGCTGAGGTATAGATAGCTGCTGTTTCAGGAGATAGAGCCATATAAGCTAGTCTCATCATCTTTTTACGGATATCTTGAGCTGCTTGCTCCATCTGTCGAACACTAAGGCTGCCAGCATTACCAAACTCTAATGTTAGTTCCATTACACCATCTCGGAGTTCTTGACCTTAAATTCAAGTTTAGCTAAAGCTTTTACAGGTAATTCAACATGTTTGATAGTGGTTTGCTTTACTTTTGCCTGTGTTCCGCGTATGACGTTTGGAAAGTTGAGTATGATAAATACAGGATACGTAATATAACGTATGCTAAAAGGCTCACGAACAGGCTTAAGCCAAGTAAATACACCATCAATAAAGCTGTAATCAGTATCCTCCACATAAACTTTATTAAAACTCACAACCGATTCAACGTCAAGTAGTGGGTACCTGAACTTAGGTATAGTATGAAGGTCCAGTATTATTTCACTGTACACTATCTTACCATCTAATAGAGTAATCTTATCAGCAAAACCAAGCCTGTGCTTAGCGTTTGTAGTAATATACACTAAGCCAGTTGCTGTAACACCTTCCAGATCGAATAAGTAATCCTTACTCATTCCTGTCATGATAGCTTTGATTCTTGCTGGCTCTCCTATGTAATATCTACCTGTGTTTCCGCAATGTGGACACATAAGTTGAGTCTCTCCAAGCTCATTCGCACAAGGACAAATTTGTCCTTTATGGTGAAGCACAGAGTACCCTTTATCCTTTACCAGCTGTTCAAAGTCAACTACGTTAAAGTCAACTCTTTGGCTATCTTTGCCCATAAATCACCTTTATACGCACATAAACGGTATTGGTCGCCAGTATTTCTGTATTACAGGAAGCTCCTGCTCTATCTCTTTCAAATACATTCGTAGCCTAGCACTGTAACCGGCGTTCTCAGCACTGTTTGTGGTATTAATAGATTGACTCAAACCATCAACACCGATGCTTTTACTGGCTATGGCAACACCGCCAACCAAGTCACCAAGAATATTCAAAGGCATAAATGCTGCTTTTTTGCATATCAAAGCTCTCAGGTTGTAAGGTATTTCACCTTTAGCAAAGCCAGTTGTATAGCTCAATCGCCAGAAACCAGGAATGTTCTGAGCTTGACCATTTAGTATTGGAAGAATGCCGCCAGTGGAAGGAATCAGGAAGCTTGCAAAAGAGCTACCTCCAGGAACAAGATTGATTATTCCAGCTCTCTCTTTGAGTCTTACCCAATCCAGAGGAAATGTTATGTCATTACCATAATAACTACCTTTAATAGCAGTCACTTCACGCACAGGAAAACGTTTGGTTCTCAGATATATCCATTGCATATATTCATTTCGGATAAAATCAGCCATCTCGTTGGTTACTGTACGAGGTCTAATATCAATCCCTATTACCTGTTCCAACCAATCAAAGCCAGCTTTAATCCCTTCCCAGTAGACTCCTTCCGGTAAAGGATTTCCATTATCTTCGGTAAGGTCAAGACCGTATAGATAATTTTCTCTCAGGTACTGTGGAGTAATTTCTGTATCCAGACCAGAGGATATTATAGGAATACGGTTCCCTTCAATTCCATTACGCGAATTATAGTAAGAGTAACTGTAAAATGTACTAGGGGTATGGGTAATGTCCTCATCTATGTATGTTGTTATGTTTCTTGTAACCATTATATCAATAGTATCAAGTAGAGCATGCTGAGTGTAGTCAGCAGTTGTTCCAAAGTATATATTAAACTGATCGAACAAAGTTAAGGTTACTGGAGCATCTTCCTCGCAAACATACTTTAGAGCAGGAACAACTTTAATCTGTTTGCTGTTAGTAACAGCATCTACCTCTAACATCAAAGCAGTAGGACTATTAATAGTTCCTACGACAATTTTTGATCCTATGTTCAATCCTTCTGTAGAATTAAGATATAATATATCCGTGTTAGCTGCTACAGTTTTTGTGACCAAGAACTTAGCATAAGGTACAGTATCAAATGCTGCCATTTGAACTAAATTCATGATTTTACCCCTTTATACCTTGTGGTTTAAGCTCTAGTTGCTCTTGAATAATCTCATCTTTGTATATTAGAGTTGCGCTTGCTACCTCAACTACTAAAATATAAGTTCCTATAGCTACATCTTCTGTAGCTGTTGGTGGAATTCTAAGCTCAAACTTTGTATTGTCTACTGACTTAGACATGTCTCCACTGGCTACTGTATTGTCTACAGTATGAATACCCAAGACTTTAACTATAGCCCACTTACCAGCCCAATCTCCTTCAAAACTAGGAACTTGTGGGGATGTAATATCCATCCCGAAGCTACACCCTTGCTTCATTCTTATCATAGTATGTCCACCTCAAATGTAGTTTCTATTATCCTGTACTGAAAAGTATAAGGTACAACATAATCGAATGTCCTTAATACAGGATCAGGAAAGAACTCAGTTATTCTATCTACCAGACGAAAATTTATTTCCGTAGGAGTATTTATAAACTCGCCACCCGCACCACTTACCTGATATAACCAATCTGGATATATACTCATCTCTTGCTCTTTGTATTTAATATGTTGGCTACTATCTTTAGTATAAGATGATTCACAATCTGGCTCAATTTATCTACTTGTTTAACCTTTCCCTGCTCATCTTCTCCGTATAATTTATAGTCAAAGGAGTCTACAGTATTATCACTACTATAGACTCTTCTATTATCTTTGAGTACCTTGACTCGCATATTATGGTTCACTTCCTATCCTGGTCAATTTATCAGCGGATATATCGAACAACCACAATGGAGTAATGCCATCGTCTTCATAAATTATAACAGACCTACCATCTCCTGAAACTACAGCTTTGTTTGTCTGCATCTTTCTACCTTTTGTAGCCTCAGTAAAGGCATTAGAAGCATTCAGAGAAGCTGAATTAGAGTATGTTACGGCATTACGAAGAAGTTGATCCTGTTCAGCAGAAAGCCCTGAGCCTGTAGAGGTAGTTACTATAGTCGAAGAAGCAGATTGTACTATTAGAACTTGTACTCCATCAGAGTAAGCTATAGTATCTCCATCCACTCCACCTACTAAGTTTCCTCCATAAATCCTAACAGTATATCCACCTTGAGCTGCGTCTGGAAACTTCAGCTGCCAACCCAACAAATTAAGAGTCATTCCAACAGCTATTCCACTTCCCAGGCTTTCTTTACCAGAAGCAGTGGCTATTGGCGGGTACAGGATACCTGCTTCAGAAGCTTCAATACTTCTAATGTCGTTTAGCAAAGCTTGAACATCTACATCCACGGTATCTTGAGGAACATAGATGAACTTCTGTGCAAAATCATAAGCAAAAGCCATCTTAAAGCCTCTATATTATTGAACAATAGTGTCAGTAGTTCTAATAGCAGCCACAGTCAAACCTGCACTAGTTACTGTTCCAGTGTTCTCAAATGGGAGAATTGATTTTTTTCTTACTCTTGCTATCACATCAAAGTTAGAGACATAAGTAATAGCTGGACTTGAAATAGATGTGCTAGATGCTACATCGTCTATTATAGGTACATAACAAGCAGTACCTCCAGCATATTCAGATACAGCAGTCATACCTGAAAAAGTTTTTGTACCTCTATTCAAGCCAGTGTAAGTATAGCGGTCATCCCCTACTCGTAGTATTCCTGTAGTCGAAATATCAGCACCAACTACCTCGTTAACAGTTACAGTTGTCGCAGTTCTCGAAGCGACTGTAAACTGAGATTTATTTATAGTTCCGGCAGAAGAACGAGCTACAAGCACTCTATCTCCTGATTGTACAGCTGACACTGTTACTGTCATCTGCACCGGAGGAGTTTTTGTAGTATTTGTTGCATCTATAAGAACTCTATTGTTTGGATCGCTAACATTGGTCAGGTATATCCCTCTAGCTCCAAAGAACTTTCCGCCTGCAAATGTGCCAAAAGGAGACGCTTTAACTTCGGCATACGAAGCATTGGCTGATAGATAAAAACGACCTTCAGTAGTTGTTCCGGTACCAACAGCACTTGTATTTTCTCTTCTTGTAATATACTTCAAATAAGTATACACATCAGCACAAGTATTACCGTTGCCATCTACAGTCACATCATAATCTTCATTTGTGCCATCACCATCCACATCAGCAGAAGCCACTCCAAAAGCTACAGTTACTCCTATTACAGACGCTCCTCCGCCATCCTCATTTGTATCCGGTGAAGTGGCTATAGGTACAGGGTTACGGCCACCTGTGGTAGGAGCTTGCAGCTTGAAATGATCGTATAAATCGGCATTGCCTACTGCGTTGTTTCGTACAAAAGCAGTAAGATACCTTGTGTCTATATCGGCTCCAGTAGCCCTCACTTTTATCAACTGATCGATATAGACTGTAGTATACCCAGGAGCTGATGCTACAAGAGAACCATTCTGATACCAATAAACAACTGCATCTGCTTCAATAGTACCCAAAGTGTAAAAGTTAGCCCAAAGATCATCAGTTTCATTTACTTTAATAGAACCTTGATACAAGTAACCAAGGTCAGTATCGGCATTAAATGTCCATCCATTGATAAGCTCGTACTCAGTAGGAGTGTTTGCTTTTATAGGTACGGTGTCATCCATTTGACCAGCATCATCAAATAAGTCCATAAGCCAGGAGTACAGAGCATTTACAGTGTAGCGTATGGTGCCAGTAGAATGACTGATCTTTTTAGTGGTGTAGTTTAAAGAGAAATCGTCAGAGATAGCCATGTTTCACTCCTTTAAGACGGAATTGGGTCTTGTACTTGTGAAATATATACATAAGCACCATCAGTTGTGAGGTTGCTATTTACCTCAAACGGAAGATACCTTGTTGATCCTGGTGAGTTATTTCTTACTCTTACTGTTATTATCATACTCTCAGTAACTAGAAATCCAGAAAGAATTTGTGGGTTAGCTGAGGATACACCTGTAGCTAGTACATTAGATGGATTTGCTGCTTCAGCTATCCAGTACCTTGAACCAATTACTATATTAGCAAGAGTAATTGATACTCTTGTACCTGTTGAATCTATTATCTTACCGGAAAACGATCCTCCGTTACTCAAAGTAATAGTATTGGTAAGAGCAGATAGTATTTTTCCTTCCCCTGTTACAGCTGCACTATCTATTACAATGGAGTAGGTAGACGTATATGTTATACCATCAATGGTACTAAAGAACTGGTCATAACTAAAGTTTTGTAACCAATTATATTGGCAGTAGTCATATAAGTCATAAATTGTATGAGCAGTTGAGACAGTAATAGTCTGTGTAATGTGATTTATGCTTATGCCTGCGTAAGCAGCCACTGTAGCTTCTACAGTTTCTGTAATATATGGATTTGTGGGTAAGTCAGTAATATCCATGAAGTATTCAAGACTTGTTTCATACAAGTCTTTTTGAATAGTGAAAGCTCTTTTACCGTATTTACCGTTACGTAGTACAAAATTTGACCATATAATATCAGCATCCGTTCCGGTAGCATCAGTTTTTTGCATTAAACGTACCAGTAATTCTTTATAATTTTGAGTAGGTGAGATGAAATGTTCTAACTTCTGACTATCCGTAGTTGCTGAAGCACTGTCAGCAGCTACTGTTGTTCCATCATATGTTAGCTCCAAAGTTGGAAGCGTATGAACATTAGCGTAATATACGATACTTTGAATTTGAGTATCTATCGATAAATAAAATGAGTTTCCAACTACACTTCCTGTATTGATACGAAAATTTGTATCGTGTGTTTGTGTACTCTGCGTCGAGGTAGCTTTCAGTTTGTTAGGAGTTGTTTTGGTTGAAATATACTCTCCACGCGGAGTATACGTTCGGTAATCAGTTGTATCATTGTTATAATGCTTCACTTTCAGTATAAAATCAGGGTCAGTATTGGGTATTGTGTAAAAGTCTGTTGTTGGGGTAAAAAGACCAGTAGGTGAATCTAATAGAATATCTCCAGTGGCATCAGGGAAAAATACAAAGTCTCTAGCATTGGCAACTTCATCTCCGAAAATGTTATCTTGTGCAATAACCTTGAAAGCTGAACCTTGTACTCCAAGAGCGGCTCCGCATTTATTGAATCTGTTACCACTAAATTCTTTCAACTTGGAGGTATAAATGTTGATTGCGTAACTGTAACTGGTTGATGTTAAAGAAGACGAACCCCAAAAATCATTGTCTTTGATTGTTGCATTGGTTCCTGATGCTTGTAAGATATAAAATCCATTTTGAAAGACGTTATTTCTAATAATAGCATTGTTACAAGTTGCCATCAAACTGTAGGACATATTTATGCCAACGCAATTTTGAACAATGAGTTGTCCACTAACACCAGCAGTATATGCTGGAATACCAGCATAGGGGGCAAGAAAGCAAGAATACACATATTCAATCAGGAACCCATTGAAAGATATGTTTGGATTACCAAGAGCCTGACTTGAACCAGCAGATGAATACACGGAATTGTGTCCAAAATAATATTGCGAAACACCGTCAGTAGACACTGCTCCTCCACCGTTTCCGAATGAAAAAAATGTTTCGTCTATAAGACAACCTTTTATTTTTAAATTCGTCTGCCCTCTAAAGTAAAGTCCTGGCCTGTTTGTAGTATTACCTTCTATGGTCATTCCGTACTTGTATCTGACAACATAAGCTCCAGCCATACGCTTAGCAGTTGCAAGGTTTGGCGTGACTTGAATTGTTGATTTTTCCCCATCCCATGAAACGGCACTGACCGTATGCTTAGTATTTACGCCTGGACCAAAAGTATCCTGTTTGCCAATTGTTAAAATATCTCCTACTTCCACTGGCAAAGTTCCAGCAGTAACGTCTGTATCGCTGTAAATAGTATTAGCTCCGACTGCTGCATCTGCATTGATGGTAAAGGTTTCGACTGTTGGAATTTCTCCGTAAGCGAAAATTGACATACCAGCACCACCAGCATATGCCGAAGTTCCGTTATAGATACCGCTCAATGTTCCGACTGTTCTATTAGGAAAGCTGAGTTTACATTTTTGAGCATAAGGAATTGGAGTCGCTTCTGTGCCATACCTAATTCCGCTGTGGAATCCTAATTGTAAAACACCATCGACAGCCAATGTGTAAGAAGTTAAAGGAGTTAAACAGATAAGATTTTCATTGAGAGACGATGTGGTGATTTGTGCAGCAGATTTACAGATAATTAAGGCGTTTGCTTGAGCGGCATCTCCTGTACCAAGGACTCCCTTTAATGTCATGTTCTGATCGATGGTTGTTTGAGCACACAAAACCAAAGCGTCATTATCAGCTGCGGTCTGTGCAATATCTGAAATTTCCACATAAAAAGCATCGGTGGAATTAGAAGTTCTTAGTTGATGATTTCCAGTCGTGCCACCAGTTTGGTACACGGCATATCTCCAAGTACTTGCAACAGCTGTGACCGTATAACCAGTCCAAGTAAAATACAGAAAAATTGTGCTTACATTGTTTGTAGCATTAGTAATTTCTGATGCTGTTTGCTCCTGCATTCCTCTAACCGACCACAGTGTATGTGTTCCAGATTGACTTCCAGTTGTGTTTATTGCTGTTCCTCCTGCGGTTGCAGAAAGCTGGAAAGTATTGGTTGATGAATTTACAACATAGTAAACTGTGTTTGCAGCAAGACCCCCAGGTAACGCTCCAGTTGTCGCAATAGAAACTGCTTGACCATCGGAATATCCGTGAGAATTATAAGTAACAACTCCAGGAGAAGCTATGGTAATTGTGCAAGTGCCTTTGATTTCCTGTAGCGAAACATTTAATGACCGATTTACAGTTCTTAAATTTGGACTAAGAGAAAGCACAACGCCCTGATTCTGCCTGCTTCCAGTAACGGGAGTAAACGGAATTACATGTGGAGAAGTACCAAGGCTTAAAACTGTCCCATGATTACAGCTCATATTATAAGCCTCAGCCTTCAAAAAACCATTTGTCGTTGATAGGCTGCAAGGTGCAATGTTTACAAGTACAGACATGTTATCTGTCCTTTATACTCTTCCATATAATCTTTCGACGTTATACTGATACTCAGCTGTTCTTGTTCTAAGCCTACCGTCATCGAAAGTATACGTGACAGTTAAAGCTTTAGGCTCCAACTCAAGACGATTGTTCCTGAGAGCATTAACGGAAGGAGCTATTTCTATGTTTACAATAGAAGAAAGAGGAGATATTTCTGTGTCTGCTTGTAAACGTACACCAGAGTTGATATCCGTAATACGGTAAGTGGCAGTAACCGGAGCTACTGCCACACCATTGTTATCAAGGAACTCAATCTCTACTGTACACCCTGAATCTTGAGGTACAGTCTGAGCCATTACGTTACCCTCGCTTCAACCAAATTGGTTCTTCGTGTTCTACCAGCTAGTTTACCAGCTTCTACCCTTGATCTATTCTTCTTCAGTGATCTGAGCCAGTAACCTATAGTGGCATATTTGATGTTTAACTTCGTACTTACTTCCTCTTGAGACAAGCCTGATTCATAAAGTCTGACTGCCTCTTTTACATCTTCTCTATCTGATAGAGATTTACATGCATTACCGGGGATCAAATTGGTTTTAACACTCGATTCCTTTTTCAATCTCTGTAACTCGCTCCTTACCCAAAGTCTTTTTTCTCTAATGTGAGGCATAACCTCCTGTCGAGGGTGGCCTATTGGAAATTGTAGGGCTATTTCTACTTGAGCTTTCTTTACTATTACAAAATCTTTGATAGTGTTCAAAAAATTCAGAGCTGTTTCAGAGTAAATAGCCCAAGTATAAGAAGCTTTGCCTGCTTTTTCATAATAATGCTTAGGGAAGATGATGTTACCACCAAATCTTTCCCTAAGCATCTCCAGAACAGGTAGAGTGTTTTGCGTGACGGTTACGGAGAGTACCATGTATTTGTTCTTCTCAGAGTGACTAACTCCTACATAACCTTCCCCATCAAAGAAACCCGCAAAATAAGCTATTAGAATATCTTTCATCTTCTATTATATCCTTTTTCAAAAAACTCAATTAAATCAATAACTTAGACCCCATTAAACTGGTGATTCACAAAAACCTTCAGAGTGTCAGTACTGGTCTTTGTAAAAGAAGCAGCAAACAGCCAGTGGCAGTGAGCCGCAGTAGGAGTTGTGATATTATCAACAACCGCACCCTCGTTAATACCAGCAGAGTTTGTTGATA